ATGTTGACGGAAAGTGAAACAGAACTGAGAAGAATCAGAATTGCGCTTGTGTTTATTGCTGTATTTTTATTTTTCGGAAGCTGCGGAAATCAAGAAACTGTGGTCGATACCGACCATAGTGATTATGAAATCCCGCAAACAAGCTCATTTCCGCTGGACCATAATCATTTTGGCGTTTACGAGGACGGAACGGTCAAAATATATAAGTATGATGAATCAAAGAACGAGGTAACACTTAAAAAAGAATGGCTATCCGATGAGCTTGAATAATTTTCACAAGCATTCGAATTTACAAAGCGGACCGATGCCGCTAAACTAAGTACTGACATAGATCATGCAGAGGGTGAGAATATGAAACACAAGGTTATTATCAATCATTGGGAAGAAACCTGTGAGGATGATTCCTGTTATGAATATGGCACAAGCATCATTGTAAACGGCAAAGAACTGATCAGAGAAGCATCCATTGCGAGCGCCCTGAAAGCAGTCTTAGAAGAAATCGGCGCTGACGCAGAAATTGAAGAAACCGTTGAAAGCGAATGTTGCGATTCTTACAAAAAATAAGAAAAAAAATCTAGACTACTAAGCAGTTTTTTTTCGTGTTATGATATACATCGGCTTAAAAATGACCCTTTCGAGTAGGACGAGAGACGATTCTCGTTCTGCTCTCTTTTTTGGGCGCATAAGGAGCCGGGCAAAGGTCTTGAATAGAGAAAATATGAACTTTTTATAAAAGTGAATCTATATATTGTGTTTTTCGGATGTGATAGTATACTATATATAGTGTTAGGAGATAAGAGATTCATAATTTGTAATAGGTCGTGATAAAGCATGGTTCAAATCATATTCGATTCGAAAACAGGGAATGTTCAGCGTTTTGTGAATAAGACAGGGTTTCAGCTGATACGTAAAGTGAATGAAGCTGACTATCTGGACACTCCGTTTGTTTTAGTAACCTACACGACAGACTTTGGACAAGTGCCGGCTTCGACACAGTCATTTCTCGAAAAAAATGCCCATCTCCTATTAGGAGTCGCAGCAAGCGGCAATAAAGTGTGGGGCGATAACTTTGCAAAAAGTGCCGACACCATTTCAAAACAATATCAGGTGCCGATTTTGCACAAATTTGAACTCAGCGGCACATCGAAAGACGTTGAATTGTTTACTCAGGAGGTAGAAAGAGTTGTCACAAAACCAAGTGCCAAAATGGATTCAGTTAAATAATGAAATCATGATCCAAAAGGACGGAAAATTTCAGTTCGATAAGGATAAAGAGGCTGTACATAGTTATTTTGTGGATTATATCAACCAAAATACAGTGTTCTTTCACGATTTAAAAGAGAAGCTAGATTATCTGGTTGAAAACCAATACTACGAAGAAGAGTTCCTAAGCCTCTATTCATTTGCAGATATTAAAGAAGTATTTAAGACAGCTTACGCGAAGAAGTTCCGTTTTCCTTCCTTCATGAGTGCGTTTAAATTTTATAATGACTATGCGTTGAAAACGAACGACAAGAAAAAAATCCTTGAACGCTATGAGGACAGAATATCAATCGTTGCGCTGTTCTTCGCCAACGGTGACACAGAAAAAGCGAAAGATTATGTGCGTTTAATGATTAACCAAGAATATCAGCCGAGCACACCGACATTTTTAAATGCCGGAAGAAAGCGCCGCGGAGAACTTGTGAGCTGCTTCCTATTAGAAGTCAATGACTCACTAAACGATATCTCGAGAGCGATTGACATTTCCATGCAGCTTTCTAAACTGGGCGGAGGCGTGTCTCTCAATCTGTCGAAGCTGCGTGCCAAAGGCGAAGCGATTAAAGATGTTGAGAACGCGACAAAAGGTGTTGTCGGCGTCATGAAGCTCCTCGATAACGCGTTCCGTTATGCAGATCAAATGGGACAAAGACAAGGATCTGGAGCTGCATACCTAAACATTTTCCACCGGGATATCAATGACTTCCTTGATACGAAAAAAATCTCGGCTGATGAAGATGTGCGTGTAAAAACACTCTCTATCGGCGTTGTCATCCCGGATAAGTTCGTTGAGCTTGCGAGAGAAGATAAAGCGGCCTATGTGTTCTATCCGCATACGATCTACAAAGAATACGGACAGCACATGGATGAAATGGACATGAATGAAATGTACGACAAGTTTGTCGACAATCCGCGTGTGAAAAAAGAAAAAATCAACGCGCGCAAATTGCTTGAAAAACTTGCGGTGCTGCGCTCAGAATCAGGCTACCCGTACATTATGTTCCAGGATAACGTCAACAAGGAGCACGCGTTGAACCACGTATCCAAGGTGAAGTTTTCCAACCTGTGTTCTGAAGTTCTTCAAGCGTCACAGGTTTCATCTTACACAGATTACGATGAAGAAGATGAAATCGGTTTGGATATTTCCTGCAACCTGGGATCGCTTAATATTTTAAATGTAATGGAACACAAATCAATTGAGCATACGGTGAAGCTAGCAACTGATTCTTTAACCCATGTGTCTGAAACGACAGACATCCGCAACGCGCCTGCTGTAAGACGCGCAAACAAAGCCATGAAATCAATCGGGCTCGGCGCCATGAACCTCCACGGCTATCTCGCTCAAAACGGCATTGCTTATGAAAGCCCTGAGGCCAGAGATTTTGCGAACACGTTCTTTATGATGGTCAATTTCTATTCCATCCAGCGTTCTGCGGAGCTTGCGAAAGAAAAAGGCGCAACGTTTGAGGAATATGAAGGTTCATCCTATGCAACGGGGGAATACTTCGACAAATATGTCTCAAACGATTTCTCACCGGCGCATGAAAAAATTGCAGCCCTGTTTGAAGGCATGCATATTCCGACAATTGAAGATTGGAAGCAGCTGAAAGCGTTCGTCGCTGAACATGGCATGTATCACAGCTACAGATTGTGCATAGCGCCGACCGGTTCAATTTCTTACGTGCAGTCAAGCACAGCGTCCGTGATGCCTATCATGGAACGGATAGAAGAAAGAACATACGGAAATTCGAAAACGTACTATCCAATGCCGGGCCTTGCATCAAACAACTGGTTCTTCTATAAAGAAGCGTATGACATGGACATGTTCAAAGTGGTGGATATGATTGCGACGATCCAGCAGCATATTGACCAGGGAATCAGCTTTACACTGTTCTTGAAAGATACGATGACAACCCGTGATCTAAACCGGATTGATCTGTATGCCCACCATAGAGGCATTAAAACCATTTACTATGCAAGAACGAAAGATACTGGGCAAGACAGCTGCCTTTCTTGTGTTGTTTGATTAAAGGAGAGTTTATAGTGACGAAAATTTATGACGCAGCAAACTGGTCAAAGCATGAAGATGATTTTACCCAAATGTTCTATAATCAAAATGTAAAGCAGTTCTGGCTTCCGGAAGAGATTGCTTTAAACGGCGATCTCCTCACTTGGAAGTACCTTGGGAAAAACGAACAAGATACTTATATGAAGGTGCTCGCCGGGCTTACTCTTCTTGATACCGAGCAGGGGAATACAGGAATGCCGATCGTGGCTGACCACGTAGAGGGCCATCAGCGCAAAGCGGTGCTGAACTTTATGGCCATGATGGAGAATGCGGTGCACGCAAAATCGTATTCCAATATTTTTATGACACTTGCGCCTACTGAAACCATCAACGAAGTGTTCGAATGGGTTAAACAAAATAAATTTTTGCAGAAAAAAGCTCAAATCATTGTCGGCCTTTATCAAAGCATTAAAAAAGATGATGAGATTTCATTATTCAAAGCCATGGTAGCGTCGGTTTATCTGGAAAGCTTTTTGTTCTACAGCGGGTTCTATTATCCGCTATACTTCTACGGACAAGGAAAACTGATGCAGAGCGGAGAAATCATCAACCTGATTCTGCGCGATGAAGCCATTCACGGCGTATACATCGGGCTCCTTGCACAAGAAATATACAATAAGCAGCCCGAAGAGAAAAAAGCGGAGCTGCGCGAGTTCTCAATTGAACTATTGGAACAGCTCTATGAAAATGAACTTGAATATACAGAGGATCTGTATGACCAAGTCGGGCTGTCACACGATGTGAAGAAGTTTATCCGCTATAACGCGAATAAAGCACTTATGAACCTCGGCTTTGATTCTTACTTTGAAGAAGAAGAAATTAATCCGATCGTCTTAAACGGATTAAACACAAAAACAAAATCACATGACTTCTTCTCGATGAAGGGGAATGGCTATAAGAAAGCTACGGTGGAGCCGATTAAAGACGACGACTTTTATTTTGATGAAAAAGAGCAGATATAATATCTGCTCTTTTCGGCTTGATGATGTGAACAGGAGGAAAACGAAAAATGGGAAAAATGGATGAAGTTATTTTAGTTGCTCCGCGGGGTGAAGTGTTTAAGAAAGAAAGCTTAACCTTCCAAGGCGTAAACAGTGAAGACGAACGTATCACTGAAATCATGGCGCAGATTGAGGCGCATTATCGTGAAATGAGAAGGGGAGATGCTGAAGAAGATCCGCTCTTCAAGCAGCCGATTCCTTACGTAGTCATTACACGCGAAGATGAAGTGTTTGTTTATGAACGGCTTGTAGGCGGAGGAGAGGCGCGTCTGCACAATAAACTTTCGCTTGGTTTTGGCGGCCATATGAATCACATTGAAGGGGCAGCATCATTTTCGGAAGTGTTAAAACTAAACACTGACCGCGAGCTGGATGAGGAACTTCAAATCAATGGAGAAGATAAACTGAAGATCGTCACACTCGGTTTAATCAATGATGACGAAAACAGTGTCGGTAAAGTGCATATCGGCATCCTTTCAGCGCTTCAATTGAAATCAGGAGCACATGTGGAAGTCAAAGAAAAGGAACAAATTGCAGGCAAGTGGATGAGCATTTCTGAGTTAAAACAAGAAAGTGTTTACAGCCGGCTGGAAACGTGGTCGCAGTTTGTCGTGGATATTTTAGAATAGAAAAACCCGGTTCCTCCATTAGAGAGAGGGACTGGGTTTTTTGCTTATTCTTGTACGATAAACGCATCGAAGCCGGCATTTTTTGCTTTAGTGACAAGAGCATCAGCGTTGTTTTGTGAAGAAAAAGCGCCAATTTGCACCTTGTATAGGCTGTCCTTTAAAAGCACGATCGCATTGAAACCTTTAGCCTTTGCGCTGGAAGCGAGCGAATCTGCATTTGCTTTTACTTTGAAGGCTCCGATTTGGACTTTGTATAAACTGTCGCTAGGCTTTTTTTTTAGATTAAAGGCTTGTGCCAACCCATTGGCATGTCCCCTTGCCAGGCTTTGAATAAAACTGGCTGTTTTTAATTTGTTGGCATCTGCCGCTGTGTCAATAAAACCGTTTTCTGTAAGCAATGCAGGCATGGCAGTCTCTCTTAACACAAGGAAATTTGCTGATTTTTTCCCTCTGTCGGCAAAGTCCGCCGCTTTCAAAACCTCTCCATGGATATGTGACTGGTAAGTTGTCGTCGGCGATCCGACTCCCGGATAAACATAGCTCTCAAAGCCAGTCCCGCCTCCGGCATTAATATGAATGGATAAAAAATAATCTGCGCCCCAGCTATTAGCCGCATCCGCCCGGTCATCTAAGCTGACAAATTGGTCGCTTGTCCTGCTCATTCGCAAAGAAACATTCTCATACTCGTTGGTTAAAATCGTGCGTAACGCTAAAGCGATTTGCAAAGTCAGCGCCTTTTCCTGCAAACCATTGCCTGTTGCACCAGGATCAGTTCCCCCGTGGCCCGGATCAATAAAAATTTTAACCATTCCCATCACCTCATTACAGCATATGAACAAAACCGATTGGTGCTTGTACTGATGTCTTTACCGAAAAAAATAAGAAAAGCGCCTCCTATTTCCCGGAAAATAAAAAAATATATGGTTTGTCCCCGCTCCCGTCATGAATACAATAAGAAATAAAGTATTTCTCGGGAAAGCGCAGGGTTCAACATCGTTCCCGAAAAGAACTGTTGTTTTGACAGGCGGATGTCAAAAACATGCCCCCTCATGATAGGCGCGTGTCACAAACGCTTCATTCATGAATAACATAAAGAGAAAACAGAGAGGTGAAAATGTTGGAGCGCGCTGTAACCTATAAAAATAACGGACAGATCAACATTATTCTAAACGGACAAAAGCAGGTGCTGACAAATGCTGAAGCAGAGGCGGAATATCAGACCGCTGTCCAAAAAAATGAAGCCAAGCACGGCATTCTGAAAGAAATAGAAAAAGAAATGAATACATTGGTCGGCATGGAGGAAATGAAACGGAATATCAAAGAAATTTACGCTTGGATCTTTGTGAACCAAAAACGGGCGGAACAAGGTTTAAAAGCGGGAAAACAAGCATTGCATATGATGTTTAAAGGCAATCCCGGCACAGGAAAAACAACTGTCGCCAGGCTTATCGGAAGACTTTTTTTTGAAATGAATGTTCTTTCGAAAGGTCACCTCATTGAGGCTGAACGAGCGGATCTTGTCGGGGAATACATCGGCCACACGGCACAAAAAACAAGAGATTTAATCAAAAAGTCACTGGGCGGAATTTTATTTATTGATGAAGCCTATTCTCTGGCAAGAGGCGGAGAAAAAGACTTTGGAAAAGAAGCAATAGACACGCTCGTAAAGAACAAGGTTTTAACTTTTATGTCACTTCTCAACTCGATATCCCTCAGCCTAAACGTCAGCATAAATACGTATGGCAGCAATATTTAGAGCGATTTAATGAGATCAAAAAAATGCACTTTGAAGAGCTTAAAACTGTAGGAGACATTTCTAAGGAACTAAATATTTCAGATTGGATTATTTTAGATTTATTTAAAGCTCAAAAAGTGGACAAGCTTTCATTTCAGGAGCTGTCTAAGCGCAGAAGAACGAAAGATTTTGATTTCCTTTATGATCTACATTTTAATAAAAAAATGAGTTTGAAGGAAATTAGTCGAGCATACGATTATTCTCCACCCTATATTCGTCAAGTTTTTAAGGACCAGGGAATTCAACACTTAGCCTCTAAAAATCAACATAAGAGGTGAGGAGTGTATAGTGTTGCTAGAACGGTATACATGTTGGCAAATATAACTCGTTTATAATGAAATCGTATTAATTCTAACCCTAACATCATTCTGACCTCGTCTTTTAATGACGGGGGATTTTTTTGTCCATTTTCTAAAGTACATACGCAACTATTTATAACTGAAGAAATTTCAACGAAAAGTGTCCATTCCCCGAAGTTTATACGCAGTTATTTATGAAGGCGGCGTGCCAATCGGAAAGTTTATACGCAGTTATTTATGAGGGAGGAAATTTGCGCGACATTTATTAGACGTGCATATTATCAGTTGTGAAAAGTTTTAATTTCGATGTCGCAAAAACACTGGTACCGAACCCGTTATATAAGTGTAGGTAGAAATTTCAGTGAATGGGTGTCCGTTTTGGAAAGTCTATACGCAACTTATAAAAACAAGAAGAATACTTCGCTGAATTGTGCGGTTAGCAAAAGTCACGGGTGTTATCTATTGAAGTTTATAAGAGAGGGGATGGATCATTGACTATAAAGAAACATTTGGATGAAACAGTGTTCTTTCAAAACTCCGTTAAAATATCGTAATTAACTATCTATAATGCTTGAGACAAAAATTACACCCTGTCAAACCTGCTATTATCCTTTAACAAAATCTAAAAAATTAATAGGGGGAAATAAAAATGGATCAAATTAAAAACGCAATTTCACTACTGACCTCTAACTATTTTGGAGCAATCGTACCGATACTAATTGCCATGTTCCCAAAATTATTCCCAGCAATCGGAACATTCTTGCTTAGCCTGAACATTTATGTATGGGTAATAATCCTTCTACTGCTCATTATTGCTGGGCAACAAATTTTTATTTTTGTGATTAGAAAGAAATTAAGTTTTATATACATAGTTATTAGGAGCTGATCTATATAAAATTCCCATTTTATTTAAACCTTAAAGCAGCTTGAATACATCTCAAATATAAAGTATCCTATATAAGTATCATAGGGGTTTAACAGCCACTATAACGCCAGAGAGCTCCCTCACATAGCTTTCTGGCTTTTTGTTTTGCTTTAAATTGTTAGGAGGGCAACACTGTGCGGAAAGCTTTAAGACAGCTATTCAAAAAACAGAAAGATCAAAGTCAAATCGATGAAAGTTATTTACAGATTCCAGAAAAGAATTTAAATTTGGAATTAAAACAAAAGATAATTGAATTAGAAAGATTAGGGGAAGTAGTATCCGAAAAGCTGCAAAATAAGTATACAGATGTTTTTGAAATTCAGGGTAAACAAAACCTTACTATCCAAATTTGTAGAGACATAGATGGTGACATATTGAGTGATTTAACAACTGATAGATGTTTGGAAAAAGAATACCGTTCACGAATAACAATTAATTATGAAGCTGTGAAAGCCTACGATGAAGATTTGGACTGTTTTACAATTGATTTGTGGTATTTCTACGGTGGATATAAAGGAACCGGTTGTGGAACATTATTCGATTTAAATAACAATGACTTAGAAAAAGAAATTGAAGAGGCACTAATATTTTTACTCAATGACAAACAATCTGAGAAATAAAAAAAGAAAGCCACAAAGGGCTTTCAATTAACGTTCACATGCAAAATTGTCATGATCTCTATCCATTTTTGATTGGTAAGCTGGGTGTGAACTTGGTACTCCATTTGGATATTTCTTTCTTAGTTCAGTGCAATTTGCAAAGCTCTCAGTGCCTTCTGTAGAAGTAGAAGGGGATGCTTGAGCAGTATTTGAACTACTTGAAGCAGAGCTACTTGATGAACTAGAGCTTGATTTATTTGTATCTGAATTCTGAGTTGAACTTGATTGTTTATTTGATTCATTTGAAGTTGTTTTCTTCTTAGCTTCACTTGCTTTTTTCACGCAACCGTTAAATCCCTTATCAGTCACGTAACTGTTCTTGCTCCAAATAGAGAGCTTTTCTGATTTTGCTTCTTGTTCATCTTTTTTAAATTGGTCTATGTATTTCGTGTTTGGTTCATATACATATGCAACTCTGGCCAATCCTTCTTTTAATAGTGTTTCTTGAACAGATTTTCCATCGACATATACATACGCCAGCATTCTGCCATACTTATCTGTACGATCACCTTCATCAAATTCGAGCTGCAACTTTCCACTGTTGACTAACTCTTTATTTCTCTCTGAAGCATCTTCACCATAAGGTTGAACACAAGCATTTGGCTTTTTAGTCTCAGGAGTATCAACGAGCAAATAACGAACAGTTTCAACTTTGCCTTTATAGTCGACCTTAATTGTATCCCCATCAACTGTCTTGTTTAGTGTAACATCGACCAACTTTTTCTTGTCAGATGTTTTTTTATCTGACGAATCTTTCTTTGAAGTGTTTTTGGACTCTTTTTTGTTGTCATTAACACTTTTGTCATTTGATTGATTTTCTGTCTTTGTCTCTTTTGCGCCCTTGTCTTCTTGCTGAGTTGTCTTGCTACTGTCTGAGTCTGTTTTGTCTGTGGAAGCAGAATCAGACCCACACGCAGCTAAAGAAAAGCTCAAAGACAAAACTCCAATACCTAACAACAATTTCTTCAATGTAATTCCCCCATATTTGTTCGTTCTGTCTCTATATCGGACAAACCTTCCTAATTATAAGTATAAAACCAAAGATTGTAAAATTAGCCTCATCAGTTTTTTTGTGTGGTAAAATTTAGTGAAGCGTGTTTGTGAAGGAGGTGGTTTTTATAGAAGAAGGCAAACTTATTCACTTGACACTTGCTGGTATTAAAGAAGCTATTTCTAAGTACGGTACTTTTCCAATGATTCAACCAGGTGGTTACGTGTTAGAAGATGCCACCTTTGAATTTAATGAACCTGCAACAGAAGAAGAAATTAGAAAATTAGAATCTCATTTCAATGTAAATTTACCGAAGGACTATAAAGAATTCCTAGCTCTACATAATGGAATGGAGTTTCTTGATGGAATTGAAATACTTAGCATTGAAGATGTTTTGAAATACAATGAAACAGAAGACCTTCCAGAAAAGTGTTTTTTGATTGGCTATCATTTTGATGGGCGCTATGTTATAGACTCGAATAGGTATGAAAACGGGGACTTAGATTACTTATTTTACTTAGATTCAATTGATCATTTTGATGAAGCAGAAGATTTAAAATCGAATTTTGAAATTTGGTTTGATCGGCTCTTAAGCTCAAACGGTAATAAATATTGGGAACTTGAAAGAGATGTTAAAGCTTACTATAAGAACATAAATTAAAGATGCACCCATAGACTTTTTAGTTTCACAGGTTAATCAATGAAGGGAGGGCAGTCAGATTTGGCTGTCTTTTTCTGTTATTCAAATAGATGATTGTGGTAAAATTTACATAGAGTAGGCTAGGAAGGAGAATGATATGAAGGTTTTTGAAGCTGATTCATTACTCTCTGTAGCAGATAAAAGAACTAAAGAGTACAAGGAACTAAGGTCACAAATGGTGAACCTAAGAAAAGCGTTTAAAGACGTAGCTGACCTAGATGACAGCGAGTTTTCAGGTAAGGGTGCAGACAACATTAAAGCATTTTATCATGATCACGTCGGTGTTACAGATCAATGGATTGATTTAATTGACATGAAGATTGCTTTCTTAAGCAGCGTTTCTGCAAAACTTGAAGATGCTAAAATGTCTGATGCTTACATAGAAGAATCTTTTCTAGAACATGAACTTGTGATTGCCAATAATAAATCCAAGTCAATCATGTCTGAACAGAAAAAAGCGATGAAAGACATCTTAAACGACATCAATGACATCTTACCTCTTGAAATATTCTCAACAGAAGACTTCAAAGACAAGCTTTCTTCTGCAGATGACAAACGTGAAAAAACAATTGATAAGCTAAACAAACTTGATGAGGATTTAAAAACAGAGTACGCCGAGACTGAGCCAAACGAACAATTCATTCAGCAAGATTTTAAAAAACTTCAAGAATCAACAGGCAAAGGGAAAAACGCCACTCCGATTCACTATAATGCCAAAGCGTATAGAGAAAGTGACATACATAAGAGAAAAGGCGATATTGAGAAGCGTTCTGAAGCTTATTTAAGCGTGAAAAAAGAAGAAGCTAAAGAACGTGAAATCAAGGAATTGAAAAAGAAACTTAATGACGGTGTGTCTGATCCTGATGAGTATTTAGAGATTGCTAAAAAAGTAGGCTACGAGAATCTTGAACCAGCTCAAGTGCAGCTTGCAGTGCAAATTGAACAAGCAAAGCAGCTAGAAGGAGCAGGAGAAATTACGTGGGACATTGTAAAAGGTGTAGGAGTAGGCTTATACGATGTTGGAAAAGACACTGTAACCGGCATATGGGACTTCGTCACCGATCCAGGAGAAACACTGTCAGCACTGGGGAATGCAGTTATACACCCAGTGAAAACATACGATGCAGTTTCAGCAGCAATTGAAGAATCATATCAAAAAGACATGGTGAATGGAGACGCCTATTCTAGATCCAGATGGGTAACGTATGCAATTGGTTCAGTGGCTGCAGCTGTTGTTGGAACCAAAGGTGCAGGAACCATTAATAAAGCTGATGCAGCTGGGAAGGTAATAAACAAAGCAGGACAAGCAGGAAAGAAAATTAAGGATGTTAAGATTTCAGATTTACTGCCTTACAACCCTAAGTACAATATTGCTCTAGCAGATAACGTACCTCATAATGTATTTAATAGCCAAAACCTTAAGAAAGAACTTTTGACTAGTGCGAAGAAATTAGATGAGAGCAGAAAGCCATTTACTGGAGAGAAAATAAATGTTCCTTGGTTAAATAAAGAAAAATATGAAGCCTATGAAATAGGTGGTAAAGTAAAAGCTAAAGGTGAAATTAGAGATGTAAGTCGAAGAGTATATACAATGAAAGATATTGATATCAATCAAAAAAATCGAAAAGGTCTCACAAATCTTCAGCTTATGAAAAATGGAAATGCGCCATTTGCCAAAGATGGTACGCAAATAAATTTACATCACTTAATTCAAGAAGAGCCTGGTACTATGCTCGAGATACCTGAAAGCTGGCATAATAAGTACAGTGATGTTTTACATGGATTAAAAGGGAATGGCCAGAGTTTTAGAAATGATCCAGTACTTGATAAACAATATAAAAGCTTCAGAAGAAGATATTGGAGATGGAGAGCTCAGCAATTTGAGAACCAAGAATAAGAGGTGAAAGTTTAATGGATTATTCGAAAATAAAAACTTTTTTTGATGAAAATAAAGAAAATTCAATTCTCACCGGAGGAGTGACTGAAGAACAGATTAGGGAAATAGAAGAGGCTCTTACTGTAACCCTTCCAGACAGCTATAAATGGTTTTTAACTGAGTATGGTTCAGGGGGAGCATACGGTACTATGATACTCGGATATGACTCTCACGGTGCTGAAGTTGTCGAACAGACCAATGAATATAAAAAGTATTATAACCTTTCCCAGGGTCTTGTAGTGATCGAATATGTAGATGAATTTTCTTATTGTCTTGACACTAACAAGATGAAAAATGGTGAATGCCCTGTTATTCTTTGGGATAACCAAGAGGGATATGGTAAACAAGTTGGTAGCACATTCCTAGAGTTTTTAATAGAGGAACTTGAAGAATCGAAAGACGACTGGATCGATGATGAAGATTGGGACGATTAAAACTGTAAAGAAGGTCTTTAACCGTTTTCCATACATATGAAGGGGTAATAAAGTGAGCTTCAATAACATCAAACAAAAGTTGAGTGAGTTTTCAATTTATGAAACAACAGATCCCAGCATTAATATAAATGAACAACTTAAAGAAATTGAAAGGAATATAGGCAATCAATTACCTTCTGATTATAAAGACTTTTTGAAGGAATATGGAGGCTGTTATTTAGAAAGTAAAAAAACAACAGATGAAATTGAGTATGACGTTTGCTATAAACCTTTAGAGAAAGATCCTTGGATGGAGGAAAACGACGAGACACAGTTGTTAGAGGGTTTTTATGGTTTAACATGTTGATTTTTCATCAAAAGAAAAAGGACTCTTTTTTTGGTCCTTTTGATTAATCCTTCATTCAGTTTATCTCTTGGACTCAAGGGCGGAAAGGCGTTCCTCGAGGCTAGCTAATTTCGCATGTAACTCATCATTTTCAACCTTAAGTTTTTTGTTTAAACCTTGAATAGCAGCCAATGCTACACCGTGTAAATCGATGCTTGAAATCCGAGTATCATTATCTCCATTTAATCCGAAGGCGGCTTGGAAATCCTGAGCAGTCGGGCCAATGTGACGCTCATTGGTCGATTCCTCCTTGAAGTTCCAAGATTGGATTGGCATGCTTGCTAATTTATCAAGAATCTCAATGGGGTTGACGCTAGAGAAATTCTCCTTTGCGTTTTTGTCACATCTGACCTTGAACTCGAGTGCAAAGACGCGACCTGTCACCATGGCGTCACGTCCCACCCAGAGATTACCTTTAATTTCGGCGGCACCTCTTGCAATTATGCCACCTGCTGTCTCGTAGTTATGTTTTGACCAAATTGAACCATCACTGTAAACCAGGAAGGTGAGGTTGTTGACTCCAGCACCGTAGCCTTCGATAAGACGTGCTGTTCCCGCCGCATGATTATAGACAGTTAAAGCTGGAACAAGTGATTGATTAGACTCAAGGTATTCAGGGGGCCCTGCCATTTGAATTCCTCCTCTTTTAAATTGTTATTTTAACCATTCAAAAATTGATTTCGTTGCCAATATATTTTGAAAATTGTATTTGAAGAACAAAAAGTCAAAAATTAAATACTTTAATTTCAACAAAATGACTCAACGAGTCGCTATTTTTATCATGTAATCAGCTATATCTTTCAACGCTTCTACTGAAGGTTTGTTTAATTCGATAACCTTTATCTGTGGCAGTGCTTTCTTCATTCCGATTCTCTCCCCAAGACATTTAACAATGGAGTAAAAGACACCTTTTTAATTGCTGATTCATTTGAAGACTTTATTCAAAGCTTATCAATTGAAGAGGATTCAGATGAAGAAGATGACGGTATTCTTTTCATTGAATTAGATGATGATTTACTAAACAGTTAAGCAAAAATATTGCAATTATTGTTGTTGAACTCTCTTATTGAGAGTTTTTTTATTGATTAAAACAATGTATAAGACACTTGTATTGGACAAGATAATAAAAAAAGAAAGAAGGTAACTGAAATGAAGAGGTTGTTACTTTTATTAAGTGTCTTTTTACTTTTATTGTTTTTTGTGCAAACAAAGACTCAAGCGTCATCTTTTAATGAATTGCCCTTCAAACAAAAAACTGATCAATGGTCAGTAGAGTTAAGTGAAGCAAAAAACGAAAAGGAATTTGCAAGTTCTAAAAAAGGAGAGTATAAAGTATATTCCGTTGAAATTAAAAACATTGGGAAAGAGGCAGCCACAGCGGATGTACAATTGTTTAGAGATGATCCTAGTTCAATCACCAAATATTCACTTTTTGGCTGTCCTGATGAAAAGTGTGAAAAACAAAGTGAAGATTCAAGAGCTCTGGCAGAAAATTTAAACGATGGTTCACCGTTGAGGTTTAAGCACATTATGCTAGCTAATAAGGCTTCTGAATTAGAGGTGGAAATTATATGGTCTCAAAAGGGGCAAGAAGGACGTAATTTAAAACAAACCTTTAAATTCACCGAAGATAGCTTAAATTAGTAATACAGCTTAATTTGAAAATTAAATAAAATAATGGTTTTATCCATAAAGCAAAAGTTTTACAAACTTAAAAGATAAGCTCTCTTAATGAGGGCTTTTTTGTTGATAATTAAATGTTATTAAATAAAACCTCGAGTTACTGAAACGAGTTGTCCAATTTAACATTCAAGATGGATATCAATTTTCAATGAATATTTATTTGTCGTATAGAAATTATAGGTAGTGTCATTAATTTTATAAAAGGAGGAAATGTTTTTATGTCATGTGATTTCAATGCTTGTCACCAGATATTGAAGAATACAAAAGCAGATGTTTTTATAAGTGAATCCAGCAGTAGTTTCCAACAGAATTTTTATCAGTGGATAGTCCATACTGATTATGAAGAGTTTAAGAAGCGAGTTCAAGGTGGACTAAATATTGATGTTACAATCCCCATAAAGGGGGTACCATTAGGGCAAAAGTTAAATGGATCGACTACAAAAGAAGAGTATCAAAGGATTCAAAAAGCTATTAATGATGGAACTGTAAATAATATTAACCAGGTAGAAGGGGAAAGATTAATACAGCATAATACAAACCCTGGAATCTATAGATCTTGGTTAGAATGCATGACTAAAATGATAAATCATTGTAGTGATGATAACGGAGGACAATTTGGACTACATATAAAAGAAATATCACGTATTGGGAAAGAAATAATTATAAATATCAAATACAATCCGGAATTTCCACAAGACTCACCACCAAGAATTGAATCTTTTTCTTATCCGAAAGACTATATTGAGTGTAAAGAAGGATGTCTTAAAAAGGATGATAAAATTGTTGGTGAACATGTAATGATTTTCAATAGGCTAACTGATGCAGAAGGAATGATCGTAATTAACACTACTAGGAACACACTCTCAATTCCAATAAATCGTAAATATACTGCAATAGGCATAGAAACAGCAAAAGAAAATTTATCGACGTTTGTTCGGACGAGCATTGAAAAAAGAGGGGGAGTGATAAGGCAACATGAGACGTTTTCAGACGGTACAGTGTTTGATATGGGCCCTATAGTAACAAATATAGATATAAATTCAGGTATTTGGGCTGCATTTAGAATTGAAATTCCATCAATGACTGCTAAAATAGACGAAAATGGCCCTTTAACTGCATCAAATCGAAGAACTCTTTATACGGGTTTTGTAGGTCAAGTTGATTTACTACATCCAGAAATGAACCAGAGATCGTATTGCTTAGAATTCGTAGCAGATATTAGCAACTTTTGCGTTGGGGCTGACCAAATTGCTAATATAATTAACAGTTCATTTGATGATCAACAATAATATTCAAAATTAGAATAACCTAGAAGTTGATATTGAAATGAGCATTGTAATTTAGCTATTTCGCAATTTTACCCATATAGAATCGTTCTTGAACAGTTATGTTCTCAGCATATGAGGTACATAACATTTTGGTCTCAACAGCGTTTCTAACTCTAAATCCCATTTGTTACACTTCAGTTAGATCATGCAGTTGTGCCTAAAAAAGCGCCAACCCTCTGCATTTAAAAACATTTTCAATCACAAAGCAATAGTATTGCAAATAACATTCCCATCTGGTTATAATTAGGGTAATGATACAATTATATAATTATTTGAGCATTTGTTTAATTGGAGTGCATAAAATAAAAAGACCGAGGTGCGCCAACACCCCGGCTCTGTACAAAAAGCTGCCCTCAGGGGGCTTGCTCGATGTGGTTTCTAGGTAGACCTAACCCTTCAGGTTCTGAGGCTCAAGGGAGGTCTATTTTTTATTTATATACGTCAACAGGGCGATTATAAAAGACCCGAATGCAAGCATTAACATTAATGCCTGGAATGTTGACATAGCATCACCCCCTTTCCTTAGGGGATGAGCAAGACTCCCTTGAGTGAGCAAACTTAATGTACAGGAAATATTATACAACAGAGTAATGAACCTGTCGTTACAAAAACGAAATAAATTGCCAACGTGAAAAGAACTTGCAATTTGCAGGTTCTTTTTTGTATTCTTATTAAATCATTTGAGTGATTGTCGATACTTAACATGTGTAAAAATGGAAAAGATGCTTATCAAAAAAGCTTACAATTTAGGCATGGTTAACAAAAATAATATGCTGTTGCGAAACGAAGCTATTAATGCTTATAAAAATTCAATTTAAATATGAAACAGGGCCCAGCTTAATAAAGTACTGGGCGTTTTACTTATTGAGGTTATTTTCTTGCAAATACTCTTGATGTTCTTTCTCCAACTTATCAATATCATCTTTGAATATATAAATCTTATATTTTTCCTTTGCTTCTCTGGACAGATTGTCTTTTAAATATTCACGGAGCTTTGCTTCACTTTTGGTTTGATCCATGCCAATTGTAATTACAGGATCTGTTTGACCAATTTGAAAACTAAATAAACCAAATTCATCCCAAGCACTTTCCAATACTTCTACAGGGGCCTTTTTGTTTGATTCGGTTAAAGCTATACCTGACATAATCAAAACAGGAACTAAAATCAAAAATCCAATTAACCTCTTCTTCATTCACCATTACACTCTCCCTCGTAGATAAGAATCACTCCTTTATAAATACTACGTATATCATTATTGACCTTCATATTTTATTACCAACATTTACATCGAACGATTGTTCTCATTTGTATTGAATAAAGAACGTTTGTTCTGTTAATATTAGATCAATAAAGGAGTGATTCAAATTGCTTAGAGATCGAGGGACAATCAAATGGACATCAATGATGCTCCCAGAACATTTAACACAGCTTAAACAAGACTTACTTGATGTATCAAAAATTGGAAAGTCATCATTAGATAATCAACAAATTGAGGAGATGGATATTCTCGTCTCTGAAGCAATGTCACTGAACAAAGAGCTAAAATTTCAACTGTATGAAGATGGGTATGTTAAGGAATTAATCGGAAGAGTTCAGTATCTAAACTACGAACAAAAAAAGCTACATGTAAAAGATCAGAACGACCTTAAAATTTACATCACCATGAATGACATCATAGGAGTTGCGTACAATGATTGATTACTCACAATTTCCACGTAAAAATATTCTCTGTGTTGATATGAAGTCGTTTTATGCTTCAGTATCAGCCGTAACTATGGGATTAAATCCAATGACTTGTTATCTGGCTGTAGTAGGAAATACGGAGAGACAGGGAAGTGTAGTATTAGCTGCATCTCCTGCACTTAAAAAAGATTTTGGGATTAAAACAGGGTCTAGATTATTTGAAATCCCAGATGATCCAAGAATACATGTTGTAAATCCACAAATGAGACTTTTCATTAGAGTTTCGACTGAGATTACAAAACTGTTTTACAGATTTGTACCTGAGAAATGTGTTCATACGTATTCAATTGATGAATCTTTTTTAGATGCAGGAAAAGAAAATCCTGAAGAAATGGCGAAAGCAATACAAAGCAGCATGTGGAGAGAGTTCGGTCTTATGTGCACAGTAGGTATTGGTGACAATATGTTGCTGAGTAAGCTTGCTCTTGATCTGGAGAGCAAGAAAACGAAGAGTGGCATTGCTCGTTGGAGATATGAAGATGTACCAAATAAACTTTGGAAGGTTCACCCGTTGTCTAAAATGTGGGGGATAGGCGGGAGGATGGAAAGAAATCTGAACCGGATGGGGATATCAACTGTTGGGCAATTGGCTAATTATCCCTTAGAGCTACTTGAGAAGAAATTTGGGATTATGGGAAATCAGCTTTTTTATCATGCACATGGAATCGACCTATCTGAAATTGGAGCTCCTTTGATGCAAGGGCAAATAAGCTATGGAAAGAGTCAAATTTTGCTTAGGGATTATACGAAAGAAGAGGATATAAAGGCTGTTCTGTTGGAGATATGTGAAGAGGTTGCGCGAAGAGCGCGGACACATAATAAAGTAGGGCGTACCATCAGCCTAGGAATCGGTTACAGTAAAGATGAGTTCGGTGGCGACTTTCATAGAGCCAAAACGATTGATTTACCTACAAATATCACGATGGATATTTATCGATATTGCTTGGTGTTGTTTGATAAGTTCTATACAGGCAAAACAGTGAGGAGTATCTCAGTTACTTTATCCAATATCGAAGATGATGTAAATCAACAATTAAGCCTGTTTGAAAAAGACAATGAAAAGAGAAGAAAACTTGGATTTGTAATGGACGGGATAAGAAATAAATACGGATCAAAAGCGATCTTGCGAGCTGTTTCTTATACACCTGGAGGCACAGCTTTGTATAGAGCAGGTTTGACAGGTGGGCACAAATCATAAAAAATACCCCCTATATGGGGGTGAAAAAACATTTATGCGGTTTGCCCTCTACGTTCCACTGAGAAGTCATGGTGATCAAGAGCGATTTGGATACTGGCTGTGTGGCCTCTTCGAGCTTCTTTTAAAACTTTGTGGTCGTTAAGAAGATAATGTCCGACAAGCCCAAGTAAGATAACTAAAAAAATAAAAGAAGATGCAAGTTTAAATTTCATAAAGACAATCCCCTCTCTGAATTTGTTTTCGGGCATAAAGCACTTTCTCATAAAAGGTAGTAGCTACTTTATGGTCTTCATTTACATTATAATACATTGCTGCATCAGTCGCTAGGTCTTCCACGTCTGAAAGCATAGCTTTTGACTCCAAGTAACTAAGAATTTTAAAGAGTTGGTCTTTGTCATTGTCAACGAATAAAATCATAAGAAAATCAAACATTTTTCCTAATACTTCGTCATTTAATTCCTTCGACAGTATTACACCTTGTTCACAAACCTGCTTTCCTTCAACGGTATTGGATAATTTAAAATGTGTTTTTGCCAACATCAGAAGTATGTCTAGTAGTCGGTTAGAATATTGAAGAGCCTTACTTTGGTAAATTGAGGCGCCTTCTTTGAAATACTCCAAAGCCTTTTCCATATTTCCTGTTGCAAATGAGCATAAACCGAGATTATACAAAGAAGATCCTATTAACCGAGGCAAATTAATTTCTTGTGCTTGTTTTAAAGCATTCATAAAATGTGGTACTGCTTTTTCTGGATATTCCATGTCTAAATAATTCAGACCGATGACAAATGAACATTGAATGACTTTTACTGAATACGTCTCGTGAGCTTTATAGGTTTCTATTGCTTGAACTATATGGTGCATAGACATGTGAGTCTGTTTCATATGGTAATATACTTCAGCGACTTTGTAATGAAATTCTGCACGTTCTATTTCATCTGGAACAATAGATATCATCTTTTCTGCTCGGTTGTAAAAACTTATTGCTTTAAGATATTCGTACTGTTCAAATTCATACATTCCATGAAAAAAGTTAAAATAATATTCAAGAATTCCTTTTAGATCAGTTTGATTACTTTCGATCTTTTCTAATAAGTCTGAAATTTTAGGTCGTTCCTCATTCATTGATTTTGGCTCAAGGTAATCAAGCATTAATTGATGTCTAAAACACATGAGCGAATAGTATAACAATAAATCTTGATCTTCTTCCATGTACTCTATTTCTTGTTCCACTTCGGTTTTTAAAATTTCTGCATCTGCAACACTGAACAATCTTATGTATTTATACCATTCATTGATTTTTAAACCAACTTTTGAAGAAGAGATCACTTGCTGCAAAATAATCACCCTCCCGATATTTCGTCTAATATGTAATATTTTATCATAACTTAAGATGTGAGGAAGATTATCTTTTCCTTAATTTTTCAATTCAGGAAGTGAGTTGCGAAAAAATACCCTCCTCGAAATTGATTGAGAAGGGTAAGGTTTGTTAACTTGTTGCTTTTAAAGAAGCTAACCATTCATCTAATGTTCCTGTAAAACCTTGTTGAACAGCTAATTCGTATGCAGATAAACCATCTTTTCCGTCTTTCCCGTCTTTCCCGGTAGCACCTGTGGCACCTTTGGATCCAGTTGCACCAGTATCGCCTTTGTCTCCTTTAGCACCTATTGCTCCGGTACTACCTTTATCGCCTTTTTCACCTTTTAACGAAGCCAACCATTCTTCTTCAGTTCCAGAAAATCCTTTATCAACTGCAATATCATAAGCAGACTTACCAGTTACTATCGAGACATTTACCATTGGATTAAAGAAACTCATTTATGCGCCCCAAAAAGTTATATGTTATCCCTGCTTCAGATATCTTAAAGCTAGTGATAGGTGAATCTTGAGCATCCATTTGAAATCCTTGCCCAGCTCTTAAATAAATAGGATTGATACCATTGATTGATACATGGCACTCTTGATCATTTGAAAAACTGAATTTGTAAAGAGAATATTTCATTGTCCAAGTAGGTGGTGGGGAGGGGATTACCTCTTGATTTGGTGTTGATTTTTCGAGGTTTGAGCTGCCGATATAACCTGATCCTATTTGTACACTCACGTAACCATTCCTTTCATGTTCAAAATCGAAAAAAGGGGAGGTGAACTCCCCGAATTATTTAGGTTCTGTATATTCCATTGCTTGATGACTGTCAGAAATGCCTGTAGTAGTTGGATCAACTACAATTCCCATAGCAGTCAAAAAGGTCAGTAATGCGTTGAATTTCTCAGTGAGGTCATCACTAAACACTGAGATGTCATATCCAAATGCACTTGCAATTTGCTGTGCAAATAAAAGAGTTGCAGAGAAGATTGCCACAAGGAATGTTTTCTTTTGAAGTCTTACTTTCCAGTTTATTTTGTTCATGCGCTTTGTCTCCTTAAAGTATTATTTTAGACCAAAATGTATAAGTAGCCATGCTCCAATGATTGTTGCAATGACACTAGGTAACACTTTGTAAATGAGATCCTTTGTAAACTGCGAAGGATCAATTTTACGTGTGGAATCAGATCGTTCTAAGATTTCTACTCGGTTATCTAGTTTTTCATAAGACTTGCTCAGGTTTCTCAAGCTGTTGTTCATTTCAGTAAGCGTAGTAAATTGTTCTCTAGACTGAACTTGTGCATCTTTATTGATTTCAACCTGTTGTTCGACTAAGGTAGCAATGCGATTAATAACATTTGTCTTTTCTTCTAGAGAGTTAAGCTTACCGTCATGTTGATTAGTTTTTTCCTCTAATACACTTAAACGTGATATTGTTTCTTGTTGAAAATTGTCCATTTGACACCAGCCTCTAATTTAAAAATAAGAGGGTGACGATTAGTTCATCACCTCCCTAAAATAAAAAGGATATTCATTGATATAGGTTGATCAACAAATATACTCAAAGATATTTAAATATATAGTTAGATTTTCTTTCCGTATTGTCCTGAGATGTAGCCGCGTTTGCCTTTGTAGATAACTTCCCAGTAACCTTTAGCGTTGTTTGAGCCTTTCACTGAGCCAGAAATACTGATCGTATCACCGAGCTTTACTGTGCCAAGGTTCTTCGCTTTATTGCGATCAGGTTTGTCCATTACGATAGCAGAGCTTGATACGCCAACAATTTTGATTTTCCCTACAGATTTAATATCGCTGTTGGACTTGGTAGAGGACTTTGCAGGTGCAGAGGTTTTAACATTGCCTGAAACAGTTACATACTCATCTGCAGCAGTGATGTAATAAGTGGCTCCCTTAGAATTTTTAACTTTGTATTGATACGCAGATCCAACTTTAACTTTCTCAACAACAGTAGGGAATCCGATCCCTTTATTTACTGTGCCGACAACATCTTTATCTTCCCATGATGGTTTTGAGTAGAATCGGAGTTTATCAACTTTTGATTTAAGGGAACCACTTGCGGCAGATGTTTTAGAAGTTTCTTTAGCTGTTGTCTTTGATGGAGTAGAGGAAGAGGCATCGCTAATTCCTTTTTTAAAAGAGTCCCAACGATCAAGTAATTTACGAGGGCAGTATTTCCCAGACCAATGTTGATGAGGAACAACATTAGCAAATGAAATTCCTTGTTCTTTCATCAGCTTTTTGATTAACCACTGAGCATTGCTTACGGTTTTTTCAAAATCTCCATCGCTATTCTCACATATTTCAATTCCAATTGATTTCCGGTTACCTGTTCCATTACCGTCACCAGCGTGCCAGCCGTTTTCATTTAGCGGAAGATGCTGATAAATTTCTTTCTCATCCACTGTGAAGTGCCAACTTGTAGCTGTATTAGGATTTTTCTCATAGCGCGCGTGCATTTTTGCATTAGCCCGGCTGCTGTATTGGCTGTGTTATGAACTGTAATGTATGTCGGATTCATTGAGTATCCAGGCCTATTGTTGTTTCCTTTAGGGATAATATCTTGAATAATTTGTGTCATATTAAACATCTCTCCTAAATTTTAATTTGAACACAAAAAAGAGAGAAGGGGGTTAAATCCATCTCTCTCAATCTCGTGTATACTCTTGTTTACTCTGTTTTTCAACTATGTATTTTGAATAAAATCTATATTTTAACTAGAAATTAACCACCTCCTTAAATAATAGAGGACATCTACATCATTGGTGCAACAAGACACACAGCGACACCGAATCCACGTTCTTTTGTATAAGGAGTAGTTACCTTCATTACTGGATAACCTGTACCGTCAGTTGATTTTGATCCTTTACCTGCTTTAGGAATAATTCGATCACCGTCTTGAACTGTTTCATCAACTCTTACATAAATCTGTCCAAACATACCTACGATATTCCATTCTGGTCGTTCGGATCTTGGCACGTATTCCTCATCAGAATTAAATTCAGGATTCTCCTTAGGCAAGCGTCTAGTTTCAGTTACTTGTGCTCCTTCTGAATTAATAAACGTTACATCAACATCTTCATATATTAATCCGCCAAACTCATTTCTTAAATATTTACCTTGCCAATTGAATAGGGACTCACCAAGAACAACACCTGCTGTTTCAGAAATAACACCTAAAACTTTTTCACCTAAATTAGCTTTTCTGATTTTGTCTCCTTCTAAAGTAACCATATATCCAGTTGCAATAGCTCTACCGTCAGCAGATTCGAAGTACTCTGCATAGTCAGCGAAAGTGGAAGCGCCTTTAACTTGTCCAGTTAGAGTGATATTCCCGTCTTTTGCATGGAGTTGGATTTTAGTATTTGCCGTGGAAGGAGTAGAACTAGTTCCGTATCCCAGTGCTACAGTGTAACCTGTTTTATTTACCACACCTTGGGAAGCAAGTACAGCTCGTGATGAACCAGTTCCTTCTATTCTTGAGTTATTTGATGCTCCAATTAAAGAGCGACTTCCTTCAGAGGTTGTCTTTGACCCACCGGAAGATGCAATAACAGCATTACGTGGGCCTTCTGCTTTGGAACCACCAGTTGTAGCAATGACAGCAGAAGCATCACCAGTTGCTTGTCCGCCACCTGATGATGCCATTACAACACTAGTTTTTGTTTTAGCATAGCCAGAAGTTGTAGCAATCCTCGTTCCACCTTTGAAATTATTCGGGATAAACGAGTAGGTTTTTCCGGCAATCTTACTGGGAGTGGAGTATTTTTCACTCATAACAGAATTGATATTAACTTGTGAGTTTGTGCAATATATACCGATAGAGCCAGTCTTACTTGTTCCGATTAGATTTGCATTGTTGATGTTCACAGATCCAACTTTACTTCCTACAGCAATACCAACTAAAGCAGATTCATTGATTGTGACATTTGAGATATTTACATTGTCGGACTTTTGAGATCCACCGATAACATAAATATCGTTTCCAGCTGTGCTAAATCCAGAAACGGATATATTGTTTAAGTTGATATTTCTGCTCTTATATTGCAATGCAATAACAGCATTATTTTTATAATCGTAGGAAGGATCGCCAATGGCCGTGAAGTTTGAGATGTTTACATTTCTATAGGCAGATACTACAAGCGCACGGGGATTTAAACCAGTATAGAGGTTACTGAAGATTGGATGTTTTGCAGTGCAATTCACTGCGTTGATATTGTAAGCACTTTTTGAGATCGGTTCAGAAGCAAGGTGGAAACCGATATGTCTAAAATCAAATGCTCTAATATCATTTTCAGAGTAGCAGTTGATTAAATTAACGTTTCTTGCTGCAGGTGCTCGATTATGTGCTTTAACCTCAAATCCTCTACAGTTTTTGTAACTGTAGCAGTTAACAAGCCATACATTTTTAGAACCATCATCAATTTCAAATCCATTGGAGTTCTGAGAACCATTGGGGTGAGCTGAACCATTTCCTTCATAAGCATAGCAATTTGTAATGAAAATATATTCAGAGTAATGGGTTGTAAAACCGTCATCTCCATAGTTGGTTGCAGTGCAGTTTTCAATCCAAACATATTTACTTCCTTTTGGCTGATAGTAATCTGCACCGTCTGATGAAGAGTTCCAAATAGGGGAGCTGACATCGAAGCCATGAACACCTGCATTGCGAGCGTTAACGTTCTTAATGCGAACGAATTTAGAATTCACGATACCAATACAGTTAGCATTAGTTCCATTTGAAATTTTATTGTCTGCCTTTGATCTGTTCCAATCAAGATCTATGTCTTCAATTGAAATATATTCGTTTCCACTAGAGTAGTCGCTATTAGTGATAACACAAGCTGTTCCCGCTGCTGTAGAATGAAGCTTGATTATAGACTGGAATCCCACCCCATAAATCTTTGTGTAAGATGGTATTTTTAATCCTTGCACCATATATGTTCCAGGTGGTACGAAAACTTCTCGTTTACCACTTGCAAATGCGGCATTAAAAGCTTGAGTGTCATCTGTAACTCCGTCACCTTTTGCACCAAAGTCTTTAACATTAACGCTTCTTCTAATGAATTCATTCAATGTCTTTTCAACTAAATTAGCACCGGAAGCGGGGATTTTTGTGATGTCACCGATTAAATTTGTAACATTTTCTATGCTTTGATCTACACTCTGAAGTTTTGTATCAACAGTGCTCAATGCTGTTGAAATTTCTTTAGAAGCATCATCAAATGCTTTCTTTATATCTGGAGCTGTATATTTAACTCCGTCAGACTTTAGTAATTCAATCGACATGGGTACATATTGACCAGTATTCTTGTCGTAATATTTAAATCCCATCTATTAACCTCCAAATAAAAAAGAGACCCGATCGAAGTCTCTTTTTTTAATCAATTTCATACCAAACTCCACCTGATTCTGGTGTAGTATTGGATATCACAACTTTTTGTTTTTCGGGTGCGAGATTTTCATCTTGATACCACACATAATTAGTACTAAATGGTTCAACAGCGCTTAATAATATATCGAATCCTTCATATACTTCAGATGTCCCAATATCAATCCAATCAAAACCATCCCATCTATATACAGTTTTTGTTTCTTTTACTGCAACAGTCCACCCAATAAGGGGATTAGGGTAGGTCGATATGATATCTGCGTATGTATAAACTGATGGTTTATAAATTTTTCTTGTGTTTTCAACCATGTATTCATAATCAGAAGTAGCTTCACGACACCATTGTGTTATTTCTGCACAACGTTTAGTAACACGTTCACATTCAGCTATCCGTTCGTTCATTCTTATAATGGCATCCTCAGCTTCGTCAACTATGCCTTGAAGTGTCTCGATGACCATATTTCCTTGTCGTTTAATCCATATACGAGAAGCAGGGAAGAAGGAAGCACCTTCACCTTGATATGTAAGAGTTAGCGATTTGCCCTCATTTGTGGCATTAAAAAAGACAACTCCCATAAGGTAGTCAACCTTAAAGTAATTGTCCTGTAATTCACCGTCTTCGATTTCTCGCCACTCTTTGTTATCACCGTTTATTTCAATCCGATACTCTCGATTAGGAACTTCAGTTAATAAAACACGCCCATTGTACACTGTCAGTGTCTCATTGTAAGTTAAATAGGGATCATCAATTGAACCCTTTCTTTTCTGGGAAAGAGTAGGGTCATTATAAAGTTTAGGAAAATCAGTCAGATTGCTCACCTCCGTTTGTTTGCTGGTATGCCTCCCAAATATATTTGACATTTAATTTGTTGCCTCTACAGTTGACATCAGATCCCGTCATAAATGAGCTATCGGACAAATATCCGTATGTTAAATCTCCTCCTACCAAAGAAAGCCCAACATTCGTGACTTGGTATGTAAAACCACCTGTGGAATTTTCAATAATTAGTTGCGAATCGTTTGTAGATATAGGAGATATCTTTACAAGGCTCGGAGTAAAAGGGAGGGGGAATTGTTTGCTTGGTGTACCATCACCAATATAAGTTCCTTTAGTAAACTTCGAAATTGAAGATTCTAATGCATATTCTTCGGCGGTTTTACCGCCTAGCATCTCAGCATTACCATCAATTGAACCAGAAATTACACCTGACTCGTTGCGAACCGGGATTGAATTTGGAGAAGAAAGGGTCGAAGCTGAATAACCATTTAAAGACTCTGCTGTGCCTGCTGAAGATACGATCCATTTTTCGCCATCGTAAAGTTCCTGCTTATTTGTTTTAGGATCAATCCATATTGTTCCGGCTTCTGGGGACTCAGGCTTAGACTCTGTTGATATTGTATAGAGACCGTTAACTTTTCCACTAAGGCTTCCTTTAACTTCAACAGAAGGAGAAGGGAGATAGGGGTTTTCAGACTCAATGTTTGAAACAATGATATCTGATTTAATGTATCCATCAGCAGCGATGTTGGGGTCAACACTTCTATACGCTTGTACACCAAATGTATAATATTTGTTAGGGGATAAGCCTGTAAAAACTGCTTTGCGTTTTTCTCTTTCTACGGTCAAACTGTTTTCATTTGCCATGGTTGCGCCAAACATGTATTGATCAGAGGAATCACTAGCATACATAATAATTCTAAAACCATCTATATTGTTTTTATCAATGGTGTAATCATCAGGATAGCCCCACTCAACAGTAATATCGACCGAACCATTATCATTTACCGTATGTGACAATGTTTGTTGATTCAAAAGAGTAGGGGGCTCAACAGGAGTCGATATTTGATCATTTCTTTGATTGAAATTGTAATAGACTTTTTCATAATCTAATTTTCTTTGATTATATTCAGTTGCAGCCTTTTGAATCTTATACCTTGATTTAATTTGTTTATCTAATGCACTTTCTGCACGCTTACCATTTGTAATTGATAAGGACATAGTGGATTCATCAAAATTGATAACAATCTGTGTTATTGTTGCTTTAGCGTTAATCCCAAGTTCTTCATTCACTACTTGTATGATATCCCCTAGATCAAATTTGTCCCAGTAATATTGATGGTCAATGCATTTAAAGAAATTATATACACTAAGATTGGTGATGTTTATAGGTGGAGAACTCCTGGTTTCCATTTCTTTTAAGCCGGCTTCATATAAATCAGACTCGTCAAAAATATTGTCATTCGTCCATGTATCTTCAAAAATTATCTTAGACAGTTCACCAATTAACTTTTCTCCAAAGAAATTCTCTTGAGATAATGTGTATCTAAGCTTTTCTGTGGCAGTTGAGTTTTTAGAGATTTTGCTTTCGATGCTTTTAATCTTTGCCTTGTTTTCATTTACTTCCTCAAGCTTACTGTTGAGTTGTTTTTTGAGCTCATCAATTGGATCTTTAGCTTTCTTTGCAACTTCAATCTTATCTAGTAGCTGCTTTCGCTCGATTTCAAGTGTTGCCTTCTGCGCTTCCAATCCTGCTTTTTGTTTGTCTAAATTTGATTTTTCTTCTAATAAGGTTTTAAATCGTTCTGAATTCTTATTGATTAATTCATTATAATCTAGAATCTTGTGTGCTAATTCATCACTAATACGATCACTTGATTTTAGAATATTTCTATTTTCATCACGTTCAAACGGGTACAGGAAAAAGGAAAAATCGTCTATATAAGCTTGTCCTGTTGGGTTAACAGAATTTATTCCAATCCCGTCTTTCCCTACAACTCTTAATCTTGTGACTACTTCGTCTAGGTCGTCAGGATCTGACACATCAATCAGGAATTGACCTGGCTTAAATTTCACATGTTTATATTTAGACAACTCTTCTTTTTTATAGAAGTGTACAATTTCATTAGCAGTATCGAATTTTAGCGTTGCATCAAATGTTTCAGCAATCTTATACAATAAATCAAGTCGATTCGTACCGGTTTCTTCAAAGGAGCGTCGCTTTATATTGAAGTCCTCATGAACATACCCGATACTCCACCCAGTTGATTTTAAACAATCTGCAGCAGCTTCTGTTAGATTTCGAGATATGTTTTCATATGCTTCAATTTTCTTTCTGTAAAGGAGATAATGAAGACTTTTACAACTTACTCCTATTCGATTAGATTCACTTGCTTGATTTCTATCCACATTCGTGATGACATACCAGTGTTCTTCGTTTCTGTAAAAGGTCTTGATTAAGAAGCCCACTTTAAGGATATCTGCAACATGATTGCGTTTCTTTACGTGGCGTTGAGTTATCGTTATCGGAATTTCAAATGTAAGCTCATTATAGCCGCTTCCGAAATTTTCTGTAGTCGAGGCGGAAAAGAAGGGGAGGACGTTGGCTATTTTTTTCTTGTTTGTTGTGGTTAAAGATAGCTTTAATTTGTCTACCTTAATATTTCTGTTAATTCTTTTTCTCATAAGCCCTCCGATTAATTATGTGTACACTGATAGGTGAAGTTGATCTGACAGCTGCCTTCAATTTTGATTCTGTTTACTCCATATCTAAGCCACAAATACTCTTCGTTACAGTTTTCATACCTTAAATTGCCGTATCTGTCAGACTGAATTGTCTCGTACTCGCCATCAATTATAATTGTCTCGCCATCTTCAAGATTAGTTAAGGTAAATGGTTTACCATTAAAGTTGGAAAGATTAGATAAGCTAATATCTCCATCACCTTTTTTAACAATGGTGATTTCAGGGGTTATTTTGATCCTTCCAGTATTTTTTATCTCAATAGTTTTGTAGTCCTCAACTTTTTGGTGAACAGTAGTGATAGGGCTGTACTTATAAGGAGAATCACATCTCATACTTAACTCTAAATATCCATCTTTTAAGCCGTTGTGAACTATCTCAGTTACATCTACAGGTATGCAATAATAAACATAGTCTTCAGGCATAAAGGAAAGGGGTTGATAATAATTAACATCTAACCATTCTGCAATTTCATTAATTTTCTTTTCATCCCATGATTCACTCATCCAAAAGCGAAGTTTTAACTGTCTTGGCTCCCGTTTCACTCCTTCAAAATAAGGCGTATCTGCACCTGCTACTGACAATTCATTTATTGAGCGGTTGCTTAAAAATTCTTCTCTAAATAAGCCGTCATCAACTGCACAGTTAATTATTCCAAAGTCAGTTGAACGTTGGCCGTTAAATATAAAGTGCATTTTTTCGCGAAACATTTGACACCTCCACAAAATAAGTAAAGAGCCGATCTTAAGACCGACTCCATTGATTAAAATTCCATGCCGTATTGTTTTTGTTTTTCGTTTAGTTCTTTCATTACCTGATTAGTAATCTGCTTAGGGTCATTTATGCCATTTAATGTTACGTTATTATTAAATACAGGGGATATGTTTTTGGTTATTTCCTTAGTATTATTAAGTGTCGGAGCATTCGGTTTACCAATGTTTTGAATACTTGGTATTAGACTGTTTGATAAACTCGCCTGATTAATATTCGGAACAATTGAAGGGATAGAGGTAATCCCTTTGCTAATCAAAGCTGATAATTTTCCACCTTGACCCCATTTAGGAGTGAAACTTTCGCTTTCAGCGGCAGTTTCTCTAACCGTTTTAACAGCCTCAAGCATATTCGCAGTGTCCGTCTTGTTTAAGATTAGCTCTTTATCATGAAGGAAGGCGAGTTTGCCTGCACCTAATCCGGTTCCTGTGTATCCGCCAGAAGCAAATGAGGATACTTTTTTACCAGTAGTATTACCTTTGGTCACAGTATTTAGGGCATTAGAAGCTTCTTTAAGCTTATCAATAAGGTTATTGGAAATACTCTTTCCGATAGACTCCATATTGCTATTAATGAACTTAGAGAATTCATTAAGTTGCTTTGATATGTCAGTGATTTTCCCGTTCATGAGTTTGTCTTCAATTTTCTTGAATTCTCTCTCATCGTTTGTCAGGTTATCATATTTGTCATTTATGGCATCTTGATCTTTTTCAAGCTGATCCTGTAGCGCTTCTTTTCGTTTGCTGTTCTCACGATCTTTAAGAAACTCATCTAAATCAATCTGTTGTTTTTCTAATTCCTTTTTCAGGTCATTATAATCAGACTTGCCTTTTTCGGAATCATCGAGCGCAAGCTTGTTTAGTTTATCTTGTATTTCCTGAATTCCATCTTGTTTCTCTTTTAATTCCTTCTGAAACTTAGCTTCATCATCGGTTTTATCAATCTCATCAATTAAATCCTGTGTAGCTTTCTGGTGAGCTTCTAACTCAAGGTCACGCATCTTTTCATACATTTCCTTGTAGATAGAAACAACTTCATCAGCTAATGATTTATAAATATCTTTGATCGACTTTTTGGTGTTATAAAGCTCAAGATTGAAATCCTTCTGTTTATCCTTCCAGTTTTCAATCTCCTCTGTGATTTGCTTTTGTATCTCTGGAAAACCTTTAGCTGCTTTTTTCTGTGCTTCTAGTTGCTTGATGTATTTTTTAGCCTCAGATTGTTGTTGTTGGATAAGCTTAATCTGTTTACTATAGTGCTTAACCTTATCTTCGTCCTCTTCGGTCATTGAAATCTTATTATCAACGTCTTTAAGTTTTGATTCTGTTTTCTTAGAGGACTTTTCAATATTGTTAAGTGTTTCATCAACTTCTGACTGGATTAACTGACCTTGAAGCTCTCTAACTTCTTCTTGGAAATTAATCAAATCAATCTTAGCTTGTTTTAGTTCTTCTTTAAGCTGGGCTTTCTGAGCAGAGTTAAGATTTTTATTTGCCTTAATTTCTTTTTCGATCCAAGAAACCTTTTGACTCTGAATCTTTTGTTGCTCAGATAAAGCCTTTTTCTGTTCATTGGTGTATTTTCTAAATTGTTTACTGTCAGATAAATAATGGCTAGCCAATGCCTGGCTTTTTGCAATTTTAACGTCATAATCACCAATACGCTTATCAAATTCATCAAGTTTAGATTGAACGAGTTCGTATCGAAGTTCTTGAATCTGATCATCAACTGAACTGAGGTCCCCTTGAAGAGAGATGAGGTCTGATTTAGCTTGAGCAATCGCTTGCTGTCTTTCAGCTTCGGCAGAAGAGGCATCAGAAACAGAGGTTCCTAATCCTTGTAAGTACTTTTCAGGGTCAATGGTTTTGCCGTTCTGTTCAATTTGAAGGTGAAGGTGGTTACCTGTGGAATTACCAGTGCTACCAACTTTGCCAATTGTTTGCCCGGCTTGAACTGTTTGGCCACTCTTAACGGATGGAGTGCTTTGCATATGCATATACTTAGCAACTGTTCCGTCATCTTGTTGGATAACAACCCAGTTACCTGCAGTTTTACTGTAGCCAGCAATCTGAACCTTACCATTCTGAAGTGATTTAATTGCTGTTCCAGCTTTTGCTGCATAGTCTGTTCCTTTATGTGGAGTAGAACGGTAAGCACCATCTTGAGCACCGTATTTGGAACTAACTCTAAATGCACTATTGCTAGTATAATAACTCGCAATTGAAGAATTAGCAGAGGTCATGGACTTAGTGTAGTTGGCCATGATCTTTTTAACGTAGTTTTGTGTTTCTTTGAAAGGAGGAATTCCTCCATATTTAACTACATTACCAGGTCCAGCGTTATAAGCAGCTAAAGCTTTCTCAACATTGCCGCCGAATTTTTCTAATTGCTGCGCAATGTATTTTGTACCGCCCATAATGTTTTGGTAAGGATCGTACGCATTAGAAACTCCCAAGCTTTTAGCGGTGGAAGGCATCAGCTGCATGAGTCCCATTGCCCCAGCACCAGAACGAGCTTTAGCATTGAATCCTGATTCTTGTTTAATTATGGCTGCAATAAGGGAAGGGTCAACACCGTATTTACTTGAGGCTGAATTAATGTAGCTGGAATACTTTCCTGAATAAGAACCACCGGAGGATGAGTATGAGCCACCCGATGAGCCAGAAGATGGGGAAGAGGAGGTGACAATGCCATATTGGGTGACATTGCCGGATTTAATCTGCTCTTTTAAAAGTTTAGCTTGTTCTTGCATAAGCTTTTTCTTTTGTTGAAGAGCTTTAATTTCCTTCTTAATTGCATCTCTGTATTTCTGAGAATACTTAGGGTAATCATTAACCTGTTTGTTGTATTTATCTATTTCAGCGTTAACTTTTTCTAATGATTCTTTATATTTATCTACGACATACATTGAAGTTTTTGTTTCTTCAGATGCTTTTTCTTGCTCGTCTGAGTAATTTTCAAGAGATGTCCCAACTTCGTTTAAAGAAGTTGAAGTGATTTCAGACACCTTATCCATGCTCTCTAGGCTTTCTACGAACTTTTTGTAATTTTCGTAGTTTTGTTTAGCGCCACTGATATTTTGAATACCGCCATTATTGATATTTTTTAAGGCGTTCTCGTATTCTTTTTTAAATTCAGCAAGTTGTTTTTTGGCTTCCTTTAATGATTTAACCTTTATCGGATCGACTGATCCATCTTTTGGCATTGTAACTGTGTATTCATTTGCTTGAGCTAGAATTAATTTCTTGACAGCTTTTATTTTGTCATTGTAGGATGCAATAAATTCATCTCTACTTTTTATTACAGCCTGACGGTTTATGTTAACAATGCCATTTTGAACTGAAATTGCTTTTGATAAACTTTTTTCTTTTTGTATAAGCTTCATTGCTTCGGCAGCTGATAAATTTTTACCTTCAGCCACTTTTTCAAGTAGTTCATTATAAATAGAAACTTTATTTGCTACTTCATCATAGCCCTCTTCTTGAAGGGTTGATGCAGCATAATCACTTTGCTTAGAATTGATTAGATCGTCAATTATATTTAAGGTTGCTTCTAAATCACCTTTTGCCTCTTTAAGCTTATCGGAGAGCATACCAACTGAATCACCTAAGGCATCAACGCCTTCGCCGTTTTCATCCCACGCAACTTTAGCCTGATCACCAGAATTTTTAGCACTATCAACAGCATCTTTGAGATCACTGTAAGAAAAAGATAAATCATCAACTTTAACTTTACCATCTGAAAACTCCGTTATTAAGCTCTTAAGTGATTGAGTTTGTTCGTCAAAAGTTGAACTTTTCCCATCATTTAACGCTTTTTGCATTGAATTCATTATAGTAGCTACTTGAGTAGAAAAACTTTTTAGCTGTTCTGGATTCAGCTTGCTGAAATCCATTGCATTTAGAACATCAGTAATGGATTTCTTGATACTTGGGTTAATGTCAATATCATTAAAAGCATTTATTACATCAAGAACAGAAGCCTGAATTTCTGCATTTGCACTAACTATGGATTGTTTTGTTCGTAACGCTTCACGTTCGTATTTATAGCCTTCTTTAGTGTAGTCATCGTTATTAGCAAATGGATTTTCAAATACTCGAGTTAACCAACTTGAGCCTTCTTTCATTTTATCAGATAGCTGTTGATTGGTTTCCATTTCTTTGTTTAACTTATTAAGCTTATCTAATTGGTCTGAGAAGTTGCTTGTTGCATTATCTTTAATATCCCTTTTGTTGAAATTTGCCATTTGTTCTGTGTACGCAATTGCTTCTTTGAGTGCTGCATTATTTTTAATGATAGCATTCCCTTGCGCATCGTATCCTGCTACTACGTTAGGGAAGGTGGCAGCTAATTGTTGTGTTACAGAAAGATATTCTTGTTCTTGATCAGGTGCTAATTGGTTAGCTTCTTTAGCTTTGTTTAGCTCTTTGTACTTATTAATCAAATCTTTAGTTGCTTCTTTATTTGTTGTCCAAGCCTCGATGCTTGTTTTTTGAGCAGTTTCAAAATCTTCTTGAGCTTTTTTAGCATCTGAATAAGCTGTAACAATTTTTTCAATGGCAAATCCAAGTGCGGCAAATGCAGCAAGAGGGAGGAACGAACCTGCTAAAAATGCCCCAGTCGCTTTAGCAGCCTTTCCAAGTGTTGCAAAAGACAAAGATAATACTCTAGTGGCTGTAGTGGCAACCGCTGTTTTAGCTGAATATCCTTGCAACTGAATTGGTAATGTTCTTAGTAAGTCAATAATTTTGGCACCGTTGCCCATTGAAGTGGTGCGGAGTGCAGTTGAGAATAGTAGAGTGGCAGCTGTTGCAGTTGCGAATGCTGGAGCAAGGAAACCGATATTATTAACTGTGCTAGTAAGCACTCCCATTAGTTTACCTAAAGCTTCAGTAGAAGCAATTAATCCATCGCTAATAAAAGCATCACTTGCAGCAATTGAGAATTCAGTAACCGTATTTTGAAGTCTATTTATGCGAGCTTGCAAACTATCTGCGTACTTCTCTTGCTCTTTCCAAGCTGAACCCATTGAATTTGCAGCAGTGTTTGCTGCATCCTGATAAATGGAATAGTTATTAAGCATGGCGTTAAATCTGGACAATTGATAAATTCCAGCAACACCAATTGAAGTGTTCTGTTTCTGTGCATCTGATAAGGTGTCCCATTTTTCAGCAACTTCGCCAATCAAATCACTTGAAGTCTTTGCCTCGCCAGCAGATGTTTTAACTGAGATACCAATTTGGTCAAGAGCCTTAATCGAGCTCTCATTATTTCCAATACGTGCAAAAATAGTTTTGAGCGAGTTCAATTCTGTTACTTTCACCCTGAAGGCTACTGACCACCATTGTGGCGGTATGGTACTTCAACCACACTCTCTATGTTTCCATAGATGTTCAGACTGTCGCTTCACAATTCTGTGTCTCTTCGCTCAGTCGTTCAGGCTGCCATTACGCTTGCCCCTTGTTGTCCTCGACTTAACGTTAGGAGTTCCAAGTCAATCAGAAGAGATTTAAAGTCAGCAATCGCTTTACCGACTATGTTTCCACTTTCACGAGTAGTACTAGCAATCGCGGTAGTATAACCAATCAAATCATTTAATTCTACACCAAACGTACTTGCGGTACTTCCAGCTTTCCTAATAGAATTTGCTAAATCCATCGTGGAAACGGCATAGTTATTATCAACTTCATTAAGCTTGTCAGCAATGGAAATTGAATCTCCGGCAGCGACATTAAAATTCAGCATTGCGGCAGTTAGGGTATTAACAGTATCAGTTGGATTCAAGTCAGAAATATTTTGAAGTACTTGTGCAGTCTTTGTAATATTTCCTAATTCATCTTCTTGAAAGCCCATCTTTCCGAAATCTCCAGTTATCTGGAGGATATCACTAATCTTATTACTTAGCTGGTCACCTAAATCAACTGAATTCTGAAGTAAATCATTAAATTTGTAATCAGGTAAATCCATGACTCTTCGAATATTAGTCATTAAGGTATCAATTTCAATTGCTTGTTGAGTAATATTCTTTAATGCAGTTATTGTTCCGTAGAAAATTGACCCGCTTATTAGATAAGCAGGCATGCGACTAAATGCACTCCCAAGTTGTTCTCCAAAGGAAGTGGTTGTCTGAGTAGATGATTGGATAGAGGCTGATAATTCTCTAAACTTCATATTTAAGCTTTGAATTTTGGAGCTTAGGGCTGGAGTTTTAGCGGACAATTGGTTAACTGAATTGAGATATTGCTGTATTTGCTGATTACTTTGAGCACTTAAGTTGTTTCCATATGTACTTTTTAACTTATTCGCATTAAGCTGCGCTGCTCGTTGATAAAGTTGGATTTGTCTTTCTAATTCTTTGTTTTTAGCAACTGCAGAAGATTTATCATCAAGGGTTTTAAGCTTTAGTTTTAATTTTCGATTTGTTGTGCAGTCTGTGCTAAATTAATTTTTCTACCAAGGGATGACAAGGTTGTATCAGAAACGATTCCTTGTTGTCTTAATCTTTCTAAAGAGGTCTTTAACTCTTCAGAGGCTTTTCTTTGTTGATCATAATTTGTTGTTATCTTGGAAGAAGTAACATTAGTTTTAGGATCAGTAGCATAAGTAATATCATCAAAACCATTGCGATTTTTTTGAATTACTCTTGTTGTTTGTCCGTGGCTATTTTTCTGCTCAGTTTTCTTTTGAACCTGACCAAGTTTTTCAGTAGCTGAGGAAAGCTTGTTTACTTCTTGGGTTTGTTCTTTTAGTGACTTATTGCGATTATCGATTATCTTAGTTTCACGTTGAAGTATTTCACCATTTTTCTTATATTGCTGTGTTAGTTTATCAACGGTACCGTCAGCATTTTTGACAACTTTAGAGGATTCTCTAACGGTTTGATTATACGCCTTAAGATTTTTCTGATAAATTTCAACTGAAGATGAGAATTCTTTAAGTGTTTTTAAAGTAGCTGAATCAATATTGGTGTTTAATTTTAGCGCGTTTAATTTTCCTTGGAGAGTTTTTATTTGCTTATTAAGCTGTTCAACTGTAGAAGAGGAGGTGTCAGCTTGGGGAGTTAAAATAATTTTGAGGTTTTGACTCAAGTATTAGTCACATCCTTTCAATAATGAGGGGAAAATAAAAAGCCACCCAGTTATTGAGCGACTTTGTTTGCTTTACGCATTGCTAATTCAAATATACTTTGCCAATACTCTACTTCTTTTATTGCAGTAATCGTTATTTGATCTGTATTAGAATATCCTTTTTCATTAAAAGGGAGGAAATCGATATAATAGTTAGGGCAATCAAAATCATCATTAACAATTTTTAACCTAACTTTTTTAAGAACTTTCTGATTGATGGCATTAGGAGAACTCCCGCCTATTATTGCACCTATTCCACCAGCGACTAATCCGCCGATTAAAGCTCCGGCTATTTGATTTCCTCTTTCAGCTTTGACTACTGTTTGATCGTCAATAATAATTGTTGATTCAATAACTTTAGAAAAAGGAATTGAGATTTCAGAGTAACTATTTCCAGTTTTTGTATAGATTTTAAACAAATTTTTATCCTTGTTAAATGCAATTTTTTCATTTGAAAAAGGGTTTATAAAAAACTTATCTGCTTGAAATTCTTTATCCAAGTTAATTAATTCATTTTTAATTTGTTCGTCTACTTTAGTCATTGTTTTTCCTTTATTAGTTGCATGTATAGACCATATTATTGAAATAGGCAGGATAATGCAAAGCAAAAAAAGGATTATCCAGTACATAGTATCCATCCGACCACCGCCAGTATTATTTTCCTACATTATATCATGGTTTCCAGAAGCGTAGAACAAGAATACGGCGATAAGTGGTTACGAGGCATTCCTTTCTTTTTCCTTTTTGATCTTTTCAAGTAAATCACTCAAATAATCCACAACCAATAAATTTTTTCTGTCTTTAAAATAAGCCCACCAAAATGCAAGGGTTGCCCCAGCTACAAATATTGTATTAATAAGAGGGAATGAGTCAAACAATGACTGATAAACACCTATAGCAATATTCCAAACTGCTAAAATCCAAGGTAAATGTTTAGTATGATCATAGTTTTTTTGAAGATTCTCTAGTCTTGCTTCAATAAAAATTAAAGAATCCTTATCGACTTCTCTCAAAGAATTTAGGATTGTGCTTCTGCTTTCCTCAGTCTTATTCAGATATCCTAAATCATCTTTAATGTATTCAAGGAATTGTTTAGTATCAAGGGAAAGAAGTTGTTCTGTTACTGTATTACTATCCATAGCAAATCACCTCAAAGTGATTATCGGACACAAATGGAAAATTTTAAAGAGAAGGGAGGGAAAACCTCCCTGAATTGTGGTACTATTAGAATTATTATCAAGCAAGGAGAGATTGTTATGGAAAAAAGACCAGCTGAAACTAGACCAGATAACAGACCGACTGAGAATGCAATGAACATACCAAAACACGAGCAACACTCAGCCAATAAACAGTCTATTACAATAAAACCACCAAGAAAGAACTAATCTGCATCACTTTCAAATGTAGCGTTATATTTTTCTTGAGCCTTTTTAGCATCATCTGTATTGTAAATAGATATAATAAAACCTGTTTTAGTATCAACGAATATCTTGTCTACTTCGACATCCTTATTATCTTTTAAAATATTTGTCCAGTGCTCTGAATCAGAGAGTAGCAGATTTCTATCTAATTCAACGGGTCTGGACACTTTTTCTATAATTCCATAAATAACTTCGTTAGGATTGTCAATTTTTCTAAATGAAATGACCTGAGAATCATCCTTCAAAAATGTCTCATTCCATACCGTACTAGTGTCTGAAAGTTCAGCAGTTCCACTTCCTTTTCTCACAACATTCACCAATTTAATCATCCACTTGTAACCGAACCTTGCTACTAACCAAGAGAAAAGAAAACTGAAAATAACACTGAACAACACAAAGTAAACCAGGAAACCAAGATTATTCGATAATTCAAGAACATCACTTAGTGTTTGAATATATAACCATCGATTGCTGATTAAATGTGTATTAACAATCATCTCTGCTAACTGATAAATCCCAAGCACAACCATTCCAACAGGGAACCATAAAATTGCACTTATTGCTGCTATTTCAAAGTTTATATGTTTGCTTGCTGGATGTAATCCGAATAATTGTATCCAAAAGTAGCTCAATAACCCTGGTAAAGTAAAAATTAAAATTGCTACAAAGTTTTCCATACTGACTCTCCTTTAAATTAATTTTACAGAAAAAAGTTGGGTAGTTCACTATATATTTCAAAATAAAAAAGGTACCTGTTGAGTACCTTCCTTTTTCTTGTGCAGTTTAAGTTACCCTTTAGTGTAATAAGTGTTAACTCCTCTTGTTTTTCATTTAGCAACCAAAATGACTGATACGGAATGTTATCCTGCGTTAATCATTCTTCTCGAAGCTATGTCTACCTATAGAGCATAATGAATCATCCAATGCAAACAGCATTTCTTCCCAAGGTATAGATGACCTGCAGCAAGTACATTCTTCTACATAATTATATGGATACAAGCCATATTTAATAAAAGTGTCTAATTGATTAGGAGTTAGACTTTTAACGCCCTCTGAAACTATTTTTTTGCCAATACCTATTACAGCTTTCCCCTCAAGGCTTCCCATTTTGAGTAAATCTTCAACATAATCTACAAAAGATGAATCTCGCTCATATTGGTCTTGCACTCGGATTTTTAATTTTTCTATTTCCATAGTAATCCTCCTTTTCTAAAGTCTTAATAATTTTACACTAAAAAAGGATATTATTTTTGGACATTATTATCATCTTTTAAACATAAGCAAAATCCCCCCTGATTGATGAGGAATCTTGATTCTGCATAAAAGAGGGATTTTATTGGGAATGAAAGAGGGTGTTATGAGAATATCTTATTTTTCTCTTCTTCAAATTCCCTGAGATCATAGTGGGCAATAGTGGTTGATACATCTTCGTGGTGTGCAACATATTTTGAAACGAGCTTTAAATCCACTCCACTTTCAAGAAGATAGGTTACACAAGAGGCTTTAAATATATGTGGGTTGACTCTTCGTTGGAGAATATCGCTTAAAACATTTGAACAAAAGTAATCTGCCCAAGACTTTGAAGCTTGCTTAGCTTCTCCTCCATATTTAGTTGAGAATATATACTCAGATTCATATCCTCTCTGACCAACCCAAAGCTTCATGTATTTTAGAGCTTCAAGGTTGATCATATAAGGCTCTACTTTCCCATCCTCACCTTGTCCCTTTAACCGCACGTTATGACTATAAACAAAGGTTTTACCTTCAGGAATTGGATAGTCGAGTATTTCAGTTTTAAACTGAACAATTTCACTTCTTCTAGCTCCCACATTAAAAGCTGTCGCAAGCCAAGCCATCCCTAAATAATTTTCATCTTTTTCAAGGACATCCATCATTTCTTTGTATTCGTCAAATGTTATCTTAACTTTGTCATAGACTTTGTTTTTGGGGATAGGAGGGAGCCCTCGAGTTAAATTTCTAAAACTACGGTACTCTTTGAAATCCTCGTCATCAGCAATAACATTTTCAATGTAGTTAAACATGGATGACACACAAGCTTTTTTAAAGCTTTGCGAAGATGAGGAGAGCTTGCGGTTATCACGAAGGTAGCTTAAATAACGAAGAATATCTCTTTTAGTAAGCTTATATAAAGGTTTATTATTCATTGATTGGTACACGTAATATCCAAACTGTCTTAGTCCGGATTGGTATTGTTTTTTGTATCTGGACTAAAGTTTTGAACAGCAATGAACTCATCAACAATTGTCCTTAATTCATCATTTACGTGTTGCCACATTTCGTCTGTGATTTCTGGGAGTTTTTTAGCCCTATCCCGTAACATGTTTTTCTTAATTTTGGCCATTAATACACCACCGTTATTCTGTTTTAATACCACTTGCATGTAAATCTTTTTTCGCAGCGGCAATTAATCGTCCATCCTTTAAGGATTCAGCTGTATTCTTCATAAACGCACGAGATTTCCCATAACCGTAACCATATTTATCAGGATAAGTATAGCCTTGTCCAGTCTCTACGACAGTAGCAACATCTTTACCGCTGTCTTCACGGGTGTTGTCTAAGAAAATTCCATTGGCGTGGTTTTCAATTACAAAGGAATTCTTTAAAAGAGTTGTACGTTCATACACGAGCGGGTCATAGGAGTCATACACATCAGATTGAACATGATCCTGACCCGTTTTAATCATTGACTGCTTTGTGTTTGATTTTTTTTGAATTGCCTGTTTTGCAGCGAATTCAATCATTGCTGCTATTTCTTTCATGTTCTTAGCCATTATTCAGTCTCTTTTTCACTGTCAATATCTTCGACCTTTTTTAGAATGAGATCATTTATTTCTTCCGAAGTCATGTTTGAAAGTTTGTCTAAGTTCTCCTGCATCATCTTTGTTGCTTCTCCAAATTTCTTCATGCTTTCTTCAGGGAAGCTACTAATAATCATTGGGAAAAATTCAGAGTCTACAAGTTTAACAAACCACTTAACCTTGTTTTTGATATCACTTGGAATGCCTAAGTCTGTAAATTCCTTAATTAGTGAAAAGAAGCCCCATTGAACAGGATTTATACTTTTAAAGTCAATGGTTTTTTCTTCGGCTTTTTGTGGATCTGAAATCAATTCAGTAAGCATGTTGGTTAGTCGGGTAGGGGAGAAGTAAGGGTAAATAAAAACATGAACGTCATTAGTGAGCTGTACTTTTTCCTTCTTGTCGTATTTGCTTACACTTTCTTCAATCAATGCTAAATTTAATTTTTTCGATGCCATTTCATTTCCTCCTTATATATCCTCTGATCTTAAAAAAAGACACCTCAAAGGGGAGAGGTGTCTAAATAAAACTTGTATTTTATCCTGTTTTCTGTTGCTTCAACTCGTCTAAGGTGTAAAAGGGGTTATTGGTAAACAATCCATCAACCTTTAAACCGAGCATTTCTTTGGTCAGTTTTCTCTCATTTTCTGCATCAAAGAACACATGTATTTTCAGATTTGCTGCATGTACTTTCTTTACAAATGATTCATCAACTAATTTAGCGTTAGGGCCAACTGCATAAGCATATTTTTTGATGTTTTTTAAAGTGTCGCTAGTTAAACTTTCTACCTCTTCATCACCTAGTAAACGCATAAGAGGAATATTTTTATTGATTGAATGTAACTTTTTTAAACTCTTTTCGCTAAAAGACTGTAAAACAACTTTATGTTTAGTGATTAGTTTATACTTATTCAGTATATCAATAAGTTTCTGTTCCATTACTAAATTGCCGTTATTATCTTCTCTGGTTTCAATGTAATAATTGGTCGAGAGGCCAAATTCTTTTATAATCTCTTCGATTGTCATTATTTTTTGATCTTTACCAGCATTGAGTTTTTTTAATTGAGACAAAGTGAGATCCTGAACTTTTCCTTTTCCATTAGTTGTTCTTTCAACATCCTTATCGTGTATTGCGACTAATTCGCCATCTTTAGTTTGTCTCAAATCAATTTCGATAAAATCTGTCTTGTCTTTAATTGCTCGTTTGTAAGATAATACGGTATGTTCTGGTTCTAAATCAGACGCTCCTCTGTGAGCAATAATCAATGGAGTGTAGTTAGCTATAGGAGGATTTTCTGTTTTTCCCGAACCTTTAATAGATGAGTGAGAAGTGGTGGAACACCCTCCTATGAAGATTAGAAATACAATTATTAAGTTTTTTAATATATTCATAGATACAAAATTATCATATTTGGGTGTTGTCTTCAATGTATTCTTTACCAGTAATTTCTTTATATTCTTCAGGTGTTATTTTTCCTTTGACAACTGCTTGTTTTACACGGTACTCATCCCATACACCATTACCGTTGTTATAATAATCTTTTATTGTTTCATACCAGTTCATTAAATTACTCCACTCATCATAAGTTGAAAGGTGAGGTCGCCCAATTGTTGCTTTGTTTTCTCTGCTTCAGTTGGTTCTGGTGCTTCGGGTTTTAAGCTATCTATATATTCCTGAGTTGCAGACTCAAACCACTTTTGTTTTTTTATATCGAATTTAGCTTTATAAAACGAAGGCGGTTGAATCTCTGTACAATTCTTTGGAATTATATAGAGTCCTTCTTCGTTTGGATTTTCAATTAGGACAGGCTTGTCAAATAAGAAATCTTCATCATATCTATAGACTTGAATCATTTATAACCTCCTTATTGTAATGGGATTACTATATCCAAGTAATATCCGGTTGCTTTAGTTGAGTCAGCTGGAGTTGGATATTTGACTTTCATTTCTCCATTTTCATAAAGAATTAATCCTGCACTTCCTCCAGTACCGCTAATAGGTACTAAGTTTACTGAACCTCCAATAGGAACAGCAGTTGACGGAATTTTACCAAATATAACATCAGCATTTGTGACTACATGACCTCTCATCAAAAGAAGACTGCCCCATTTTGAATATATTGGAGTTCTGGTACCAACTGTGGCACCATTTTGCAATGTTATATTTGACCATGTAGCCTTATTGAATTCAGAGTAAGATGCTTGTTTTACATTATCAACATTATTGAGTCCAATTTGAATTTTAGTTACATTATGTGGGTTATCATTTCTATTAGCATGAGCATCTACTTTTGATTGTGAGCCTTCCACTGATTCTATTTCACGCCAAGTTGTCCAAGTATCAGAACTGGCTACTTTGTTTCTCATAAACTTTCTTCTACCTGATGATGATGTGTCACTGCTACTATATGACGTGAATTCTTGATATGCATATGTGCCGTAGTTATATATCATTAAGTATCCATTATTATTGACAGGAGCGTTTAATGCTGTTGAGGCACTACTTATGTAATAAAATCCAGTATCGGTAACAGTATTGAAATCTGCACCAGATAAATACTTTGCTAGTCCGTTATCCTGAGTTATTTTATAGAGCTGTGAGCCGTTCCACTTATCTTTATCAGCCTGAGACACATGACGAATGCCATTCGAATCATGTGCTTGGAATTGACTAAACGATGCTTGTTTATCATTAGTGACATTGCCCAAACCTATTTGTTCTTTCGTTACATAATGAGGATTAGAGAGATTATTTACGTGATTATCAAACTCCGTTTTAGCTGCTTGTTGGATATCATCAACGTTCCCTAAACCAACTTGATCTTTTGTTACTGAATGTGGATTGGACTTGTCATCAACATGTTTATTGAATTCAGTCTTTGTTGCTTGTTGTTCATTGATAACTTTAGACAATCCGACCTGCGCTTTGGTGACTTGATGGGGATTGTTATTGTTTTCGGTATGCTGTTTTAATTCGAAATTTTGCTGTTCCATAAAGTCGTTCACTTTTTCAGTTAACGCCTGTTCATGGTCGATCATGTGCTTTTCGGTTTTAGTGTAATCATTTCTAAGGTTATTGATCTGAATATTGTTTTGTTTAAGTTGGCCTACGAATTTGCTGCTACTCATTAACTCACCGCAATTCCTTTTACAGTAACATCACCATTAACTGAAATTACTTCAACCATAAATTTAAACAAGCCGGCTATTTCAAAATCCCAATTCTCATTAGTGTTTAATGTTCCTGTGCCTAATTGAAAGTCTGTTTTGTTTGTTCCAGCAAGCTCCGTTTTTTCACCATTTTCATCTATCGCAAAGAATTTTAATTCTCTTGTAGTTGAGGAACCAGAGATCTTAACAGTAATATCCCGAAAATGTGATACTGAAAATTCTTCACCTTCAGACGGGGCAGTTGTTGCTTCGTGAAATGTAAAGGTTGTTTTATCTGGTATGGTTCTCAAAATATTGTCATCGGTTTCTGGCAACATCTCTACCTCCTTAATTTGTATAAAAACTGTCTTTTATTTAAATATGAAGAGGGGAGAGACCCCCTCAAAAATCATTTAGCTTCAAATACTCTTACATCTCTGTCAGTACCGTCATTAATTACATAAACATAAAGTGTTTTTCCTTCTGCGACAGGGACTGAGAATGGTTTTTCACCAGCTGCCAAAGGAATACCTGTATCAGCCGTTACATTAGAGTTCCCAATGTAAATTGTTCCTTCTGAAGGAGGGTATACAGTAAGGGTTGTCCTGTCAGTTATGCCTGCGGTAACTTTTTGGGCTGTTGAAGTCACTTTGAATTTATCCGTCTTAAAAGAGGAGAAGCCTGGATCTTTTTCATTCACTGTTACGGAAGGGGATTGTACTTGTATCCCTTTGATAGCATCCAAGCCAGTTTGAGGGAAGTCCACCTGTAGTGGTTTTTCTTGTGATTTAAGATGGATGTCAGTGATCGGCTTTCCAGTTCCATCGTCTCTAGCTGAAGTATATATGTCTCCGTCTTTATTCAAAAGTGCCAAGATATCAAACTCCTATCATTATTTTGTTTATTTTGTTGTTCCTATGTCTACACTACTTTTCGTGGTCTCATCTTGATCGGTTTTAATTCCCTTTGTTCCATCAGGGTTACGTTTGACACGTGCGAAATTACCTATCTTACCATTATCATCAGCAAGCGCACGGTATCCGATTTCAGGTGTATATGCAGAACCTGCTTCAAATGACATGTCTGCTTCACCAGAGAAGTTAACCTTAGGAAGTTGAATGTAGAGGTCGCTGTAAATCTTAGAGGTTTTAGGATCGTATTCAATAGTGTGGATTTCGAAGTAGTAGTTCTCGGAGAATTTTTCACCACTGATTTCAACAGTTTCTGCTTCAACTTCGATTTGGTAATGAGCTGTAACAGATTTTCCTTTAGCAGCGAAAATCTCAGGAACTGTAACTGTTTGAGAAGAGGAATCTATTTCTTGTTGCTCCCCCTCCTCATTAGTCAAAGAAACTTTGGACAATGGAAGGTAAGCGAGGGTAACTGTTCCAGAATCACTGACTGTTAAATTTTCATCTTCCCATACAGAAATAGTTTCGTTTTCAATTTTTACACCTTGTTGCATGGCCATAAAATCTAAATCGAAGAATGCATTACGGACATTCCCGGAAACTTCTTTGCTTGAGTTAATAACGTAAAGGTCACGGTTTCCCCATCCGCCCTTTAAAAAATCTTGTTGAACTTGTTGGGAGAATTGAGTCATTTGTGTAACAGCAGAAGCAACGACCTTATTGTCGCTTATTCTTTTTGCTAAAATCTTACCAACTTCATGGATAACTGTTTGTTTTGCCAAGTTGTTTCCTCCTATAATTTAATAAAAAAAGAGACTAGTTTTTTAGTCTCCAAACAATTTCTCAATATTTTTAGCTTCTTTTGAGTCAAGGTGATATGTTTCTTCTTTATAAAGATCAACATGATTACTCCAATCACCGACTTTTACATCTGGAGAGACTGTAGCAAATAATGTTGAGGTGTTATAATTCATCACTTCGCTCATTCTGTAATACGAAAGATAAAGCTGGTACATTGTCATTTCCGAAATTTCTTCGTATGTGTAACCATTAAAAGCAGCCACACAACTTGCAATATCTTTTAAATCGTTTTGCGAATCCTGTTGTTTTAATGTTTTACTGATATCATGAAACTCCTGAAGCTCCGCATTATCAATGATTTTATCTTCTGTGAGACAATGCATATCCAATATCAGCTTTCTGATGTTGTTGAATATTTTTTTGTCGATAGTTTGCAATGATTCTGTATCTTTAACAACTCTGGACAAAACCTTGAAGTATGCCTCACTGAATTCGGGAAGAAGAGAATGAACGATATCGAACAGGCTTCTCTTTTTCAATTCAATGATTAATGCATCTAGAGAACCGTCTTCATTAAATTTTGAATGCTCCCGAATGATTTCTTTTTTACTCATTTTCATCATATTCAAGGCACTTATGTAATCGGGATATTCTTTCAAACGAATAAAATCCAGTTCACCGATCTCTGTATTAATGGGTTTTCCTAAGAAGAAAAAGTCTTTGAATTCATTCATTTACTTGCTCCAAATGTAAAAATCATCTTGTACCCTAAATACCCATCAGGAGCATTGCTTATCAATAAACGATTATAGTTTACATTTACTCCGAAGCCAGCTATATTCTGATTGAAAAACAAAGAAGATATTCGATCTGTGATCTTTAAGTTTCTGAATTCAGTCTCTTCATATGTGTTGATGTGAGTGTATACATCAATCATTAAATCCTGATTAAGCAACATTATACTTTGATTAGAAGGCTTTGGAATTGCGTTTCCTAGATAAATACATAGTCTACAGATAGGTGTGTTAATGAGATCGTCTGTTTTGGGAGCACGTTTAATTATGGTCTTCATAATCGAAGACGAGTCATCGACTGGATCATAATAATTGTCCAGTGTTTGAACGTCAGGAAGAGAAGGGGATAGAGGATCATCTTTATAATACAAAAGGCGATTTAACGGTTTATCATCAATGACAGTCCTGAAAATCTTAGTCATATGTTCAACCATCATACTCATTCGCTATCACCTCCAACTTTCTTCTTGGCTATTAGTTTAATTGTTCCGGTGTCTCCATAGACCTTCGAATAGTCTATGTCATCGACACGGTATTCTTCGCCATAAAAAGAAAGAAAAAGACCCTTTTTTAATTTTTCATGTTTTACAAACGGAATAGTAATATGAGCTTGTCCTTCAGGAATGTTTATCGCCAATTCTGACCCAATTACTGAAGACGTTCGTTCTAAAATACATGGGAAGTCAACCTTCTCACCAGGTACTTTAATCTTTATCGGTCTCCCGGTAATTTCATCAATCTTCCCGGAATCGATTAGTTTATCAGATGATGTTAGACTAATCGATGAATTACAAAGCCGCATCGTAGCACTGTCATTCATTTTGTTATCGGTAGGACGTGAATTAACTAACCAATAGCTACCGTCATAAAGGATTAAGTCTCCACGATTTAATAGCCCTAATACTGTAAGGACTTTTTTTGTTTCGCTGTCCTGAGTGGTTTGGATTATTACCTGCTCAGGCTTACCGTTCAATTCAATGTCGTATGTTTCAGGTGAATTAGCTAAGATTTCTTTAAAGACTTCGTATTTGTTTGAATTAAACTCTTCGTTTTCCCATCCACTTAAATAATTTGAGGAAGAAGTTAGATACCAATCTTTAGACATCTAATCACCTCAATCAAAGTTATTTACCTTTAATTTGCTCATCTTTTTTTCAATTTTATCAACGAGATCTTCATAAGCTCTGTTAATTTGCGCTTTAGTATTCGCTAAACCTGTCAATTGAATATCTCTGCCCACAACGTTGTTTAATTTAAGCGCTCTGTCTCGGTATCTTCCAAGATAATCTTTATACATCAGCATTCCTAATATTTGAATTTGAGGAGAGGTAGGCGGCTCTTTAAAAGTGTTTGTTTCTTCATCATAATTAAGCTCTGTCAACTCACCTTCATACTCGCCAATAGCATTCATTAAAAATTGTTGCTCCAAACCATCAGGAAGAACCTCATTTGATTGAAACATTGAATGGAAAACGTTTATGACTTTATCATAAGGAGTCATCGTTCATCACTCCTTATGTTTGAACGTCAAATTTAAATCCAGTGTAATCTTCAATGAACTTAATTTTGTTGTAGTCATTGATTTTTTCTTTCTTAGCAACTTCAAACAATTGAGCTTTTTCAGATTCTAATACGATTTCTTTTTGTACATTGTCTTCAAAGGCTTTTTGTGTTTTGTAGCCCAAAATTTGTTTGATTCGTTCAACGGTAATAACTTCTTGTTTGTCATCTTTGCCTTCAGTCTCAAACCCTAAGTGTACACGAGTTTCTTTATCATCAATGTAGATCTTAGCATGGGTACCTTGACCGTCAGTCCCAATAAATAATGAAGTATTATCATACACCTGAGATTGAACTTCACCAGCTGCGATTTGTCTAATCCCATTAGCAGGTAGCCTGAAGTCACCATGGCTGTCAATCTTTTTGAAATATAAATCCCATGGACATAAATTTTTAATTGCTATTTTCTTATCTAAATTAAAAGACATGTAATCCCTCCAAATAAAAAGGAGGGACACAGCCCTCCTAAATTTTTAATGATTTAAACTTGTGGTAATTCATATTTAGTGTCTCTAATGAGACCGATTTGATGTTCTTGTCCCTTAGCAACACCTGCACCAATTTCCATATCAAAACGAGTGATTTCAGTTCCAGTGATAATATCGTTACCGTTCATTGAAGTCAATCCGCCTTTTTGGAATACTTGAAGTGGGGACTTTTTACCTTGAGGAATGAAGAAGAGAAGACCTTCAGGTAGGTATGTTTTGAAGTTGTCACCGGCTTTATTTAATTCTGTAAGATTGTACGAGTTAGGCAATTCAACAACAGAAGAGCCTTTATAAGTGTTTAATAATCCTGTTCTACGAATCTCATCCATTACAGATTGAGGAAGCTTAGTGCTTGTAGCATCTCCTGCAACTGCTTGGAATCCTGCAAAATCATTTAACTGAGAAACAACAGAAAAATCACCAACAATAGACGGTTGTCCAAATCGGCGAATCTTTGTGACTGTCTCATCAACTGAAGATTTAGTGATGCCTTCAGTTTCAGCGAAGTATTTTACTCCTGTTGCATTTTTGATCGCATTAAACATTTCATTTACGACATAATACATTGCTTTATTCATCATGTCTATTTGAACTTGTTCCATACCTTCAGCAACTTTATCGAGGTTTCCACTTTGAATCTCACGATAGTTAACTGCGTAACCAGAAGAAATGGTTTGTGTCCCGATCGGATATTCGCTCCAAGTTGTAGTAGCGAACGGTACGTCACCACGGGGAGCTTGGAATTGGCTTCGGATTGATTCATGTGCGTAAGTTGTCATCATTGGTTGTTGATCATATCCAATAGTTTTAAAAGTGCCCATAAAATCAAATAGCTTAATTGCTGAAATGAGTTTAGGCTCAATAGCATAACGAACAATTGTATTGATTTCGGCTTTTGCTACAGGGTTACCCATAACTGCTTGTGAAGCTAGTTCCTTCACACGGTTCATTGCTACGTCTGCTTTTGCACCAAATTTAGAAAGGTCTTGCCCTGTTGCTACTGCAGAAAAGATTTCTACAATAGGTGATTTAGCATTCAATTTTGCATTTGCATAATGATGTGAGTCTTTTTGAACATTATTTAATTCAACTGTATACATTAATAGTTACCTCCAAAATTATAATTAAGCCTGTACTGTTAGGTACAAACCTTTTCCGCCGAATGAAGTTTTCTCTACTACTTTTAAAGACACTTTGAATTCTGCAACATCGTCTCCAGCTTTAACCCATTTACCTGTTTTGTCTGCAGCAGGAACTAATACATCATCTTTAATAAGAGCATCATAATCAACTACACAATCTGAACTAAGCTCGATAGGCAATCCTTTTAAATCAGCTACATTAAAAGCAAGAACGTACTCACCTTTCAGGATTTTGAAGTCTGCTTTATTGCGGATTTCCGGCTTATCAATAATATTCCCAACAACATAGACATCACCTTTTGCAGATAATGTAGCTCCTGGAGGGAATGCATTTTTTGATGAATCGTTAGGGATTACAACGAGACCAGGGACTAGATCTACAGTTGCTTTGCAACGAGGGTTGTTTCGCACTTGTTTATAAGCGCCAATAGTGCCAAATTTGAACATTAAATATTCCTCCTAATTTCTATAAAAGTGTTATTTTATCTTAATAAAGATCATCAATTGTCACTGAACCTTGCTGTCCAGAATCTTGAACTTCAGAATAAATATCGAAATTTGTATTGCTATTAGTCTCAGAAGCTTGCTTCTTTGAGCGTTCAGCGATGAAGGATCGAGCGATTGCTGAGTTGATTTCAGAAATAATTTCGTTTTTAAGCTCGACAGAAGGGGACTTAGAGAACATTTCAATTTTCTCTTTTGCGACATCCTTTTCTTCAGGAGAATATTCCTTTAAAGCTTGGTTAAGCTCTCCTTGCATCTTTTCGGCTACCGTCTTGTTTTTGAATTCCTTTAGGGAATTAAGCTCTTCATCTGCCTTGGCTTTTTCATCCTTAGCTTTTTGCGCTTCTTTTTCTTTTGCATCAGCCTTAGCTTTTTCATCCTTTGCAGCTTTAACAGCGGCATTCAGTTCTTCAGTTTTTTGCTTTAAGTCCTCAGTAAGTTGCTCAACTTTTTGATTTAACTCTCCAATTTCTTTATTCTTATTATCAAGTTTGTTGTTTAACTCAAGGACTACTTCTTCTTGAGATTTTGGCATTAAATTATCCTCCTTTTTGTTACTGTTTAATTCAAGTAAAATGGCAGCGTCATCTGCAGGATCGATACCTAAAATTGCATCACCTGTAAAGTCAAACTTCATAGGTATACGCCCTTGCTCTTTCCAGCCACCTTCATATTCAATTGCATGTGACCCTTCTACAGCTGCTATCTCAACAGAGGTTTCAGGGAAATCACCATCAAACATTTTTGATTTTAACCATTGAACAAATTTAGGGTAGCGCTGGTTGTATAGGAAGCCTTCGGCTATTAACACTCTTTTTGGCTCACCATTAACATCTATAGTGTCAATGTAAGCATTGGTAGTCGTACCAACCACTGCGCTGTTTTCAAAGAGCGGGGTACCGTCCTTGACTTCTGTTAACCCGTGTCCGAATGGCTCACTGTTTTCATCATCCAAGAACTCTGCACAAATTGGCATTAACTTGATTGATTCAAGGTTAGCGTTTATGTATTTCTCCAGCCAGGTAATGCCATTCTTGTTAAACTGAGTATTGTTTTCGTGAATTTCAAGAACGACCCACTTGATGTATGTTTGACCACTGGTTTTCTTCTGATTGTTAATTTCTAAAATCGTGCTTTTCAAATACTTGTCACCTCCTCTCAAGAGCCAGAAGGCGTTCCGTTACTGTTATTTGTCTTCGATTTAATCGTGTTTTCATTTTTCGGATTATCAATCTCAGGTGCGCCGGCTGACTTGTCGTTATTCTTACTCATTGTGAAAGAGGTCGCATGAACAGGGAACTTTTCATCAAAACCTTCGTCTTTTTCATATTCCATTAGGGATAAGTAAGCATCAGGATTCCATCCAGTAGCGGCTATCCAAGCAATAAGGCTGCCTCGACCACTTGTATAAAGGTCTTTCATGTTTTGGACTTTTTCTTTCCTGTTAACGTGGGTAAGAGGGAGGTAGTAAACCTCAATATGAGAGCGAGGATCTTTGATGATATTGGCGTTTATCACCTTGTTAAACTCACTTTGAATTTGTTCTAACCAGGAGAATATTTGGGAAGAAACCATCTCGATATTGGTTTGTTGAGAAGAGTAGTTACCATCTTGTCCGTTGAGAGCAGAACCAGCAAATCCTAAATTTGTAGTGATACGTTTAATGAGCTCGTCTTCACCTTTTACCTTTAAGAAATCCACATTAGTTTCTAATTTGTCTAATTTTGTTCCAGAGGCTAAAGAGAAGAACTTAACACCTTTAACACTTCCTTTAGCGACTAATGCTTTTTTTATATTCTCATGCTGCTGTTCCTGTTGCTTTTGAGATAAAGCTGATTTACCTTTTTGATCGCCTTCAGGGAAGGTCTGGTAGATTAAAGTACTGTTAAGCTCATCTAAAATGTTCCGTTTAGTGTCAACAAAGTATTCATCATAAACCATATCAATAAATGCAGATAAACCGATTGGACGTCCCCATTGGTCTTCAATGTCGCTACTTCCTTTAACAGCAATGGTCTTATTGTTATCAAGAACTAGCCATTTTCGATTTTGATCTTTCTTATAAGCCCTATACCCTTGTCTAATTTCTTCTGGCCATCGTCTAAGCTTTAGTGATCTTCCGTTACTTGTGAACTTGTCAAAATAGGAGACGTCAAAAGCTAACTGATAAGAGGAATTTTTCCTGCCGATAATTTTGCAATAATCGAGGGGAAGGGGGAGGACGGAACAATTAAAGTCGTCAATAGCATTTGATTCAGTTATTGATCCGATCTCATTGTCACTTAGAGTGGTGGGAAAAGAATCATTCACTACAGAATCAAAATAATAAAAACCAGTGCCATATTTGCTGAGTTTTCCTAATGCATCCCTGACAACACTTTTGTCGCTGATCTTCCTTAAGGCCAGATTGAACTTTTGTTTGTTCAATTTGAAATCAGCTACTTTACTTGATCCCAAAATAACTCTGTCTAAAGTAGGGAGGGCTACCATGTAGTCAATAACGTTTCTATACACACCATTTGCGTTATAAAGCAATTTAGAGGCATCCCTAATCTGTTTATTGTAAACGTTGTGGTCTTTCAGCCATGATTTAACTTTGTCGTAAGAAATGCCGTTAAATAAATCATTAAAGAACAACGAATCAAGCGGCGCTAAATTTGTATTAAATTCATATGATGACTGTGGTTCAGGTGTAGTCATTATTCACCTCCTCAATTTCTAATTAAAAAAGAATCCAAATGAATATTCATCATCGGATTCTTCCTTTTCTAAAAATAAAGCTATGTAATACAGCGCATAAGCAATTGCACTGTACCTATCCTTATCAATTCTTTTTACAACTTGCTCAACAGTGAAAGAATTCTGTGTCTTTTTAATTCTGAGGTTTGCAACTTCGTCAATGAACAATTGAGTTTGAATACATGCTGCTTCAATCATAACATCATCAGTTATGCTTTTTTGGTTCTTGATGTCATCATAGGACTTTAGCAACTTCAATTTTCCGGACTCTACATAATCCAGAAATTGAGTAATAATGTCTTGGTTAATACCTTGAGATTTTAGGTTGTAAACGATTTCCGGCGAATTTGGGACATCTGGTTTTTGATCAGTGTTTATTGTGGCCCAGCATCCAAGTTCTTCATTGGTCTCCGGATCCGTAACATCCTCTAATAACCGGTCGATTAAACCGCCACCGACTCCGTTTCCATCGACAATAACAGCTTTAACTCTTGAGAGGGAAGTATCTTGATTTCCTCCATAGTTTTTGAAAACTCTTTTTACCATGATTGATTGTTCTTTAAAACTCAATCCGTTTGGCGGTTCTATAATATTGACTACTTGAACTTGCCTGATGAGGTTGTTGCTGTTTCTGATAATCTTCAAAACGACGATAGCTGTTTTATTGTTTGATTCAGCTGCAGAGCGGGCTACGTCAACCCCGATTACATATTCATGTAGCAAGAAGTTCTTATTTTTATCTCTAGGACAAGAAAGTTCAGGGTGGGTAATTGTCCGAGCTTTGATCAATTTACTGATATTAATTAAAGCACCGTCACTTGCACCAATCCAATCACAAAGATAGTTCTGACGGAATCGAGTTACGTTCCCTTGCCGTGCTTTATTAATAACAGACATTTTTTGACGACCAAAGTGAATAGGAATACGCCAATCAGATCCGAATACAAAGGATCCTTTAAGATCGCCAGTTTCCTTAACCATCGTAAGGATTTTTTCATATTCATCTGAGTTTTTATATCCTGATGTAGAGAACCGGTTAATCTGACCATTTAATTCAGCGGGATCAATTTCGCCAGTCATGGTTGTGCGAGGGATGTTAAAGATCGGCTCGATAGCATCATCGTATAAATCTTTATCAATCAAGGCAGATTCCTCTAAGGAACCACGTCTTCTACGTAAACCCTTAGAGGATTGGGCGTTCGCCAAGTTATCGATGATCGCCCCGTTTTGAAATTCAACTCGACCACTGTCTTTTGAAAAGTTTTCACTCTTGATTTCATCTTTAATGGAAGGGTAAAACCTTAAAATTTCCTCGTGCTTTTCTTTCCATATTTTTACCGCCGATTCCTTTGTGGAAGCGGTAATGGCTAATGTTACATTAGGGAAGCAAATAGCTGTATGGTAAGCCACCATGATTTGTGTGAGGGTTTTAGATCCACCGCGGGGGATACAGAAGTAGTTCTGCGGGAACCGACTGAGGGTTCTCATCATAACTCTTTGGTATAAATCCAATTCAATTCCGCCGACCTCTGGTTTTAACATATCGTAAAAAATGTCTGGATAAAAACGAATAAATGAAGTGAACTCAGCCCACTTGGAGATATTCTTGCCAATGAGGTTTGAATTGTCATCTGGATTCAGAGGAGTTTCAAAAGCTGCGTCGTAAATATCTGTTCTGTTTTTGGTATGCTTCTTGTTTTTTGAGGTGAAGTTTTTATAACTAGCCATTTTACTCTTCATCACCTGTGTCATAAAGAGGTTCTTTGTACACATTCTCTAAATCTCTGAACACATTGTTACGAGCACTCTTCAGTTTATCAATTTCTTCAGGCGACAATCCTTTTGATTTGAAGTCCTCTTCGAGCATTTCATCATAAAAGTGGTAAATGTCCTTGTAATCGACTTTTTCCTTGTCTTCAAGCCGTCTGTAATAATTTATAATCGCCCAAATGATTAGATCAGCGTCATCATATGGTTGAGCTGCTAATCGGGGGAGAAGGGGGATAATGCCCAATTCTGTTTCAACGGCTTCAAATAATTGAGAAAGTACATCGACTCCACCACTGATATCGCTCTTACTTAATTGAGATACATTAATTTTTGCATCTGTAGCTGCCTTTGAAGCTAATGAACCCCATTCTTTAGCTTCTTTTACATCTCCTTTAGCAGTTGCTAGCTCCTCTTTTACGCGAAAACGAATATATGAAAGCAAACCTTCAGTATGAAGTGTGGTTTTTTCGCCGTAATTTCGAATAAGTTTATTGTATTTTCTTTCAAACTGACGGTACTCATCGGGGGTGTAACCAATACCCCATTTATCAATCAGGTCATCTGAAATTTCAGGCTGGCTAGCACCAGAATTGTTTGTAGGCGTAGATTCCTCTATAAGTGGCTTCTCTGGTTGTCTTTCAAAAACACTGTCTTTATAACCAGTACCGTTAAATTGCTTCAATGAATTAGCCATTGTCATATAAGCGCTAAATGTATCTGTTTTTCTCTTTTCAGCTTGTTCCCAATACAACGGATCAAATTTAACATCAATCTGTTGTAAGACTGTATATATTGATTCAATATTGTTGTAATCAATGTTTTTCTTCAAGCAAGTCTTGCAAATAGGGACTTTTCCAGTCTTCTCATACAGACTGCTTCGTGAATTATAGAACCCTGACTCTTTGTCCTTTTCTTTCTGACAAGCAGCACAGATCAATTTTTCCTTTTCTTTAGCTTTTCTTGGCATTGGTTCACCTCCAAATAATTGGTTCAAAAACACGTTTTATAAAACGCCCAGCAATAGAGCGAAAGGGGGATCGCAATCATCACTAGGCGTTCTAAAAAGGTGCTTTTAATTCTTCGTAAAATAATTACAAATTTTCTTTGATTTTTCCTTTTGTTAGATGTTAAATATAAATACAGATAAGGAGGAGTCATAATGAAAATAGAATTATTCTGTTCAGTTTGCGATAATAACAGCCCTGTAGAAGTAGAGGTTAATGAGACTAATATGTATGAACTAACTTGTAGCAAAGGGCATAAAAGCAAATGTTTTGTTCAGGTGCAGAAATTTGAATTACTCTTTGAATTAGGAGCCTATGCTTTGCTCGATGGATATACAAGGGAAGCCGTATCGAGTTTTGCCGTGGCGATAGAGAGATTACACGAATACTGTATTAATATCTTAATGATAAAAAATGGAGCTTCAAAAGAACTCAGAGAACAAACATTTAAAATGGTATCTATAAATTCAGAAAGACAATTAGGCGCTTTTTATTATCTTTATGTAAATGAGTTTCAAGAGCCCCCTGAACAAATTTCAAGGACTAGGGTTACATTTAGAAATGCCGTTACCCATAAAGGGAAAATACCTACATATGATGAGACAATTGAATATGCTGAGTATGTCTTTGGATATATGATTCGATTGTTGCAAAAACTTAGATCGATGGAGAACATCAGTACCCATGAACTCCAACATTACAATGATTATCAGTTACCCCTTATGACTGTAAGGATACATCTCCGAGTAATATTCCTAGCGGAAAGGTGGTATTATCAATGATCGGCACCTCAAGTGGAAACAAAGATTACAGTGACAAAGACTTCAAATTGCAATTAGAACAACTAAAACAAAGAGAAAGATGGTTATATAATTGATCTCCCCTTTTAGCGACACCTCGGTGTCGTTTAATTTTTATAATGGTTATAAGTAGTCCTCATTTTATTCACTACATTCTTTGCAACAGCAATCATTACAGTCCCGATGGAGGGATTCGCATTCAATACAACACTCACACCATGACATACCGCAGAGGTCACATATCCAAATTAAGATTTCGTCATCTATCCACATATTTTTTTCTCCTTGTAAATGAACATGATGCTTATATGGATTAATTTAATATGTAATCGTATTGAATAGTCCGACCTTTGCCAGACTCATAAATTGATAGGTTTGCTCCAGCTTTTGCACCTGTCATTAAGCTGTCACTGTATTCATCGGAACCCATAACGGAAGGGAGTTGTATAACTTGGATATTATGAGTGGTTGCTTCACCTACAGTGAGCATATTCCCGTGGTGGAAGTGGGAGATGTACATGTAATCGTAGAATTTTCGTTTCATCTGTGAGATGTCACGAATAGCGTTCTTTTTGTTTTTAATCTGGTGTCCGTGACAAGCAACAATTTCAAATTCAAGTAATTTAAAATCTACGATTCCTTCGTCGTATAAAGGAACTTCAATACGCTCATTGTCTTTGAGTACGTCATGGATATAAGTAGCGATAATACGCTCTACATCTTCTTTAGGCATTTCCGAGCGATTTGTATTATGTAATCTTAGTTCAGTATGATTTGCAGAAGGGATATGTATGTACTTAATTTTGACGTGCTTAGAAAGCTCTAAAAGCCATTCAGCTTTGTACCTAGAGTATTTAATCACTTGATCAATAAAACCGTACTGAAGGGCAGTTAATTGCGATACGCGCAATGCCATACCTTCAACACTATCAGCACCATTTAACACGACCAGCTCATCTAAATTTTCTTTGTGAATGTACTCAATAGTTTCAGAAAGAATTTGATTCATACGTTGTAGATATATTTGTTCGTTGTATTCATTGTTGTTGCTTTTAAATTGCTTCCCGAAATGTTCATCTCCAAATCCTAGCACTGCAGCTCTTTTTGTTTCGCTTCTTTTCAATGGATAGAAGGAAGGCGGAGGAAGAGTGCCTACTTTCTCAATTGCTTCAGTTACATTTTCATATAGAAGCTCTGTTCGTCCTTTGACACGTGTGCTTTTATGTATTTCATGCTTTACAGCTTGAAGCTTCTTTCTCTCTTCCATGATTTCAACCTTTTTCATTTCCAGTTCTAGGAGAGAAGAGTTTGATTCAGCTGACATTTCTTTTTGGTATTCAACCCCCTCAATGAAGTTGTTGAACCATTTTCTATAAGCTGATTCGCCTTTAGATTCGCCGGTTTCTTTGTTTATTAATTCTTTGATTTCTTCCCAATTAAGATTATAGATGTCTTTATTAGAGCAAATTCTAATTTTCCATTCTTTAAGATTTTCATCTGAGTGACGCTTTGTTTGAATAGGATCGATCATTTAGTCACCGCCTTACTCTACGTCTTTAACAGGAAGTTCATTTTCTTCTTTTACGGTAATTGAAACATTTTTGCCGTTAAACTCTGAAAGAATTTCTTTGAAATCATATGTATATTCAGCTTCTTTAGTTTGTTCAGTAACTTCCATTACGTCCATATCAAAATAGCCTTTTACATTAATTTGATGTACTTTTTTGCTTGCCATTTAAATTCCTCCAATATGTGTTTTATTTACGTTCAATAAGCTCCTTCGGAAGCCCGATGATCCGAAGCATCGGTAACGTCCGAAAAGGGGATATAAAGGAGATGAAAAGATAAGTCGGATAGGCGTTGGGGAAACGCCCGAAGGAGACTATTGATAACTTGCGTACCGGAAGGCTCGTAAGCACATTCCGGCTGATTCATAAAGTAAAACGCAAGCACAAAAAGACCTTCTAACGATTTAGATGGCCTTGTTCTGATTACATTCTAACCCCATCTCACCTACATCAGTAGCTCACGTAGGGACGCAAGCCTTCAGATCGACAGGGAATACGCTGATTACGGGTTCAGCGACTGAAACCTTTGTAGTCGACAAACTATAAGTAAGGCGAAAATAACAAAAGACGTCATAATGACATCTTCAGGAACTCCTTGTACTTCATGGTACATGAGCATAAAAACCGGTAATCGCTGTGCGAAAACCGGATTCTCCTTCTACACCTGGCAGATGAGCTATGACAACAAATAATACACACTTTCTGGAATGTGTTTAAAGTTCCTATTGCCAACATCTTATATATCAAGTTTTTATGTTGCTCGCCAACGTCCAGCTCTCGTAGTCCGGAAAATGTATCAAGTTTTTATGTTGCTTGCCAACTGCTCACCCTTAAAGTCCGAGAGTCAAGAAAAAATAACTTGAAAAGGAAAGACCCTAATAAGCCTTCTCAATGGCATTTTTTAATGCTCTTGTTAGGTTACACGCCTTATTGAGAAACAAAGCGTCTCAAACGCTCGCCATTTATTTTGCACAGTTTTCTCTGACCCGTGTAAGGAGGTATGTGCATGGGAAAGGTGAGTCTCCGTTCAGAACATTGAAAGAGACGTAGCGAATAAAATAGTGAATGTGTTTATTAGTGAAATTGAAAAGGCAAGACCGGTATAAACCTGTTCCATGAAATGGGAGCGGTGATCAAGCGCCCAAAAACCATTTCACTTATTTTACGAGGGTATGTAATTACAAAAAGCCTCGCTAACCCGGAAAAAGTTTTGATGACCGCATGGTAAGCATCACTGCTTACAAGGGCATTATTTAAAGGGAAGGAAGACGCATTTTGCCTTACATAAGTGTAAGCCGAAGCAATACACCGCATTAAGTGAGAATAGACATGTTTAGAAAAAGCTTAATCCACGAAGGGGCATACCCCGCTAATATTCATTTATTCGAATCCCTGGCATTCCAAGTCCTCAAATAAATGAATATTAGCCGAGAACTGATATCCCACATATCAGTAAACAGCTTATTATTGACGACACCCCCATGCCATCAATAAAAGAACTCTAATTAATTAACCTGGAGATGAATGCGGGAGAGGATTTGCACCTCTCATGGATGACAATTCGCCAACTATTAGTCTTCTCTTGAAGGTTGGCCTCGAGATTCCCGAAGGTCAGTCATACCACCTCGATCTACGCGTTTACCTTTTTCGCCACCGCATTCTAGGGAAAAAGGGAGGAAGGATACTTTATTAAGCTTTCACTGCGTCTTTTAGAGCTTTAGCAGCCTTGAATGCAGGTGCCTTTGTAGCCGGAATATCAATTTCCTCACCCGTTTGTGGATTTCTCCCTTTACGAGCTGCACGTTCACGAACTTCAAACGTTCCAACTCCAGGAATCTTGATTGATTCACCTTTTGTTAGTGTTTCAACGACCACATTAAATACTGCTTCCACTTTAGGTGCAGCTTCTTTCTTAGTAACTCCTAATTTTTCTGCAACTTCTCCAACAAATTCTGTTTTGGTCATGTTTAAATTCCTCCTAGTGATTTTGTTTATTTTTGTGTTAAAGTATGATTACGGAAACGTTTGTACTTTTTTTAAAAATGGGAGACTTACTCACCCTTTTATGTGGAAATTAGCTTTCTTTCTCCCTTATGACGATTATCTCTAAAATGGCAGTCAGCCCAGTCATATCAAGGGATTAAGGCACTTTTTTTACTAAACTTTTTTCGGTAAAATCGCTGTATCCCTTGGGAGAGTAAGACTCAAAACACTTTCTAAATGCTAACAGTTTCTTTTCTTTTTCTTCGCATTAAGTTTTTTTGGTATTTCCTTCTCTCAATTTTGGAGCAATCTGTGCATTTTTTCTGTCTATTTGTTGAAGCTTTAAATAATTTCCCGCATCCAGTACATTTTTTAAACTGCTTGAAATTGTATTCTAAGTTAAGCAGAATTCTTTCTCCAAAGCACTCCCACAAAGTCGATTTAAATTTGCTTTTCTTCTTATACAGATGCTTTACTAAAACATCTGCAACGTATTGTTCATCATTATGTACATTCAACAATCTTTCTTTGATAATCTTATAGACATAAAGTTTTTGTCCAGGTTTAACATCTTCATCGTTCATAATCCATTTCTTGTTCCGATCAAGCCGTATATATTCATTTATAATAGCTTCATCGAGTTTAATCTCTTTGTTTTTAAGTAAGAAACGGTAATCAAATTTCCCGGCAACTGCAGCAAAATTAATTCTGTCAGAAGGGATAAGTGAATCCAATTTGTTTACGGTGCTTTCATTGACCGGCTCAACGCTGTGATCTTCCTTATCCTTTGCATTAATGAAGAAGTGGGGAACTTTGTTTTTTATGTAATCTTTGATTTTCTCATCAACATGATTAGGACGAGTAGGCATGAATAAGGTTTTTGCGAACTTTGATACCCTCGGTTTCCCGATATTTTATTAGGGAATAGACCATATCATCATCTGTGCTAGACAGATGGTCAGCGCTTCATAATAAGGAATTTCACCTTATTATTACTCCATAAAGGATGGTCGTTGCACCTTCATTTACAAGTGCTTCCCAGCATGATGTAAACGCTTGGCACAGGATTTTCATATAATACATTCTACATTCATTTCACATTTTTATAGGTTCTTCCTTGTTTAATTCCATAAACAACATTGGGTTTTATGTTACACATTTTTGCCACATGGGGTGCTGATAACCCTTTTTTAAGAAGTTTTCTTATACGAAGTACTTCTTCTGGAGTAAGAGTGCTTTTCTTCTTGCTATTGTATTTAAGAATAAAGCCGTCCCACCCAGTAACATGAATATGATTCCATACTTTACACTCTAATATTGATTTAACGATGGGGTAGGAAACACGCATTGACTTTGATACTTCAGACATCTTTTCCCCATTAATCAATCGAACTTTTATCTCATGTGCTTTCGTTTCATTTATTTTTGAGGATTTATTTTTTGACCCTAAATGAGACTGACGCATCTTTAATCTAGATTCTGGCGAATGCCTTTTATTCATTCTAGATTGTAAAAGCTTTTCCTTATGCTGCGGAGAGAGCTTTCTGCCAATTCTCGCTTTACTCATTTTGGCTTTAGTCTCATCACTAAGCTTTCTTCCGATGTTATTAATCCTATTCTTTTTGCCAATAATCTTTTTGGTATAGTCAGACATCTTACAATTACTCTTGCCCTCTCCGCCGGTGGTCATGTTAAAGCCATTTAAATAGGCCTCTAGTTCATTTATGTAGTGAGTTTCTATTTCGTTCATATCTGAGTTTGGATCAACTGTTTGCAAAACATGAAATTGGAAATCGTTTTCTCCATATTTATTCCAAGCATTCTGCAAATGTCGATTACAGTGCGAATTGTTTTTCAGCTTCCATGTGTGATGCCAGTAACGCTTAATAAACTTCATCTTAGTTTTCCCCACATATATTAAGCCGGTGCTTATCTGCTCAATCTTATATATACCACTCAAATATTTAAGCTCATCTTCATTTATAAACTTCACTTTGTCACCCCCTTGTTTTAAATATCATTGTTCAAAATGTAAAATGTATTAGTTAGAATTCCCCTGTTAGCACACTCATTGACGATCATTTCCTATCGCTACTTTTCGCTGAATGCACACCCTAGATTTCTAGGTTCACTGACTTTTCATCCGCATATCGCTATGCGACGCGACTATAAATTTAATCGATAGTGAAGTTGTTTTCCATGCATAGCCACTTGATCACATCTAAGTTTATATTGTCACTGTTCCATATCTTAGTGATGTTGTTACTGTATTCTCCAATATTGATGCCATAAGCAAGGGTCAGAGCTTCATAAATGTTCTTGCTATTTATCTCTTGTTTCTGGGCTACTGACATTTCATAATACAAGGGAACGATGTCATCCATATTGCGCTTGGCAATATTAACGATTAACTCATCAGAAATAATTAGAGCCTTATCACCGTCATTGTCAAACTGCAAAAGCTTAGATATTGGGTCATGAATGCTGGTGTATACGCCAGGTGTAATAAACCACTTTTCTTTTTCCTTGTCTTTTTTGTTCAATCTTACTCCGTGTTCTCTGTATAGGTGAGGGGAGCGGAGGATATCAATATGACCTTCATTGTATAAAGAGCAATAGACATCGCTACCTGATAGTAAACCCTTCGGATTTTCAATATTCAGGAACAATTTTTCACAAAAAGCATATAGATCAGGGCATAAATAGGTGTATCGAGCACCGCCTACGAGTAGTTTTCCTGATTTAGCATCCTTAATCATGCTTTTCTTTTTGTTCTTGATGATTTCTTTCGTGTGATCATCGTTTAGTAACTCTGGGTATAAGAGAAGTGCCTCCTGAAGAGCTGTCTTATTTTTATTCTTCTCTGTAGCCCCTAAAACTCTCATCATGGTTTCCTTATCAGTGCCCAATGTAGTAATTTCATTAACTGTTTGATCACTGATTTGTTTTAGCTCTTCCTCTGTGATATCAGTTAATGTTTGTAGCATTTGATATGTCAGCTTTCCTTCAACAGAAGGGTCTTCTTCGTTAAGTTTTGCCCCTAAACATCCGTATTTTTTATATTTATCCTGATATTCTTCCCATGAAGAATAATACTTCCACATCTTGAACTGACTCTTAGTGAAGATTACTTGAATATCATCATTTACAATGTCCCATTCCTTCCCGTAAACGTCTGTTACTTTACATGAATTGTTTTCTTCAGCAAACTTACGAAAATCAAACGGGACTAACAATCCTTTGACCCAAGGGAGCCTGACCATAAAACTTTTACGGCTTAGGCTTGGAAGAATCATGCCGCAGCCGTCTGTATGTTCAATAGGGATGTCCATTGTTTTACGGGCAATCTCATAAGAATCACGGTCAATATAGTCGACAAGACTAGACACATTAGTTTCTAAATCATTAACAACAATTGTTTTATCAATGTCAACTTGCCAAGGGCTACTGGCGCTGTTGGATAAAGCCATATAGCTATTCCATTTGTTTATGCTACTACCACCTAGAGAGTTGATTTTTTCAATACTTAGTCCGCATGTTAGAGCATTTTGATATTTGTCATAAGTACTTTTTTTTATAAAGCACGACTTTTTTGTTCTAATTTGACCGGCACTGCTAGTGAAATAAACATACTTCTCATTGTTATGTATAAAACCTTTGTCAATTATGTCCTCTAAAACTTGAAAGTGATATGTCTGAACAACCATAATGTCTAGAGAAAGTGTATTTTCTTTGATTCCTAAAGTACGTGTGAGAACTGAATCGAATAAAGAAATCACATTATTATCTTTTAAGCAGTCTGACCTGAGTGTTCTTGTTTGATTGTGCTCTTTAAAAGCAAGATAAAGATGTTCTCTAAGATTGGCTATACGCTGGGTTATGTATTTTTTATGTTTTTTTTGATTGCCTTCAAGTTTTTTGAGGTAATCTCTGTATCTATAAGACTTTAATATCTTGTTATGTAAGGCGTTTTCTTTATCATTATAAAAAGCTGATGTGTCTACACTGTAAATATGAACTTGTTTTGACAAGCTTTCATTTTTTCCTCTCAATAAATTTCCCCCTGACCACCACTGTTGAAATACTTATATTTCATTTTTATTATTAATAGTTGCTCTTTAAATATTTATAAACGAGCAGTTTGTAAGTACCATTGTCCTTATTAATTGTGCCAAACAATTTGTAGTCCTCATAAAGCTCTTTTTCATTTTGGGTAGCACTGTTATCATGGACAAGAGTTTCCAAAAATTCAATCACATGACTAGTCATATAAGTTTTTCTCATTTTACACCTCCTCTATCAATCTGTATTTTTATTATATACTTATATTTTACTTTTGTCTATGGATTTTTGAGCTGATTTTAATCTAGCTTAACTAATACAAATATCTCTTTGATATCACACTTCAATATTTCTGCGATTAAGAAGGAAAAAGGGAACACAGAAATTAAAGTGGTGATTTTTCAAGAGAGCTACTATATTGGCTGCTTTTTTATTTTTATCAATATTAATGTAACTTTCCAAATATTTAAACGTTCTAAATTATGAAGGTGGGATTCAATGAATAATTTTAAGGTTATTAAAACATTGCTAATAATCATCGCTGCTCTCATTGCAGTTGCTGGATTTGCAATGTATTCTCTAATATCAGGTGAAAAAGTCAAATATATAGGTTATAGTCAGAAGGAAATTTGGGAAGCTTCAATAGAAAAATCAGACAAGACCTCAATTGGGCCTAATTATTTTTTAAATTTGTACTATAAGGGAAACAAAGCAGATGAAAAGAATACGGTAATCAAAAAGTTAACATTATTTATAGATAGTCAAAAATATGACGAAAATGAAGATTATGACCTTTCAGAATACACTGGTGAGAAATTAGAAGGTGGCGGAGTAGGAGAAGACCATATACTGACCTTTGAATATATGCCAGAAAATGAAGTGATTGGGCATGAATTAACTGTTGAAGTAACATGGAAAACCAATAATAAATCCTATAGAGAGAAATTTAAGCTAAAAAGGACGCACTGGTATCAGTGATAAATCAGGGTTACTAAATGGTAACTCTTTTTTTATTTTGATTTAAAACAACCCCCGGTAATCGTAATTGGAAAAAGTGCTTATCGTAAATGTGCATTAGACATGGTTATTTCATTGATTTAACAGGGTTTTATAGATGTCTATGGGAATGAAAGGGGATGTGTGATCGTAAAACGTAGATAGGAGAAGGGGAAAGTGTGTGTATTAAGCAAAATCTGATGAAATAGGGGAGAATGAGGAGTGAAAAAACATTGGTAATATAGGCTTTTACGATAGCGGTTACGATGTGAAAATAGGCTGAAAATACGGCAAGGTGAAAAATAAGTTGGGTGTGGAAATGGAAGTGCTAGGGGCACATTTGTTCCTGTTTTTTGGCCTTTAGATGTTAATATACCCCCTATATATTGGTAATGAAATACATAGATAATGTACGTTATACCTGCATTTGAGAATTTAACATCCATTTCAACAGCAATAACACGATTCCAAATGAAAAACAAGATTTATTTTTAAAAATTTAATTTGATTTCTAATTTAAAACTGAATAACTATTCATTAAAAAGGGTTCGTATTTATAACAGAAACGCAGAGTTCGAAGTCTTATCTATAACTTTTATCATTCTCACCATACACCTATCCCTTTACCTTATCCATTCCTTATCATATATTCTTCCTCGTCTTCTCATGCTTCCCATTTACCTTAATCCTTCATTCAATCCAATCTTCATTCCTATATCATTCTCAGAAGCATTCTAATCTCTGTTCACAGTGCCTTATCGTTATCCAGATATCTTAAGTATCATTCAATCTAAATTGTCGCACAGAGCAACTAAACATACAATACACTAGCCCATAACCACATACACAAATATAAAAAATAAGTATATTTTATATATACTTATACACTGGAAAATGTTATAATAGATACATAGGAAAGGAGGTGCAACAGTGCTTGAGAAGATGGGTATAATCGTTGCTAGTCTCATATCATTATCGGTTCTTACAATCAATTGTCTCACAATAATTGAGAAGATAAGAAACCTAATGAGTGGGACGAGTAAAAAGAAAAAGCGTACACGCAAGCGTCTCCGACCAAAGAGACAACGCAAACGTATACGCCGATAATCAAACGCTAAAGGGGAATCAACTTCTCCTTTAGTTACTACCCATATTATAACATGATCAAGCACAATGTAAACATGAAACGATTCTCATTATGGTTCACACATATTGGATTCATTGGATTGTTCTTAATGTTTCAACTCATTAAGGATTACTTCAGCAGCACAACACAGACACTAATCACGACAACCTTTATAGTCACATGTATCATTATCATTCTGTTATGGTTCATGTATTTTGTATTCCTTAAGATAAGTAACAAGTCACATTAATCATATATGCCTCATGATATACTTATTTTATTGAGGTGAGGCGAGTGGAGAAAAAGTTCCTGGATGCTATCGAACAGCTTGCCAAGGAATTGGACATGCCCTCAAGAAAGATATTGATTCAATTAATGAAACAACTGTTAATATTGATAAATACCTTTTAGAGTTCATAGAAGAGATAAGTAAAGTAAAACAAGACGATTCCTAATTAGATCATGCAGCCAACAGAAAAAGAATAATTAAATATGATTTATAAATTAGGGAGCGGTATGACAATTATCGTTCCTTATTTTTAAATACAAATTAAAAATATAAGGAAATTATATGGAGAGAAAACGAATGATAAAAGGAGTCAATAAATACAAGCTTTAACAATATTCATTCCTTCACTGAGAATGGAAAAGTTACTTTCACAATGGTTGAAAAATGATTAAAAGGAAAGGATGAAATTTGTGACAAAAATAAAAATAGTGGATTCGATTATGGGGAGTGGTAAAACATCTGCAGCCATAAACAAGATGAGTAATGCTAACAAAGACGAAAATTTTATATTCATTACACCTTACTTGAATGAAGTTGAACGCATAAAGAAAAGTATAAAAACTAAGCAATTTTATGAACCTAAAGTAAAGAAGAAAGGTGACAAAACACAATACAAGTTTGAGTCATTTCATGAACTCTTATCACAGAATAAGAATATTGTGGCAACTCATAACCTTTTTAAAAATGCAAATGACGAAACAAAAGAACTTATACTTGCAGGCAATTACACTCTAATATTAGATGAAGTCATGGAAGTAGTGGAGCAATTACAAGTAAAAAAACATGATCTAACAACACTGTTTGATTCCAATTTGATTTATGTTGAAAATGGTCTTGTTAAATGGAACGAAGAGAAAAAAGACTATGAAACACGATACGATGATATTCGTGATATGGCGTTAAATAATAACTTAATGTATTTCAAAGATAATATATTGATTTGGAACTTTCCTGCAGACGTATTCCAGTTATTCAAGGAGGTTTACATACTTACATATATGTTTGATGCCCAAATACAAAAGTATTATTACGATGTGAACAATATTAAGTATCAAAAGTATAATTCAGCATACATAGACGGACAGTACAGATTCACTGATCACAACACTATTTATGAAAGGAGCTTTAAGGAGGAGCTAAGAAACAGAATAAATATATATGAAGGGAATCTAAACACAATCGGGCAACTGGAGTATTCACTGTCTTCTAATTGGTATAAAAATAAATCATCTTACACAATCAAAAAGGTAAAGAATAATGTATTCAATTACTTTAACAACATTGTTAAGTCGTCAAGTGATGAAGCTATGTGGACGACTTATTCAGATCATAAGAATAGAATAAAGGGCAATGGTTATACAAAAGGATTTGTTTCATGTAATTCACGTGCTACAAACGAATTTAAGCATAAGAAACACTTAGCATATACAATAAATAGGTATGTAAATACTGTTCTGTTTAATTATTTTAAAGAAAAGTACAGTATTACAATAGACCAGGATGCATTTGCATTGTCCGAGTTAGTGCAATGGGTATGGAGATCAGCTATTAGAGATGGAGAAGAAATAACTCTGTACATACCTTCTTTGAGGATGAGAAAGCTGCTCATGAACTGGCTCGATACCTGATAAAGAGAACAAACCTCTTAAACTCTAAAAAAAAGCCAGTCATATCAAGGGTTTCAGAGCCTAAGTCTTTAAGAGAACCAGAAAAATAATTTAATAAATAAAATAAGAGAATGGGGGTGCTGATAATTGTTCAAAACGGTTCGTTCCTCACCTGAACAATTCTGGCTCACACCACCCCCAAACCCCCTCATTCGCATATATAAGTTTTATCTTTAACAAATATAAAAAATAAGTATATATTTATTGATTAAAAAAGGTAACCGTGGTATATTTAATTCAACAGACAAATATAAAAAATAAGTATTAGTAGAGCTGCATATTTTACACAGAATGGAGATGTTGGTATATGTACAAGATTTTCTTTGAACCAAACGTCAATGAAGTAACATTAGGAAGTATTATAAGAGTCGATGCACGAGATTTAGATCAAGTAGAGGAGCTTAAAAACTTTAACTATGACATTGTTGATCATTTCGAAAATACGTACTATGTAATACCGACATCTAAAAAGCCTTCTGTTAAAGCAAAATCTGTCCTCACTTACTACACAAGTGGAGGGGTTGAACACTTTGATTACTTTAAAAATGAGTGGTACAAAGTCAAAAAAAAGAAAGAAACCTTTCTTAAAATCACATGCCATCTTTCTCAATTAGACACAATAATCGATTTAGCTAATAATTGCGGTCTAAACCTTATGCAATGTCCAAATGAAGATACAAATGATCAGGGATTAATTGTATACGAAGATGCATTTGTTCAATATGACAGTGAAGCATATAAAAATTTTAAAAATGGATTAAAACATCTTTAAACAGAATGGAGAGGTTAAATGAACCCTAAAAACAAGAAAGAACGTGTAATCGAATCATTATCTAAAGTTCAGTCAGCTAAAAGTATTGATAACTGTCAAGACTACATGCTTGAAATGCTTTGGAGGATTGCAGAAGGCACTAAATACGAATCTGATGTAAGTATAGCCTTTGATTGTCTACAACAACATAGAGATAGAATTGTTGAGGGGAAAGGTGCATAAAACACCTCTTAAACAGAAAGGAAAGTGTGAAATGAATGAAAGTACAGTGAAACAATACCTTGGAACAGTTTTTAAATTGGATGGGTTAGAATTTATGTTTAATGATGGTGAAAAGATTGTTTTCTCTAGTCCTATGGGCGATGTTGTTGTCTGTATCGAGACAAGAAAAGTTTATGATCATGAGGAAAATTTAATTGGTGAAATCAGTTCAATATATAACATGGGGAATTGAATAAAACAACAATTTTATACATATAGGAGGGTTTTATGAGAGGTAGAGCAATTTATCTAACAAGAGAAGAAATGAAGCTGATTGAGTTATGTTTGGATAATGTGGACCCGGATGATTTCATAGAGAACACTTTGCGTGGTGTGGGTGATGAAGCACGAGAGAATTATGAAAAAGATTATGAATCGTATAATGCTTATCATTCAGTATCAGATAAGCTTTTCAAAGCATTAAGGGAGGGCGCGGAGTGATGTATGTTCCTGACAATATTAAGAAAGCCATCATAAGCAGTTCTTATAATTACAAGCAGGCAATAGAGGACAGAAATAAATTCGTGATTGGATGGAATCAAATGAAATAAATAGCGATTTCATGAAAGAATATTTGAACGAGTGCATAGAAAATGGAACAGATAATTGGCGAGATTTTTTAGAGCATCTTGAAACACATACAAAAGAACAAATGTATGACGGAACAGATGATTAAGGAGGGTGTGGAGTGACAGAAGATAAAGAACTTTCTCGTTTGAAGAGGAAAGTAGAGAGATTAATTGAAAAATGTGATGAAAAAGGTGTGGAGTTTAATAATATCGAGATTGCAATAATTTCAAGGATTGGTCATGCTAAGAACATGGAAGACTTAGATTGTTCAGTCTTACATGGTATCGACAGCATTTTTAAACAGCATAAAATCTGAATAAAACAGCAGTTTAATAGGATATTATAGCCAATACTAAGAGAAGAGGTGAAAGTTTAATGAATTTTGAAGTTGGTGACACAGTAAAGCCAATTAAAAAGACTGCAGGTCACCGTGATTTTAATCATAGTGCTACTCACTATAAGATGTTGGAAATAAAACAAAACTTTTTATATGTAATTGGAGTCAATGAAGAAGAATCTAGGAATGTTAAGGAAATTTGTTATTGGTGTGGGGTCTATCCAGGTGCACCGATGGATACATACAAGTGGTCTGACTTAAAAAAGATTTAATAAAACAGCACCTTTAATGAAAGGAGAAATATATGTTGCGTACATTAAATCAAAACAATTTGACCTTTTTGCTGGATAATGGCTTTGAACAAAAGCGGTATGAGGAACAGGGATTATCATTTTATACAAAAGAAATAAAGGACAGCCACTCTTTGAAAAAATTGATTGAGTATCATTATGAAATTAAGGAAGATGAAGAGATCAACCCAAAAGGATCAAGCTTTATCATGGAGATACAGACAAATGGGGAAACCCCACAATGGCTTTATACCGGTGAATATGAAAAGCTTGGTATTCTTCAAGACCAAAATCAGTTTATTGAATATGTAAAAGAAATAGTTAATCTATTACGCCAAATCTAATTAACTGAATAAAACATGGATTTTATACAAAAAAAGGTGAGTACACTGATTAAATCGAATTTAAAGCCCATATTAGACGAAAGAAAGATCAGTATCAGGCAGCTATCCAGAGATATTGATCATGAGTATCCAACTGTTAGAAAGCTATATAATGACGAAATGGAGCGGTATCCAAGAGGGTTGTTAGATAAAGTTTGTACATATTTAAATATTGAGTTGCATGAATTGCTGATCTTCCAAAAAGATACGAATCATATCGATCAAACAAAGTGAAAATGGTATACTAAAGTTACAAACATAGGAAAGAATTGCAAGTTTTCTAGGTCTACATAAAATCGTACTTTCATAGAGAACAACAAATAATTTTTATTTTATAAGTATTACCGGAGTAGAATTCAAAACAAATAAGCCAACATAAAAGGAGATAATTAAATGAAAAAGGTACTGGCAAAGCTTAAATCTTTTCAGAGAGATGGACTAGCAGTAGAAGAGGCAATGCAAGAAGAATTAATGATTTTATAACTTATTTAAAGTTGGAATTGATGAGGCGGTATCACTAATTGAAGACGGAACTGAAAAGTGATTTGTATAAAATCATTCTTAATTCAAAATAAAAGCAGTATTGAGTTATATTGTGTGTTTACATATTTAAATTGTAGGGTGGTTTTTATGGCAAAAGTAAGACATGAAGCATTAGCTACTTCATCAGCTACGCAAATAGCAAGTCTAGTAATAGATTACTTACAAAACAGCAATAATTTCTCATTTGAAGATGCTATTGACGTACATAATAAAAATATTGTAAATCGTATGTTCAAACCTAATAAAAAGACATTATTGCATTATTTTATAGAATGGTTTTGTGACCCATACGAAGATATTGATAATTTACACAAAAATTGTTCCATAGAAGAAGCAGAATTTCCATTAATACGTATGTTATTAGAATTTGAACAAATTCCCGATATAAAAGAGTTTAAATTTCATAAAACTGTACAAGATAGACAAATTAATGGTGACTACGATTCTTTTATTTCAGAGCTGAAGTCATTTGTAACATTGAATCATGATCTAATAAAAGATCATTTAGTCCATTCAACATTTCAAATCTTGTTTTTAGATAGACACTTTCTTCATGATTTTAATAAAAAAGTATCAGAAGTTATTAAAGAAAATAAAGAATATCTTGCGTCAGCTTATCCTAAAAATCTCACAAACAAACAAACGATTAGGCGAAATAGTAATTGGCCTAAATGGTTAGTAGATGCAATATTCTATAGAGACAAGGGGCATTGTGTCATATGTAGAACTAATTTAACAAATCAATATAGTGTAGATGGAACTGCAAATATTGACCATATAATCCCGTTAAAGCTATATGGTAGCAATGATTCTTCAAATTTCCAATTATTATGCAATTCATGTAATGCATCTAAAGGTGCTAGAACAACAGAGACCAATAATATGAATGTACCATTTTGGAATTACGATTATAAAGAAATTAAGGAACCAGAAGAAGGTTCTGACGAAGTCACAGAATAAAACTACGTTTTTAAAGAGAACGGAGACTTGCTTTAAATATGAATGTTAAAAAAGCTGCAGCTATTTTTTCAATTGCTATTCCAATTATCTTAGCTATCTTAATTGTTAATTTTTTTACGGGAGTTATTACAATTCCATGGCAAGGTATGCCGGTGTTTTTTCCATTATTGCTTTCCCCTGTAGGAATAATTTTGGCGTTTGTTTCAATAAAGACAAATAAACGGTGTGCTGTATATGGAATAACTCTAAATGCAATTATGTTTCTATTCCCCTTTTTCTGGTTTATAGGTGGAACTTTATTATTTGGAGTTTAATTTTTATAAATGACGTGAAAGCCGCTGAAGATCTTGAACAATTGGATAACTGATTAAAACAACTCTTTTTTAGAAAGGGAGCAATGGCGGAGGTGCTGGCTTGAGGTATAAACCAACAGCATTTGAGAGTTATGCTTATACATTGGCATTTTCAAGTTTGTCATCTGGTCTAATCTTTGGCTTGTATATGTTTGTTTATTCAGGTTTTATGGCGATCGCATTAATCACAATAGGCATCGTAGCATTCTACTCATTTATAGCTTACTTAATATTTGCTTTTCCTATGCAATCCTTACTAAGAAGAAGGCCCGGAAAATTCAGTTTGATTCATTTTTTAATTTACACTGCAGTAGCCTTTTTAGCTGTGTTCTTTTTCTGGTTTGTTGATTATCCGCCAAATGCTCTTACCGTGTTCAGAAGCTTTGAGTATTACATAATGAGCATTGTTGCTGCGTTAATTTATTGGTTCTGGGACTCAATATTTCTGCGAATATAGAACATGTTATTTAAATCATGTATTTCACACCGTTCACAACAAGGAAAAAGGCTGCTGATCCAAACAGTAAATATCCAGACAATTTTTGTTCGCTTAATATCGCTTCAACCCCGACTAATGATAGAAGTGCTGCAACAAATAATTGCATTACCAGCATCAATAATTCATTTTGATTAAACAGTGAATATACGCACAGAACTAATACAATACAAGAAACCGAAATTTTTGCAACTTTTAACAAAGTATCACTCCTTATACAATCATGAATTAACATTACACGATTATGTGTCTTAATCCGAGAGCATAAAGAATCAAGATAAAAGAAGTGTTTTATTTAAAATTGGGGGATTTGACTTGAACATTTTTATTTGGATTGCCATGTTTATAGCTATTTTTGGCGGCTCTTATGCAGGTTACAAAAGGAATAAAAAGAAAGAGCTTAAGCAAAAAGAGCATTAATCTAAATGCTCTTCTTCATACCACACCTACGACACTCACGTAAGAATTGACCACTCTTTACTGAGCTTTTGAACAACGCATAATCACAATTGTCACAGCGTCCAAACTTTACATCTGGATACTCCTTATAATCATAAATTACTGAGATATCGTAACCGTTGGTCTCATAATTTTCTTCCACAGGATCACCCACATAGTTTATTTGCTTATTAAGAATACCAAATCTCGTACGATAAAGGGAGGGGTACAATGATTGGATTAGCTTATTTTATCATCTGGCTAGGATTTGGTTTGCTCACAGGCATTAAGTTTATTTTTGTTGACCAGGTCTATGATGAAGAGTTTAAAGAACTCATGGATAAAGAAACATCAGCAGGCATGGAAAGGAATTTGGCCAGTCTGTTCTTCAAAAATAAGCTTAATGTTATTGCCTTTTTTATGTTAATTGGTTTGCTGCCATTAGCATTGAGAGTTACAAAATTATTTAGAAGAGGTTGATTTATGCCTTTACTTGATTATTTTTATGTGCTGCAATTTGAAAACAACGAATACTTCAAATCATTTAAGTTAGATGAGAGCGGTTATTTGACCTCTAATGACCTTCATGAAGCTTCTAAAATGCAAACAATGTTAGAGGTCATTGAGGTAGCAAGTGAGCTTAAAACGAAATGTAATGTGCAATGTGAAGTAAGGGAAATTCAAGTGGTGACACGGTAAGGGTGTTCAGGTGTATTGAGGACGGGGAAAAGAAAAGTATTGTTGCTGAAGGATGGATTGAATGGGCTACTATACTTGAAGACTTGTATCAGAAACGGCTTGGGTTTGTTGAATGGAAAGGTATTTAATCAGGACAAATAACTTTTATTATAAACAAATGAATGGAAAGGAAAGACTAAATGAAAATAAATTTTGATCCATTAGCTAAAGTTAGAAAAGGTTTCACGGTACCACAGTATAGTATAGCAAAAATGGTAGATGAGCGAGTTAAACAAGAAATTCGTAATAAGATGGAAAAACTGCACAAAGAAATTTCTGATGAATTAAACCATGCCAGAGATGACTTTAGATATTTTAAAAAAATAATGGTCGAAATGGGTTTTCCTCCTCATGAAGATATCGAAGTTAAAAAATTGAGGAACATAGTCAATGATTATAAAACAAAAGGGAAAAAATACGTTGAATCATATTTAGACGACTTAGTAATAGCTGAGTTTGGTACTGATTTTTTGAGTGAACGGTTAAAGTATTGGAGAAGCATCATGAATTTTTAAAAAAGAGAATGCCACTGTTAAGAAGTTGTATTAGAGCTCACAATTTAGGAATGTATTATTTGGTTGTACCTGCGTTATTAACTCAATTAGAAGGCATTATTTTTGATTCCTTTAAAATTATAGGATCTACCAATACAGCTATGCTAAAAAAAGCAATAGACCTACTATTGGAANAAAAAATGATGACTCATCAATTAGTTTTCACGATAATATTAATAAATATTATAAAGAAAAAATACTCTCTGGGTTTAGTTACGGAAAACCAGTCGGTACGGATGTAAGTAGACATGCAATTTTACATGGATATGATTTAGAATTTGGAAAAGAGATAGTATCCTTAAAAGTGATTTTATTACTTGATTATATAATCGAAGCAGTCGATTGTATGGACAGCAGTAAAATTCCAAGCTGCAGGAAAGAGATTATTAAACTTAGAAAGAGATAGAATGAGTATATTTTGTGTTGAGAGGGGGAAGAGAGTCTTGGCAGATAGATTTAAATTGAAAATAGATGCTAAACCAAGCATGTTTCATGGAAAAACGGTCAGAAAAGCGATAGGGCAATCACTTTGGTATAAGGTAAGAGACCGATTATTAAAAGAGGACACTCCTCAATGTAGTATTTGCGGTTTTATTCCTGAACAAGGTGAAACTAATAAAATACACATCCATGAGCAAGAGGAATATGATTTTGAAAATATTGTGGTTAAATTAATTGGGTTAAAACTTATTTGTGCAAATTGCCATGCTTTTCATCACTTTGGTTTCACACAAATGTATTCGAGTAAAGAGAAAATGAAACAATTAATTGAGCACTTTATAAAAGTGAATGGGTGCTCTATGAATGAGTTTAAAGAATATAAAAGAAGCTTGATCTTTAAACGACTTCCGACTAATTCAGATGCAGACACTAAGAACAATACAGTAAGTAAACTGTCATTCCAAGATATGCTATCAGGCAACTATACTGTTAAGTTCGCAATTGTTGGAGACATACCATTAAAAAGTGACATCATTGAGAAGTTAAACAAAAAGGATCTTTATTTTGAATACAATTAAAGGACAAGAGCACTTATTTAAAGGGCTCTGTTCTTAATAAAATAAGAAATATATCCAGGATACAAATATAAAAAATAAGTATATTTATCATTGACTAGATTGATCAAATCCTGTATTATTAAGTTATCAAATAAAGAACGTACATAAATGAAAAGAGGGGAAGCAATGGAGCTTATAAGAAAAGCTATGAGGAAAGACTTAGAAAATGATAAAACACTCATGAGTAAATGGGCTACGGTAGCTGGACTTAAAAATCCAAATCCTCTTTATGATTTTCTAAATCATGATGGAAAGACTTTTAATGAGTTTTCTTCTCTTGTGAATATTGTGAAAAGTCAATATTCTGATCGCGAATATGAATTTATGAAAGATTATTGTTTACACCTCGATGTGAAAACCAAAGCTGCGAGAAGTGCGCTAGAGTATGCAGATGCAAATAAATTTTATGAAATTGAGGATCAGTTAATTAGCTTAATGGTAAACTGCAGCAATGGAAAAAGTAAAGAGTATGGAAAAGTCTACGAAGTTCACAGGGAATTGAATAATGGAACAATAAATGAATTTGAGGCCACTAAAAGGCTTGGGAGGTTAAATATTAAAACACCTGAAATGAATAATTTTTCTAGAATATCCTTGCTTTATCATTATCTTGATACAGGGAATTTCACCCCGATGTCAAGGCTGATTCAACAAATCGAATTATCAGAGATAGTAGAAAATCAATACATTAAAAGCCTTTATCAGACTAGGGTGTTTGTCTTAATGTCTAATATTAAATTAAATGAAAATGAACTAATTGAATGTAGAAATTATGCAAAGAAAGCTATTGAGAGCACAAACATTCAGCGATTTCAAGCTTTTAGTTATCTTACAGCAGGGAATTCACTTTTATTTACAAATTACAATGATTCCAAGGCGTATTTTATAAAAGGATTATCTGTTTCTTCAGGAAACGTCCTCTATACAAAAGTTTTTAAACAGGCACTTTGTTTTTTGAGTAATGTTTGGGAAAAAGAAAACGAATGGATTAACTTTGAATCTAAAGAAGTTATCGACCTACAAGAAAATGCTCATATGTTGATTAATTGCAATAATAAAGAGGCTGCAAGGATTTTATTAGAAAAGTTAGAGTCTTATGAGCACAATGATAATGAGTTAGCTATGCACTACTATCTAAAAGGAAAATTAGAAGGTGACAAAGATTTATTTTATTTATCGATAGAACATTTTAAAAAATCGAACGATAAGTTTCTTATTAAATTGCCGTTAATAATGCTCAGAAATATGGGAGAAAATCAAAGACTCTTAGAGCTACTGGCACTTTAATTAAAGGAGGTGATAATATGAAAAAATTATGATGACATTAGTTATTTTAGCAGCGTTGACTGCTTCTTTTACAGGAGCACATGCGTCTAAACAACAAGCTGAAGGAGAATATAAAGTTGCTGGTATGCCAAGAGGCGCATAGAATTATTGACACATACCAAGATAAATATTACAATTTTACTTAATCAAATTATCCAGGTACAAGTGGAAGAGACGTTTGGCTCAATGAGCTAAGCGTCTTTTGTAATTTAAAGACCACCACGAGATAAATTCAATTTCGCATAACTAAGGGATGAAAATAGATAAACATTTTCACTTCTTTACATAACAGCTCTAGGACTAACTGAATAATGATTAAGCACATTCAAAAAAATTCAAAAAGAATGTGCTATTTGTCGTTAAAACACCTTTACTTATTCATCCTAATGGATTAAAATGAGTTTAGATATCAAATACAAAAAATAAGTATTAATTTAGGGGTGTGGAATATGTCAGCAATTCAATACTTACAAAGCAGCATGACATTACATAAAAATATATATCAGAAAAAAGTTAGTGCTATTGTGCAGGACGATTTCTTTGCTTACGAAAAGAAAATTGAAAAAGAAAATATAAAGAGAAGGAAGGAAATCAGAAAGGATCTCACTAAAGGATATATTAAGATGCTAAGTGCCCAAAAGGAGGACTAATGGTAATGCAAGTAGTAAACTTTAAGTCTGCAAAGGAGAAGAAGAGCAGATATGAAGAGATTGATGAAAGCTTTGCTAATATGGCCAAGCAAACATATCTAGATAGTATCCTTAATATCAGAAAAATGATACTTAATGCAAAAACAGAAAATGATTTAAGATTAGCGAAGATGGAAGTTAATGCACTGCAACGGGATATTGACCGAGTTCTTTTAGGCGGAGATGGATTATCCAGGAGTGCTGATTGTAATCCGCATTTTAATTCATTGATAATTTTCATTACTCAATTAAAAAACATATTTCAAATGAATTTGAGCAGTTTATCTATAAACCACAACTATAAGTTGCATTAGGCATTATCCTTATTATACATATTGCTATATAAGGGGGACTCTATGTCAAAGCTGATAAAAAAGCTGATGGAGAAACGTAACATAACAATTGAACAGATGTCCGAGGAAACGATGATTGATATTGAAAGTCTTAAAAGAATCATCGATGAACCAGATGAGGGAGATGTTGTTTCCATGAAGCTTATTGCTTTGGTATTGGATGTCTCTATTGATGATTTATTAACCGATTCAAAACGAAGGGAGGAATAATCAATTGAACGCAGAAGTTAAATCAATAAAGAATTATAATGTATTTAATGACATTATGAGCTATCTCTACAGTAAGGATATAGCCAGCAGCTCAGGGAATTCAAAGTATCTTTCGCAAGATGCAACAAGTATATCCAACACAAGAAAGAATTATACTGGAGATATAAAAAACTTCTTTCGAACTCTAAAAGGAAAAGAAATAGAACATTTAACTGAAAATGATTTAGTAATTTCGAAAAGTGAATTGACTAGTTACATCAAACATCTTCAAAGTGAAGGGCTCGTAAACAAAACCATTAAAAGAAAACTAACTGCTGTTAAAATGCTTTACAAATACCTTAATCATGATTATAAAGAATATGTAGATTTAAGTGTGTTTGATACTGTAGGAAAGTTGAAAACAATAGATAGAAACTGGGCAGAACAAACAAAGAAGAGGCAGACTTAATAGCTGAAGATTTATTTATAAATGAACGACAAAAACCTTTGATGAAAAAGCTTTTTGTAAAGGCAGCAACTAGAACTTCTTTTCGTTTAAATGCTCTTTTAAGAATTAGATGGTGTGATTTTGAACATGATGCTCTCACAGGGCATTATGTAGTAACAGTTATTGATAAAGGATCCAGAGTAGTTACAACGGGTATAAACCAGGTGTTTTACGAAGAGCTGTCGCAACTAAGAGAAGAGAACTCGCTCGAAACAGACTATGTCTTTAAAGGACTTTCTGAACAATCAGTAAGAGACTCTTTAAAGCGTTCAAAAGAGAGGCTGGGTATCCCTCCAGAAAGAGACTTGAAATTTCATTCGTTTAAAGGCGTTGGTATTGATTATGTTTATGAGCATACTGGCCACGATCTATTGGCAGCAAGGGAACAGGGAAATCACAGTAGTGTTTCAACTACCGAGAGGTATATGAGCAAAAGGAGTGATATTACTAACTCAGCTGGTGTAACTATGGATGAAGAAATTGATATCAGCCCTTATACGAAGCAAGCAAAGAGGATTTTATCACTTATTTTGAAAATACAGAACCGGTGGCACTAAAGAAATTCCTTAAATTCTTATCGGAATCAAATGACTATTGATTAATAATGACTATTATTTATATTTCTCTTGATAATAAAGTGTCCCTTTGGTAACTTTATTTTAGCAACATGATATGAGGTGAAAGCAATAATGACAGTAATCTTTGACGAGGCAGCAAATGAGAAATTGCTCTCCGAAATGAGAGACGTGTTTTCTAAAAGAAAGCATATTAGATCTTTTATTAATGATGTTCATATAATAATGGCTGAATACAAAATATCCCCTGGTTCTACACAGAAAGTAATTAACGAATTAGAGAATCCTGATATGGATTTGTCTAAGGAGTATATGTATTTCTTAGCAAAGTGTTTGTACACCATTCTGGAATCAGAAAGATTTAATCCAGCCAACTATTTTACTGAAAAAGATATGCAAGAGATTGAAACACTATGGGAAGGTGAAATAGAGGAAGAGATTAAGCTGCCTTATACTTTTAATGGAGCAGTTAAATACTCTGACAGTAACCTGACTTTTCAAATAACTGCGGAAGAACTTTATAGGTTGTTTGAAAATAAGCTTCTTCACTATAATCCTAATGCTCAAAGGACAAATAAAATAAAAAAAATAGAGGGTTCTGATGTTGAAATCCCTGTCCCTCAGTTAAACAAACAATCTGTAGAGGAAATTAAAGAATTGTTTAAAGAGGGAAAACTTATCAGTTCAATGTTCACCTTTAATGCACGTTTAGGAAGTTCCAATGAAGGAATTGAATTAGATTATCATGAAGAGGATATGACTCTTACTGTAAAGGAAGGGACTATATTAGATGTGCTCGATGGCTATCACAGGTTGGTAGGTATTACTACGGCAATTAGACAGTATCCTGAATTAAAACATTTATTGAAGCGTGTGTTTAAAGTCGATATATACAACTATACTCAAAAACAAGCTAGAGAACACTTTGGACAACAAAACACCATAAATCCTGTTAAAAAATCTAAAGTTGCTGAGATGAATCAGCATTATTATTCAAATAAAATAGTTAAATTTATTCAAGATAACAGTCTAATCGGAGATTATATAAAGACAAATGGAGATTGGGTTAAGCAGGATCAAAATATGTTGATTACTTTCTCTGATTTTAAGAAAGCAATTGAGCGCAGCTATTATAAAAAGGATTTTAACAACCAAGCAGACATTTTGAAGACAGGGAGATATTTGGCTGCCTTTTTTGATGCTCTGGCCACTATTTATATAGATGAATTTTTAGGGGATATTGCAGGAGAAAGAAAGAAATCCTTCGTTAATAGTCATATTTTCTTTAATGGATACGTCTTGTTAGCAAAACGATTCCATGATCTAGAGATTTCAATCGATGATATTGAATCTAAAATTGAAGAAGTTCTAAAACCCATTGATTTTAATAAAGATAATAAACTTTGGGATCAACTAGGAACAGTTGATAAAAACGGAAATGCTAAATCACCACAAAAAATCTGTGATTTCTTTAGAAAAATCGAGATAAATCAGCAATTCAATTAGCTTAGGAGATGTTTGACGTAATGTACAATAGTGATATTAAGGAAAAGTACCTAGATACTGTTTCAGAAGCGGTAGCTCATCAATTAAAACCTTTGTTTTCAAAATCAGAGATAACAGAAAATCTCTATAGTAAAGACATCTACGATTTTACCTCTATGCAGATTCTTGAATTAATTAGGTCTTATGATCAAACGACAATTGGGAGCGTAAAAAGAACTTTATCATTATTGTCAATGTATATAGATTGGGCGGCATCTTATAATTTAAGTAAAGGAACAGTGAATTTAGCAAGAACTATTTCAACTGATGAATTGTATGAATGTCTAGGTGATAAGAAACTTTACATTTCTTTTAGTGAACTAGAGGACATGCAAGATAAATTGCTTAATTACCAGTCTAAAGCAGTCTTAAGATGCTTATTTGAAGGCATATCAGGACTAGCACATTCTGAACTCCTTAGTTTGTCGAAACAGCAAATAGAAGAAGCAATGTTAAATGACAATGTATTGACGCTACATGACAAAAAGAACGGTATTCGGAAATTAAAAGTAAGTAGTGATTGTCTTGTTATAGCGTTAAATGCTTCCAAGGAGACTAAATATAAATTAAAAAATGGTAGAGCAGAGGGTCAAACGAAAGAAGTATCATTAGCTGAAAATGATTATGTAATCAAGACAAAGAAAACAAGAAGTAAACACGATGGGGAAGCAGGTAAACACATAGTTACAAATCTAATTACCGATATCTCAGATTTCTTTAAAATTAATTTCCTCACTCCAAACACTATTGTTAGGTCAGGGCACTTATATCGCGCTTACCAATTATATAAAGAGAAGGGCGTGATTGATAACTCTGTCAGATACCAAATCATAGATGACTTTAATTTGATTGTTAGCAATAAACACAGAGCGGTCTACAATATGAAAGACTATATAAATGAAGACGAAGTAAAGAAATGTTATGCGGAGGAATTAGGATTAAAAGAAGAAACCATATAGTCTCATCAACCCACTCAATCTTGAGTGGGTTTTTTATTGAGACAAAAAGTAAAAATAAGTATAAATATTATATTTTAAACTGATTTTAAAAATAATTTGAAATTCGACAAATTAAGACAAAATAAACCCTTTCCACAATTGGTAACCTGTAGTAATATAGTCATGTAAACCATATGGTTTACTCAGGAGGAGACCAAGACATTAGTCTTAGTCATTAACTCAATGCCGTTCAACCTTGAATTCATAGAGGTCTTCCACATTACAATCTAATGCAGCAGCGATTCTTTTAGCAGTTCTAATTGTCATTTCTGTCTTTTTCAACCGATTATAATCGCTCAATTGCTGTTTCTTCATGCCGACTATTTCTGCCAGCTCATTGATTGTAATGTCTTTCTTTCTACAAAGTTCAGGTATCAAGCATTGCCCGATCTCAACTTTGATCATAATCGGACATCCTCCTGCTAGTTCTGTTATGGAAAGACATAATACATATCATACCATACGATGACTTCAAATAACCACTAGCGTAATACCCACATTAAATGTATAATGTTATTAAACAAAACAGAACGCTTGTTCCCTTGTCGAGCTGTCAAAAAAGAGAAAATTATAGTATAGGAGAATGAGGATGGCAGGTTATTTGAACAACATCTCGTTAAATCTTGAAATTGTATTAAAAAATAAGGCGAAAAATGAAGAAATCTCAGTAGGTATTGTAGAAAGACTTTGTGAAAAATTGCTGGTAGCAAGAGAGGTGTCCTTTGCCCAAGCTGACGGTACTGTTGAGAAATTTAAGTTGTGCGACATTGAATACGAAATAACGAACACTGAAGAAACGTATTAAATAAAATAAATAGGAAGACTCCATTGCAGCATGAATCACAGCATAGTTGGAGCTTTGTAGGTGAACACGTGAAATTATCTGTTGATCTTCAGGATTACAACAACGTCAACCTAAAACTGACAAAAAAAGTACTGACTTCTGAGAATTATCAATTCCTTTTAAACTTTAACGGCAAAAGGCTAGACCTCACAGTTTCTGTGACCCCAGAGAATCTTATTAAAATAAGAGACAATATCAATGAATTAATATTTAGGTTCACTGATTAAACATCAAATTCGATCATTCTTAAAAACTTGATCGAATTTGATTGACAATAACAGTAAAGTGATTTATGTTATAGTTAAGTATAAAAAATAAGGATATTAAAGAGGTAAGATGTAGAGGCAGATGCTTTTAGATGAAAAACTAAACAAGTTGAATGATTCATATGTGGCTTTACTTAATCATAAAAGTAATGGTGATTTAAGGAGAGTGATTGGGGAATTTCATTCAATTATTGACTATGCATATGAAGGAATGTACATAACAGAAACAATACTTAACCAAGAGGGAGAAGGCTAATGAACATAGTAAAATCTGCAACAAACCGTATGATCACTTTAAGCGACAACAATAAAGCAAGTTTGGTTAGAAGAATTATAGAAAAAGAGAAGCTTGGATACGAATGCGTTAAACCAATTGAGAGTCATTACTATGAATTTGTTGCTGGAGGTTCTGATAAAAAAGGGAGCAAATACCGAAGAGAATACATAGGATGTACAAAACATTACGCTATGATGATACATCACCCGTAAAAATAAAATATAAGTATATAAAATGCAAGTTTTATTTAGATTAACACATGGGGAGGAACGTGCATGGATAAATTACAGGAAATTATAAGTGACTTGTCATTGTGGCATTTAGCTTCAGAAGAGGAATTGAAGCCACTCGATATAAATGCAGGGCCTTGCTACATCATCGAGCAGAGTTATGTCAAAGACATAATGATCGGCTTCATGAAAAAGCAACAGACCATTATTGAGGAATATCAGCGCCAGCAGGAAGTCACGGTCAATCAATTCCGGCAGGCTCAGGAAGAGATTCACCGGCTGAAATATGAGAATGACGGTTTCAAAAAAGCTTTAAATAAAATCGCTGTTCTCAAGCCTTTGATTAACAATGAAACTAACGCTTGCAACCTTCAATTTGCAATTACTACAGCCAACCTGGCATTGAAGGAGGCTACGGAATGACAGCATACCGAGTGTGGGACGGACAGCAGATGCATTATTGGGATGATGAAGGGTTGAGTCTTGAAATCAAAGGTACTGAGTGGATTTTATGGTGTGACGGTTGCAGGGTTATTGTTGCGGCAAGTTACGAAGAAGGAACGGCTCTCATGTGGGATACAGGGATGAAGGATAAGCACGACGGAGAGATATACCACAAGGATATTACTGAGGAATCCTATATACATCCTATGTCTAAGGAAAATATCATTGATCGTTATGTGATAGAGCGAAAAAACGGATTTGACAGAATGGATCACGTTAGCAAAAAAGAAGGTTTTTATAGGCACTTATGGTTGCGGCGTGATGAAGTCAAAGTAATTGGCAACGTGTTTGAAAATCCTGAGTTATTGGAGGGCGCGGAGTGAGTAATTTGTCGCAAGAGCAAATAAACGCAGATTTATTCAACGAAGTCCTGCGGTTGAAAAGGAAATCTAGGGTTGATGAGGAAGAAATTCGGCGGCTGAAGGAAGAGAATCGGGAATTAAGATTGGAAATAGAAGATTGTACTTGTTTCAGATATGCAGAAGATGAGGAGGGCGCGGAGTGATGGCGAAAAACACAATCGATTTTTGGGAGAATACAGACGGAAAAGTTAAATTAATCATCACCGACTTATTAAGAATGAGTCCGTACTCAAGTACAGGGTACAAATCTCCTGTGAGTTTATTCGATGAAGGCGGTAACTACGTGTGTCGTATTCGTCACATGTGGAGAGGTGCGGACTTTGTCAGTGATATTTTCAAAGCGTTAGAAACTGATTCCAGATTCAATAATTTTAAACTTGCTTTTGATAATGATATCAACATGTACGAATTTGCGATAAATGAAAATGAGGATATGCCGTATAGGTCATACAATACAAACAGTGTAAACGCAGTTATTAATACAACATACGAAGCGTTAATCAATATGAGATACACGCCAGAAACGGAGGGTGCGGAGTGAGAAAAGCAACAGAAAAACAATTGAGATTAATCAGAGACATGGAATTGTTTTTGAATGAAAAATTCACAGGGAACACTATTCGAGAAGCAAGTGCTTTTATTAGTAGGTTTATGGAGGAGTATGAAGAAGCAAAGGAAATTGCATACGATGACGTGTATTATTACGATGCGTATTAGGTGCTAACTGAAAAAGTCAATCTTAATAAAAGATGCATTTTAAACAGAAAAGAGGAGAGAGTATATGGAAAATATTAAATCTGTTGGTAAACCGTTTAAAGTATTGGTTTACTCTTGTCGAGAAAATCGAGCATATTCACAAGATATGATTGGGGAAGCAACTGTTGTTGGTGCATATGAACGTCCGTACTGGCACCCATATACATACAGCGCTTACCATGTAATCTTTAATGATGGTAAAAAAGCCACTGTTTATGCTGATCATTGTAAAAGTATAAATTAAGGAGGTAACAGCATGAAATCAAAACATGGAATGAGTCAATATCGTTTAAATAGAGCAAAAAGTTATGCGCAGTCATTTCTAGAAACAGTGTCAAAGATTGAATTTATGTACCAACTTTCTCTTCAAAAGTTGATTGAACCAGACATTGCAGAAACCTATATTGCTAGGAATATTAAAGAGATCGATAGGGAGTGGGAGGACTTTAAAAGTTATATTGAGCAGCGGGAGGACATGAGGGAATCAGATTAAAAGTAAAATTTTATTGAAAAAGGGAGGATGGAAGATGGAGAATGATGTTTTATACGGAGTTTACAGTACTAGGTCACGAAAGTTTTGCTTTGGAATTGAGGAGCCTTCAAAAACAAAAGCAAGAAAAGAGTTATTCAATCGAATTGGTACAGATGCATACTAATGGCGTTTTGAAATAAGAAAAATTAAAAGAAAGTAGATGGAAAAGTGAAATTTGCACCAATGGATAAAGTTAAATTTAAAACAGATAGTCATTTCAACAAACTTCGAACTTTAAAAAAAGAGTTCCTGAATTAGATGACCCTTTACTCGGCGAATGCTGGGAATTTGAAAAAGATGGTTTAAAACAATTTGATTGGGAGGAGAACTACGAATTTGTCGCTAGACCCAAACACTTTAATTGGGATGAAAAAACAGAATCTAATTAAAATTGAAGTTCTAATTAAATACATATGAATAATCAAGCCAGAAATAAGGAAAATTAACTAAAAAAATTGTGAGGAACTTTCAATGAAACAATTTATTTTAGTTTTATCCTTATTAAGTATTATTGTTGCCTATCCCATTCAAACAAACGCCAGTCCAATGCCTTGCAGTGTAATACTGGAACCGGTAGATAAAAATCTTAAAAATGCTAAAGGTGTAGCATTAATCTATAAGGTGCAATTGAACCCACCGAGTGCTGCCAGAACCAATATAAGCATTCTTGCTGTCCATCTTCCTGCACCTTCTTCTTTTGGAAATTACGACAGTTACGAAGGATTTGCTACTAAACCAGGTGAGATTAGTTGGCGGTTTAAACTTTATCCTACTCCTGAGGAAGAGAGTCCTAGTTGGGCGGGAAGAATTGACACAATTTCGGCCGAAATGAAGAATGTTAAAGTGCAAGTGCGTCTGTCAAATTCTAGCACACAAAAGTTGGGGCCGAGTATATTAACGAAAAATATTGAATCCTGTTATTGAAAGTCTTGGGGCAACAGTGTAAAACAAACTTGGATTGGATTGATATAAATGATTAAATCAATTATTTTACCTGAAGAGAATACAAAAATAACTGTCGGGAAACCGATAAGCAAAGAATCAAATACAAAGGTGGTCGCAATTTATGACTATAGAGAAGAACCTGAGGAAGCTTTCTGGGTACACTTATCAAATGGGAATGATCTGTTTGTAGACAATGAGGAGGTCGTTGTTGAATACGAGTAAACTCATGGATCTGAATAAAAAGACTGTTTTAAAGAGAGAGGGGACAAACTTAATGGACGGCAATCTTGCTATGGCTAATCACATAGTTTGGGAAACTGAACTAGGGAATAACATTGGAATGGATATTGTAACTTATATGGAGCAGCATGGTGTGTCTAAAACCGAAGCTGAAAAGGTTATTCTTCCTTTGTATGAAGAAGAAATAAAAGCGTTGAAATATAAATCATAATAAAAGGATTATTTTATCTAGAGAGGACTGGACAAAATAATCAATAATAATACTCTATCGTAAGTTCATATTTTATATTACTTCGAAGAAAAACATTGAATTTAAAAAGGGAGCTAGAAGCCCCCAATTGCGATCTTATATTCGTACACCTTCATAGTGCCCAATCCAATATCCATCTGAAACTTTCGTAATACCTTTTAAATACCAGCGATATCCGCCGTCTTCAAATGAGTTGGCAAAAATACCTGTACTGCTAGGTAAATCCCAAGTGATAGCTTGAGCTTTAAAATCATCACTTGCAACATTAGCTATTCCCTGATCCGGGCTTGGGCTTGTACTTGCAGCGAATGCTGGAGATGCTGAAACAAGTAAACCTATAGATAATGCAACACCTGTTAATGCTTTTTTGTAACTCATGTAAATCCCCCATTCTTATAATTTTTTCTTGCAATTACATTATATGGTTTTTGCGGATAGGGAAATAGCGAAATTACTCCCATATATATGGAAATTGTGTGTCGGTTAATGTCGTGATAGATGAGAAGGCAAATGGAGAGATGGATTATAGGATGGAATCATAAAAAATATAGAATAAAAATAAAATAAGCGGAGGTTATATTAGTGATGAAGATGAATCTGCATAGCAACCAGGTTGATGAAATTATAGGAGAGTATTACGCTGCTAAAGGATATTCAGTTCAGAGCATTGATCGCCAGGAAAATGGCCAAGTGATTGTTGTTACGGAGCGAGTAGCAGAGGTGAAGGAACCAGCAAAAGCTGATATCGCATTTGATTTTGTACATAGAAGACGGCATAAGAAGAAATATTTAGCTTAAAAAAGGCAAAGAGTCAAAGCTCTTTACCATCAGGTGTTTTCCTTAACCGATCAGCCATATACTTAATTAAACTTAGCGCAGCAGACACTAATACAATAACTAAGACAATCTCAAGTAAAATGATAAGGCCCATATTTAAGCCATGGCTCTCAAAATAATCACCAGTTATAGAGAGCAATTCATAAATTCCAAGCATTAATACAATGAAGGAAGAGCCTATAATAGCCAAAGACTTTTTAGAGAACTCCTTAGTATGTTCAAAATTATAAATCAATAAGAACAAAAATAGACAAGCCATAGCGATCTTTTTAGTCAATGAATCACTTGTTGAAAACCCTGACACAATTAAGGAGATAATTAATCCAGCCATTCCGATTATTTTATTCATGACATCACCTGCTTTGTATAAGTATGATCTGGTGTCAGCTTACCAATTAAAGGGGATTTTCTCAAGATGATACACATTAAAGTTAAATTAAAATCGTGATTTTAAACAAATTAGGAGGGAATTATGGCTGACGGATATGTATTAATTGAAGTGAATGAAGACGGAGAAGGAAGGTTAAAAGATGAAGCTGTTACTTGGATTGACTTCCGATTAGGCATTGTAGATTTTAATGCCAGTGAAGGACTAAATCAATTAATGGAGCAAATATCAAAAGATGTGAAAGATGAGTTAGTTTTGGTTCTTTTTAATTATCGTGTTGAGTCCTCTTATGATTCTTGGAGTGGAGCAACTGAATATGAAGACTTCTTTGATGTTGAATTTTTCAAAGTAATTAAAAAGAATTATAAGAAGTTTTACCAAGGATTAGTGACAGCAGAATTAGATGTCGGTATTAATGGTTTTGACAATATTGAATCTATGCCAACCGACTCTAACCAAAACTATTATAGAAACTTAATTGCTGAGTGGGAAGAGTTTTACAATGAAGATTTTATCCCATTAAGTCTAAATAAAAGATAGTTTTTAATCAATTGTTAGGAGGAACGAAATGAACGGAAATATAAAACGCTTATCGCCGGACGCACAGATTCCGATCTACGCACGCGCAAGCCGTAATCAAGCCAGTTGAGCAGGCGGTGTTTACGGAAGTTGATGCGCTCGGCGATAGCGATCGAGGTGAGGGTGGATTCGGTTGGTCAGGTACTACTTTTCGTAAGGAATACTGAAAGTAATAGCTAAACCGTCCTCTCCTGGAAGGGAAGGAGCATCGAGTTTAATTTTAGAAAAATCGATTTTACCCTTAGCTTCTACTTCTGCTTTTTGTTTGATGATATCTAGATTTCCGCTTTTATCTAATGCGGAACTAATCTTTCGCCCTAGTTCTTTGTCATCCAATTTAACCTTTTGATGAGCGGGAGGAAGGAGATCGTGTAGACGTTCGGCATCTTCAAGGGAGTTCATATCCAAGTAGAATCCAGTTATTCTAATACTTGTTCCATTAAAATCACTAACTTTTAGATTACGTTTAGGGCTTTCTTCAATACTACGAATTACAAAATCCATTATTTCTTGGTCTTTTTTACTGCTATACATGAAAATACCTCCTTTTTAAACAAATTATACCATGAGGTAAGGTGTTTAGAAAACCTGTTGCTTTTAAATTGAAAATTAATATCGAATTAAAGGGGAAGAGAGTATTAATTAAAAACTTGCTGATTACGGGTTAACTGAAGAAGAGGATGAGGCAATGACAAGTATTATCGACGATTTAGGGCTGGATTGGTGATCACATTACAATCAAAATAAAATATTTATTTTATATAATTGAATCAAATTTGAATTTATAAGAAACGGGGAATGAAAAATGAAAGAATTATTTAACTGGCAGAGAATAATGTTTTCTCCTAGGGTGTTATTAAATCACTCGAAATATAAGAATAGTCATTCGAAAGTCCTTGAGGATGGTTGGCGCTTTGATTATCAAATGGGAAAGTATTATAAGTGGATTGAAATGGAATAGAACTAACTTAATGTAATAGATTTTGAATTTTGTTATTCAAAAGGCACTAAGGAGTTATGTAACGGAGAGATTAGACTCTCCAAGATTCGAAGGATGGTATGCGGAGTTTACCATGCTTAGTCTTAAATCTGTGCTTAACCTTACATAATATAGGCTCAATAAATACATATTCATCAGATTCAGACTTTACTTGTTTCATAGAGTGGAACTTACTTCGTTCTGCATGTGGCATGAATTCCATAAACCCAGCTGTAGTTCCATCGGGATAAGACAGAAGGAATTTTATATCCTTTTTAGTGTAGCCGGTTATGAGAACTTCAGTGTAATCATAATTGATCACTTTCAGCCAATTATGAGAACGTTTATTAATTTCATAAGGGGAGTCAGCTTTTTTGAGTACGATTCCCTCTAAGTTCTTTTCTTGGGCCAGATTGAAGTAAGCTCTTCCGTTGCCTTGGATACCTTCGATCACTAAGACATTGGGATGATTCAATTCCAGTGAGTTCAGAACTGTCTTACGCTCAGTGAGCGGCCTAGCTGCAATTGACTGACCGTCTTTGTAGATAGCATCAAAGACACAGTAAACAATCTTATGAGCTGATTTTTTGGACATGAAACGTTCCATTACAGCTTCAAAGTCAGGAGCACCGCCTGGGGCAGCTACAATGACTTCACCATCGAGTACGGTTCCATCTGGGATATTTAAATCTAAGAGTTCAGGAAACTTGCTTGTTACTTCGTTATTGTGACGAGTGTACAGCTTAATCTGGTTATCAAACTTAGAAAGAATGAGCCTAATTCCATCAAATTTGAGCTCAGTGATATAGTCCTCGTCCTCAAATGGTTCCTTTATCGAATGCAATAACATTGGCGATACAAACAAAATATCACCTCCTACTTACAACATAATAGCTAAGCAAACGTGATATATAAAGCAAAATGGCAGTGGTACTTAATGGGATTCGATTTTGCTGTCATTCTAAAGAGAATAGTTATCTCCAGGCTTGATATACGAAAATCAAAAAGGAGGAATGAGATGCAGCGAACAGTTGATGTTAAAGAAGTTGAAGTGTTGATTAGAGGAATCTGGAGAAAGAAAAAGTTTACTAATATCCAAAAGGGGCAAACCTTTAAGATTGAGGAGAATGGAAGAACAAAGAAGTACATAGCAAGAACAGATCCTTATTGGGATGACATGTATGAGACTTACATAATTGATTTGGTTGGATAAATATAAAATTAGAAGAGGTAATTAAAAAATCTAATTAAAACAGAGATTTTATAAAGATAAAAATAAAATTAAAAAGGGGAATTTTGATGAGTTATCAATTTGAAAAGAATAAACTGTACTCATATTTAGGTGAAGAGTTAGTTGAAGCACTTAAAAGGAATGAAGCTATTATTGCAGGTGGGACAATTACAAGTCTATTTAATAATAAAGAGATAAATGATGTGGATATCTATTTTAGAAGTGATAAAAAAGCATGTTCATTCTTAGAAAAGTGTTGGAATAGCAATGTCTATGTAACCTCACACACTAAAAAAGCCACGATGTTTATCAAAAAAGGACTAAAGCTACAAATGATCCACTTTAAATTTTTCTCTGATGCTGAGTCAATTTTCAATACATTTGATTTTACAGTCTGCATGGGAGCTTTTGATTTTAAGACCGAAGCTTTTACTCTACATGAAGATTTTTTGAAACATAACTCGCAGAGAATTTTAAAGTTTAATAGCCAAACTGCTTTTCCAATTGTCTCATTGTTAAGAGTGCAAAAATACACAGATAAAGAATACACAATTTCTAAGCCAGAATTCATTCGTATTGTGCTAACATGCATGGACTTAACCATTAATACATATGAAGAATTGAAAGATCAAATGGGAGGTATGTATGGGATAAACTATGACAAATTGTTCGAAGACGAAGAAGAAAAAGACTTTAACCTACGAGAAGCTGTAGACAAAATTGCTGACATGGTTTTAGACGAAGACTACTTTAAAGAGCCGGTTAATTTAGAGTTTAATGACTTAGACGATCTTTTAAACGACATTAATAAGAGTCCAGTTTTGACGCTGAAGATTAATGATGATCATTACAGAATTGGTCTTGATGGGTTTCTAAAAGAATCTGTATCAGCGCCATGTACTGAAATTAAATTAGATACAAAGGATTTCTTTGATAAAACTAATTTCTATAAATTTGTAAGAAAACAGAACGGAAAATTGACGAGCTTCTATGACAAGAACTTTGAGTATGTGATTGGAGAAGAAGCTAAAGCAGAAGGAGTAATAGATAGTTGGTCGAACAGCGGAAGGTTATTTTTTAATGAAAAAGCAGCGATCGAACAATCAACTTACTATGGTAAGGAAGACGGAGTACTTATTGAGGTTAAGATTAAAGAAAAGGATTTTGTAGATGCGGATAGTGGTAAAGTTGAGGCCGCAGCATGCCATGTAATTAGAGAAGTTTCGAAAGATGAATGGAAAGAATACATAAGTGCCAATTAAATCTAAACAGAGATTTTATAAAGATAAAAATAAAATTAAAAAGGGGAATTTTGATGAGTTATCAATTTGAAAAGAATAAACTGTACTCATATTTAGGTGAAGAGTTAGTTGAAGCACTTAAAAGGAATGAAGCTATTATTGCAGGTGGGACAATTACAAGTCTATTTAATAATAAAGAGATAAATGATGTGGATATCTATTTTAGAAGTGATAAAAAAGCATGTTCATTCTTAGAAAAGTGTTGGAATAGCAATGTCTATGTAACCTCACACACTAAAAAAGCCACGATGTTTATCAAAAAAGGACTAAAGCTACAAATGATCCACTTTAAATTTTTCTCTGATGCTGAGTCAATTTTCAATACATTTGATTTTACAGTCTGCATGGGAGCTTTTGATTTTAAGACCGAAGCTTTTACTCTACATGAAGATTTTTTGAAACATAACTCGCAGAGAATTTTAAAGTTTAATAGCCAAACTGCTTTTCCAATTGTCTCATTGTTAAGAGTGCAAAAATACACAGATAAAGAATACACAATTTCTAAGCCAGAATTCATTCGTATTGTGCTAACATGCATGGACTTAACCATTAATACATATGAAGAATTGAAAGATCAAATGGGAGGTATGTATGGGATAAACTATGACAAATTGTTCGAAGACGAAGAAGAAAAAGACTTTAACCTACGAGAAGCTGTAGACAAAATTGCTGACATGGTTTTAGACGAAGACTACTTTAAAGAGCCGGTTAATTTAGAGTTTAATGACTTAGACGATCTTTTAAACGACATTAATAAGAGTCCAGTTTTGACGCTGAAGATTAATGATGATCATTACAGAATTGGTCTTGATGGGTTTCTAAAAGAATCTGTATCAGCGCCATGTACTGAAATTAAATTAGATACAAAGGATTTCTTTGATAAAACTAATTTCTATAAATTTGTAAGAAAACAGAACGGAAAATTGACGAGCTTCTATGACAAGAACTTTGAGTATGTGATTGGAGAAGAAGCTAAAGCAGAAGGAGTAATAGATAGTTGGTCGAACAGCGGAAGGTTATTTTTTAATGAAAAAGCAGCGATCGAACAATCAACTTACTATGGTAAGGAAGACGGAGTACTTATTGAGGTTAAGATTAAAGAAAAGGATTTTGTAGATGCGGATAGTGGTAAAGTTGAGGCCGCAGCATGCCATGTAATTAGAGAAGTTTCGAAAGATGAATGGAAAGAATACATAAGTGCCAATTAAATCTAAATAGAGATTTTATAGTGATGGAAATAAAACAATAAAGGGGATTTATGATGAAGCTGATTGGTATTAAAACAAATAACTGTTTTTTGGTGTCTGACAATGTTCAAGGTAGTAGCTATTTTCATAGTCAATTAGAAGGATTGCTTTTCGATGGGGAACGAGCAACTGCAACGTATAAATCAGACTGGTTTAAGCTGGTGAAGGAGCCAAGTGTTATTGAAAAGCGAATGCCGGCTAAAAAAATTAATCATAGATATGAATTGAAAGAGGGGTTCCAGGAATCTGAATTAACTCCAAAAGTAATTTATGCTTCTTACATAGGTGAAGACAATGAATACTATGAAGTGAAGGGTCTATATGAATTGAAATTTGAAGAAGTCCCACAACAGAATCAAAAGATTGAGTTTGAAATGAACATTATTGAAGAAGTTAACGGGGAACTTAAGATGCAAAGTCAAAATTTCAACTTGAAATATAACCTACTGGATAGAATTCAAACGCATCCAATGCTTCTTGAAACAAAGCCGTGTTACTTGTCTCGAGCGGAAAGCTATAAAATTATTAGAAACCATATTAAAGCCAATATAAACCCTAAATTTGCAAGAATCACAAGTGATTATGATTTTTGTTTTACTGTGGTAAAGGTTTTGGAACTTTACAAGCCTCACGAGTATGTAGTTGATCTTAATGCAATGTACAAACGGAGAAAGCCTAAACTTGAAAAAAGATTTCAAACAAAGCGAGAGGTTGAGATTTACAAGGTTGCACCTGAAGCCTATCAGAGTTACCCAATTGTAGAACCGTTTAGTGGAAAAGATGTTGAAGATTTAAAGAGTAATATTAAGAATTTTTTAGACGATCTAATGGATAAAATCAATGAGCCTTTGGTCGAATGCAAATGCTGCGAAGGAAGAGGGGTTATCTTAAGTGAAAATTAAATTGGACAAGGACTACATGCTAAATGAATTGGGGCTGCCGGAATCCTCACTTTTGGAAGAAATCACTGACACGTCTAGGTGGAGTGTTCACTATAGAATTGTATTTCCATATCAAGGACGCTTTTTTGAAACATTCTATAGCAAGGGCGCCACTGAAAGCCAATATGAGAGCCCTTGGGAATTTGAAGATCAAGTGGATTGTTATGAAGTGGAGTTAAAAGAAATGAAGGTTAGAAAATGGGTAAGAAAAGAAACTGAATAAAAACGATATTTTACAGAAAGAGGAGGAGTGAAAATGTTTACCTGCTTCTGCAACGAATGTAAAAAAGTAATCGAAAAAGATGAAGTTGATTATGAGGTTGACTTGGTAGAAGGGCCTTGGGAAGGAGATTGGGAACACGTGCATTTAGAATGCGGTAGTATTGTGTCTTGGATTTAACTTGTATGTCTAAATAAAAGTAATTTTTTAATTGAGTTAAGGGGGTGTTCTTAATGTAATTCATATCGTTGCTTAAAAGTGAAATATAAGAAAGTATATAAGAAAGTGGGCGTTTTATGTTTAAGGTAATGAAGCTAAAGAGGGAAAATTACTCTCACTGTGTACTAATTCAATCACAAGAGTCCCTTCACAGTATGAAGGTTGATTTGGAAAGGTTTATTGCAAGAGAAAATATAGAGAGGAGAGTACTGCTTGATACTTTGTTTCATGCAGGAAATACATATGATCGTTTTTACGAGATAGAAATTAAACATGAAAAACTTAATTGGTCGATGTTGAAGGTTATATCAGTTGAAAAGCAAAGTGAAATTAGAAAAAAAGTTGGGAGATTTCTTATGAATAATCCTCAGTTAGTCGAATCATCTACTTTGACTAATATCCAAAAACGGTTGTTGAGCGCAGGAATAGGAATATAAAAAAGGAGTGTTTTATTATTAATGAATAAAAACAGAATAGAGGAAAGTCCAAACAAGGTATTTGGGGCAAAGAAGGGCAGCTTTGGACGGCAATCCCTTCTTCACCTGGCACTTCGCAAGGTTACGAAGCTACATAAGTATATCATATTTAAGAAGACTTTTCCATTGTTGGCAGCGTTGTCTTCATTTCTGAATCCATGCAGTGTATTAGCGGCAGATAAGTACAATAACTTCGAGGAGTTAAAAGCAAATGAATCACCACTTACCTATAACATTTTCACAAATAATCTAGGTACACCAGTGTTAATTTTTGCTCCTCATGGTGGTGGAATAGAGGGAGGTACAAGTGAATTAGCCAGGGAACTGAGTAAATCCCACTCTACTTATCTGTTTGAAGCATTGAAAACTTCAGGATCATCTGACCTACATATCACCAGTGTAAATTTTGACGAGCCACAAGCCTTAGAAATACTGAACAATCACGATTTGACCATTTCACTTCATGGTTATGCGTCTAGTGAGAAACACACATTAGTTGGGGGTACCGACAGAGAAAAAGCTGAACAGATGACAGCCGTACTAAATGATGCCGGTTTCTCTGCTGAGCTGCTACCGGTTGGAGCTCATTTAGCTGGAACAAATCCAAATAACATTGCTAATAAGAATAAGACTGGAATGAGTATTCAGCTTGAGATAAGCACGGAGCAGCGTAGATCAATGTTTAACACTTTTTCATTAAAAGGGCGTGACGGGACTAAGAATGAAATGTTTTACGATTTTGTAAACGCTGTCTCACAGTTCATAGATGAAAATGTAGGTGGTTTGGCAGGTGAGGCAGCATGAATATGATAGACAAATCTCTTCGAGTTCATGTTGATTTTGAGCAGTGGGGAATCAATCCAGAAGGTTTAAACCCAATTGAAACTACTAAGGGATTCAATGATGCTCTTCAGTCTGCTGCATCTAACTTTTATTCCGTAGTTGAAGTGCCAAAGGGCAATTATTTGATTGATGCAGTAAATACATCTAAACGGTTACCTGAGTTTGGTGGCGGTATAAAGATTCCTTCTAATATAGAGTTGATTCTTCACCCAGAAGCAGTATTTAGAGTTAATCCTAATGGATACCAAGGATATTCTTGCTTCTACATTGGACAAGCAGAAAATGTGACTATACGTGGCGGGCGTATTATTGGGGATCGCTATGAGCACGATTACTCCAAAATTAACACAACACAGAAAACACATGAATGGGGATATGGTATACACGTACATGGTAGCAGAAATGTATTGATTGAGAATGTAAGTGTATCAGATTGCATTGGTGATAATATTTGGATAGCTGCTGACGGAATGATGAACACTGCTGGGACTTACACACCTTCACGAAGTGTAACTGTAAGGAAGTGCAGATTAAAACGTGGAAGAAGAAATAACCTGGCAACAAACGGTTGTGAAGGACTTCTTGTAGAGGACTGTGATATTGAAGAAGCTGGAGGTGACACTATTGGTCCACAATTGGGAATTGATTTAGAAGGGTTCGCTGAAAAAGGCATAAAATATGATCATCCTTATGAATTAACTATTGCAGATTGCAGGTTTAAAAAAAATGGGCGTGGTTCGATTACAGCTCATACAAGTGGAAAAGTAATTATTAAAGATAATTACTGTGACAATGTTATTTCATATGGCTTTAGTACAGACGTGAGCATTAAAGGAAACAAGATAATCAATGAAGGAGAACCAAAAGAATACGGGATAGACTCTATTGGTGTTTCAAGCACTGAAACAGGAAATAGAGCCAAAATAACTGATAACACTGTTCGAGGATTTAAAATAGGAATAATGGTTAGAGGCAGAGGAGTTACAGCGAAAAATAATACTATTGGGAATTCATCTAATTGTGCGATAGCCACCCATACAGCAGAAGAGGTTTTTATTGCAAAAAACAAAATAGAAAACAGCGATTGTATACAGATTCAAGTGAGAAATTCTTCAGATGTTAAAGTTAACGGCAATACAGGAAAGGGAACAACTTCATCATATGCTCTTAAAGTAATTGATTCTAAAGATGTGACTTTCACTGGAAATGAATTTTCAAATATTTACGGTGGACTTTACTGTGAACGATCCCAAGCAGTCAGGGTAAAGTCAAATGATTTCCTAATGAGTGGAACAGGGTACGGGATTTATTGGGATAAGAGCTCAGAAGTTTTCTTAACAAGGAATGAGATTTATGAGCCAAGAAACATTGCAATTACTGGTGCTACTGATATATACAATATAAGGATTAGTGAAAACCAAATTTATAATTGCAAAGCGCTAGTTGCAATCCATTTGCTTGGTGGATCTGAGCATATGCTTAGAGGGAATGAAATCATGTTCAAGAGGGAAGCGGATCAAGGATACGGCATATATTTGGAGAGCACAAAGAAAGTACGTTTAATCAGGAATGATGTTCAGGGGATTGGTGACAGAGTGCTTTCACATCCATATGCCACATTTAAATCTTCAAATACGACTTTAATACATAATACTTATAACAGCGGTACACTTAGATTGGCAGTAGATGATATTGTAATCTAAATGCGCAGTAATTAAAAAATACACAAGAACACTTGTTCTTATTCTCTGTTTTGCTATATAATTCAAGAGTACCAAAAATTACAAAACAGGGGATGAAACAATGAGTGAACAAAAACTAGAGATTAGAAAGATATCCTATGAAGTTTTCGATGATTATGATCCATTTACAGAAGAACATTTAGGAAAAGTGGTCAATGGTTCGTTTGATATGTTAGTTTCAAAGAAAAATGTAGCACAAGTAGGATCTAGACAAATTGATTTTGCAAATGAAGTAAAGCTAGGGTACGGGGTATTTGGAAAAGACACAGAAGAGAAAATCAAAGAGCACCTTTTAGCTGCATATATGTTAATTGCCGAAGGCGCTAAGAACTACGGTCTAGAAAGCTAAGTTAAGAAAAATGCTGGGTTAGTAAAAGATTGACCCAGCAATATAGAATTTAAAGGGGATGCTTGTATGCCAAATATTATTTCTAAAGAACAGGATGGAGCAATCAAATATTTTAGAAACAAATTAAATTTATCTGATAAAGACTTATACATACCACTGATTAATTTCGATCTGCTTCGAGACAAGCACGAACAATATGCGAACATTCTTTATGAGCTATATAAAAGTGATCCATATTTGTTTATCAGGGCTTTAAAGGAAGGGTATGTGGTTAATCAGCCTATTGAGTTTAATGAGGCTATCGTACGCTTCTTTAAGGGCGAAGAATTAGCTATTGTACATAAAACAACCGGCAAGAGATTCAATGTTAATGTGAAGATGAAGCAGCTACCGGAAGGGTTTGCTTTGCAGACAATGGATATGTGGCTATGGAGTGAGATTGTAAAATAGCAAACTGTTTACCTATATTAAGAAAATATGATATTATGTAGAAGAATTTGATAATTAAGGGGATGTTTTTGTGGAATTTAAAGTAGGACAAGATGTATCAGAAATCTGGAATATTCATGGTTCAATTTTGCCAGAAGTTTTATTGTTTATGTTTCCAAGAGCAGATGAAACTAGCTCATGGAGTTTTATAAATGATAATGGAAGACATATTTTTGCTGACTGGAATTTAAAAGAGCCAATTCCTACAGTTGAAGAAATTGAAAAAGCAGCGATTGAGCTGGAAGAGAAGAAAAATGTACCTAAGCCGAAAACTCTTGAGGAAAGAGTTGCTGATTTAGAAAAACAGGTAGCTTACTTAACAAGTAAGGTTGAAGGCACAAACTAATAAAGAGTCCCTTATTAGGGGCTTTTTCTTTAGATAAAATTATCATTTTATATAAAAATTTATAAAAAATAAGGAAATTTATTTTTAAAAAACAGTAGACAAATACAAAAAATAAGCATATAATTAAAATCAAGTTAAAGGGAAGGAGGCGACATAATGGAGGTATTAGGGATTACGAAAAAGGCGCTGGAGTATTATAAGGACAATGTAAAAGGCAATAAATCAATTAACCCTGATCAAGCTGTTCTAAAGATAATTAGAAATGTAAGGCTTGTCAAAGAAACTCATCCAAAAAGAGTTAAAAAACGTTTGTTACATACTCAATATGCCTATGGGAATATGTTGATTAAAGTAAACAGAAAAAAGCAAGTGTTTGAGATTATCAATAAGTCGGGCAATGAAAGTTATGATCCTGATTGGAAGTTTCCTAAGAGGAGATACATAGAACTTAATAAAGAACTTGGAATTAAAGACTGTAAGTTTACGAAGAGTACATATTCAAAAAAGCAAAATAAACAAAAATGAAATTAGAGGAGTTTTTATAAATGAGCGAAAATAATACAGTATTACGTGAAGCTGAGAACAAGGTCTTTATTGAGGGACTACTACTCGAAGTCAGACATAATGAATGGAAAAACAAAGAAGGATTAAGTATTGAGCTTGATATTGAAACTGCTGAGAATGAAGTACAGACAGTTAATGGAATGTCGAGATATAAAAAGAAAGATGGTACTGATAATGCTATTGCAAAAGGATATCAGACCATTATTAATGATTATAAGTCAGTTGATAAACATGGGAGAGATGAAGCTGACAAAGTGAGAATTACTCAAGGGAAAATCGGTTTAAATGAGTATTACACACAAGGAAATTTAAAGTCATATCCACAATTAACGACTAACTTTGTGAACAGACTAGATGCTAATGAAGAATTCAATCCTAAAGCAGAATTTGATGTTGAGCTGTTTGTAAAAAATGTAACCGAAGAAAAAGTAAAAGGGGAAGAAACAGGTAGAGTCATTTTAAATGGTTATATCCCTTTGTATGGCGGGAAAGTCATTCCTTTTACATTTGTAGTATCAAAAGAAGGTTCCCAATATGTTGAAAATAATTACGAAAAGGGTGCTACAGTTAACGTCTTTGGCAAGATCATTAACTACAAAGAACAAAAAGTAACAACCAAGGCAGCAGCATTTGGTGAAGACAAGAAAGAAATCACATCTATTACAAAAAGGGAGTATCTAGTTACAGGCGGTGATGATCCTTATGATGAGGATAGTAAGAATGCTTTTAATTCAGGCACAATTAGACAAGCACTGACTGAAAGAGAAGTTTATTTAGAAGAGATGAAGAAGAAAAGCGAAAATGGTAAAGAAAACAATAAGAAATCCGGATTTGGTGGAAGCGCTCCTAATAACAAACCTTCTAAGCCAGTTGAAATCTCAGATGATGATCTTCCTTTTTAAAAATAAAATTACAATAATCTAATACATAATTGGGGTGAGCTTCGACTCACCCAACAAATTCAAAATTAAAGGAGAGCTTAAATGGCAATCGATATTTTCAACCCACAAATTTCAGTAGTAGCAAAAGGATTAGAAGGAAAAGTTATCACAATCTATGGTTCTAATAACTTGGGTAAAACAAAGCAAAGTACACGGATGAAAAAACCGTTATATCTTCCATTTGAAAAAGGATTGAATGCTATAGCCGGTGTCCAATTCATGGCTATAAATAGTTGGGCTGATTTTAAAAAGGTAAACAAGCAGTTAACTAAAAATGCTGAAAAGGCAAAAGAAATGTATCAGACAATTATTGTTGATGAAGTAGATGCATTCGCTAAGTATGCAACCAGATATGTTTGTGAGCAATATGATGTAGAACGGATTAAAGACGGAAATGATGGCTTTGGCCTTTGGAAAGAGTATGAAACAGAAGTTTGGGAAGAGATCAATAAATTAATTGGTGTAGGTTTTACCGTAATCTTTATTGCTCACGCTGCGGAGGACAAGAAAGGAAAAGTGCATCCTAAGGGTGATAAACGTGTTTTAGCCCCAGTTATTGATAACAGTGATATTGTACTTTATCTAAGCTCTAATGGTGTTGATGAAGATAGAAAGGTTATCAAATCAAGCGCCTGGCTGGCTGAAACAGATGAGCATTTTGCTCGTAGCCGATTCGATTACATTGACACATACCTTCCTGAATTCACTGCGGAGAACCTGGAAAAAGCCATTGTCGAGGCAGTTGAAAGACAAGAACAAGCAGAAGGAATTGTTGCTGTTACATATGAAGAGCAAAAACAAAACAACGCTTCAGAAGAACTTGATTTCAACTCATTAATGGATCAAATTAAAGAAATTGGCATGAAGCTTAATGAAGAAGGCCGTTTAGAAGAAGTAAATGAGATTACAGAAAAACATTTAGGTAAGGGTGTAAAAGTTACTGAGTGCAGCCGTAAGCAAGTAGGTGTCATGTCTGTAATTCTAGATGATCTAAAAGACCTTCTAGCTGAATAAAAGAGGAGGGATTATTCTCTCCTCCTTATTAGGAGTGATTATTATTTGGGGAGACAAGTTAAATGTCCATATTGCGAGACCAAATTAGACAAAGACTCAGCAATTCCTTATAAAAAAAGATATTACCATGAAAAGTGTTTTAATACCTGGAAGCAAGAAGCAGATCACAGAAAAGAGTTAATTCAGTACATATGCAATTTATACGGTCTTGCATCTCCAACCGGCATGATGTTGAAACAAATCAAAGAGTTTCAAGAGGAATATGGTTATAAACTTAAAGGAATTGAACTAGCGCTTAAGTACTTTTACGAAACACTGGAGAATCAACCAAGGGAAGGAGATGGCATTGGGATCGTTCCTTTTGTTTATGATGAAGCAAAGCGGCACTACATAAGACAAAAGGCAATCCTAAAATCAGCTGGAGACCCTAAAAATCACAAAAGAGAAGAAATTACGTTAATTATAAAAAAGGGATTGAGAAAGAAAAGAGGACTTGTTGACATCTCAACTTTATAGGAAGGGGAGTCCATTTGCTACAAGACAAAAAAGCAATTATCCAAGTGTTGGGGAGCATATTGAAGGAACCCTCACTCTTATCTGAAAGTAACGGATATACCTTATCAAAGACCGATTTTCCCGAAAGATTTCATTCCATTCTCTTTGCTGCAATGTATAACTTATTTAATCAAGGAACAGAGGTTATAAATGAAGTAGAGATTGATGGATATCTAAAAAACTATGGAATCCAGTACAAAGTTTTTAATGATAATGACGGTATAAATTATATTCAAACAATACAGAATTTGGCGGAAGTTGAAAACTTTGAGTTTTATTATAACCGTTTAAAAAAGTTTAGTTTGGTCAGGGAAATGCACGGACTTGGGTTTGACGTTAGGGAAATTTATGACCACACAATAATTGATCCTAGAGAACAAGAGGCTATGCAGGAACGTTTTGATAAGAAGTCAATAGAAGAAATACTTTCACATTACGAAATGAAGATTATTGAAGTAAAAGATAAATTCAAAACAAATAGTCAAAGCAAAGGTATTCAGGCTGGAGAGGGTGTTCATCAGTTTTTAGATAGGTTAAAGCTCTCACCAGATATTGGTGTACCTTTTAACAGTGAAATTCAAACTTCGATTTTTAGGGGATCTCGGAGGAAAAAATTTTATTTGAGATCCGGTACTACTGGAGGAGGTAAGACAAGAAACATGGTTGCAGATGCCTGTTTCTTAGGCGCAACCCAAATTTACAACATCAAAGAAAAACAATGGGAAGATAACCTTTTTAGAGAGAATGCATCTGTAATTTCAACGGAAATGGTACCTGAGGAACTACAAAGTATCGCAATAGCATATATCTCAGGTGTACCAGAAGAGAAAATACTTCAAAATTCTGTTACAGAGTCTGAAGAAGAAAGAATTAGAAAGGCGGCAGATATATTAGAGGAATCACCTATTTGGTTCGAACATTTACCGGATTTCAATATCAAAGAAATAGAAGAGACTATTGAGAAAAACGTCAGAAAACACAATGTCGGTTATGTTTATTTTGATTATATCCATTCCTCTGTAACTATTTTTTCAGAAATGAGTAGAAACAGTGGAATTAGCTTAAGAGAAGATCAAATTTTACTGCTCATGGCCGATAAGTTAAAGGCTTTATGTAATAAATATGATGTTTTTATGATGAGTGCAACGCAGTTAAATGGTGATTGGAAAGACGCTTGGCTAAAAGGGCTACAAATTGATGCTAACTATTTAAGAGGAAGTAAGGCTATTGCTGATAAAACTGACGTAGCGATGATTATTCTTCCATTAAGCAAAAAGGAAAAAGAAGCTGCTGCAGACATAATGAAGAATGGCTTTGGATATAAGGAACCTAATTTTGTTGTACACGTGTTTAAAAATCGTGGAAATAAGCATGATAAGCTTAAGATTTTTACGTGCATAAACATGGATATCATGAGAACAGAAGATTGTTTTACCACAAATATTGATAACGAATTAATTACAGTTGAAAAATTGAATATAAAAGCAGGATGAGGGGTGTAGCGCCCTTTGAAGTATGATAAAGACAGAGTAAAAGAAAGCCTGACCATTGAGGATATACATAAGATTTTAAAAGATTTAGGTAGCGAGAACAATCAGTGGGATCAACAAGGAAATCCGATTTACAGAACCGTTTGTCACAATGCTTCTGGTGGGAGCTATAAGCTGTATTACTATCATGAAGCAAAACAGTTTCACTGTTATACAGAGTGTGGAGATAATTTTGATGTATTTGAACTTGTTATAAGAGCAAAAAGCCAAAAAGGAATTAATATCTCTTTTAATCAGGCTATCGAATATGTTGCCAAAATAGCGGGAAGAACATTTGGATTCGGGAATAGAGAGACATACATAAACAATGATTTGATTGATGACTGGGATTGGATGGGGAAGTTCAAAAAGAAGAAAAAAATACATATTGAGCTCCCCAGCTTTAATGAAACTGTTCTAGATGTGTTTGTGCCTTATCCTCACCAATTGTGGCTAGGTGAGGGAATAAGTCACAAGACATTAAAAGAGTTTGAGATTGGGTACTATTTTAGACCTCATACAGAAGGGATTACCATTCCTCATCGGGATTTAAATAATAGGTTAGTTGGCATCCGTAAACGTTCTATGATTCAGGAAGAAGTTAAAGCGGGATATAAATACATGCCTCTAAAGGTTGGGAACATCTTATATAATCATCAAACCATGATGAATTTATATGGGTTACATAAAACAAAAAGTTCTATAGGAAGGTTTAAGAAAGCACTAATTTTTGAATCTGAAAAGTCTGTATTGAAATGTCAGGACTTTTATGGAGAAGCAAACTTTACTTGTGCTGTCTGTTCAAGCAATATCTCTAATTTTCACCGTGACATATTATTGTCTCTTGGTGTTGAAGAAGTTTTTATTGCCCTTGATAAATACCGACCACCAAAAGAACATGAAACAGAAGAGGAATATCAAGAAAAACTGGTTGAATATCAGAAAAAAATTCTAAAGCTCGCAGCAAAATTTACTCCTTATGTTCGTGTATTTGTTTTGTGGGATTATGAAGATTTACTGGATTATAAGGACAGTCCTGCTGATAAGGGAAAGGAAATTCTAGAGGAGCTGATGAGAAGAAAAATTGAGATCGGCACAGAAGAGGGGGAATTTAATGGCGTATAGACTGATCGGTGACAACGATTATAATTTTGATCCTTTAGCTACAATCTTAAAAAATAGAGGCATAGACGATCCAAAGCTGTTTGCTAATATTGATCAAAGTTCAGTTATTCATTATTCAAAACTCAATAATATTGATAAAGCAGCAGATTGTCTGATTAAACATTTAAAGGAAAAAAATAAAGTGTTTGTTCAGGTGGACAGTGATGTTGATGGGTACACATCCAGCTCAATTATAATAAATTACATAAAAAAGATTTACCCCAAAGCTGATATTCAATACAGAATACATGATGGGAAGGAACACGGAATTATTATTGATACAATTCCTGATGATGTTAACTTAGTCATTATCCCAGATGCAGGATCAAGTCAATATGTGGAACATGAGGTCCTTAATAAGAGAGGGGCAGATGTAATCGTTATTGACCACCATGAATGTGAACGAGTGTCTGAGCATGCGATCGTTGTAAATAATCAACTTTCACCTAATTATTCAAATAAAACCCTGACAGGTGCAGGGATGACCTATAAATTTTGCCAAGCAGTAGATGAAAAGCTAAATAAAAATGAAGCTGAACAATTCTTAGACCTTGTATCTATTGGTAACATTGCAGATTCGGCTGATTCAAGAAACCTTGAAACCAGGTATTTTATGAATGAAGGCTTGAAGAAAATTAAGCATCCATTAATAAAGAAACTGTTTAAGAAGCAAGAGTTTTCAACTAAGGGTGAGAAGAACATACAGAATACACAGTTCTTTATTAACCCTTTAATTAACGCTGCTATTAGGGTCGGAAGCAGTGAAGAAAAAGATCAAATGATGAGATCATTCCTGCTTTCTAAAGAAAAGGTTCCCTACAAAAAACGTGGGCAAAGTGAAACTGATCTTGTGTCAATTCATGATGACACAGTTAGGATTCTAGGAAATTTAAAGGCTAAACAGAAACGAATTACTGACGCAGCAACCGAAGAAATAAAACAAAGAATTGAGGACAAAAATTTAGCTGTAAACAAAGTTCTAATTGTCTACATCGAAGGGATATTGGATAAAAACCTTACTGGCTTAGTAGCTAACCAACTTGCAGAACAATATAAGAGACCTGCTTTATTGGCTAGGAATGATCCAGAGCTAGGGAAAGGAATTTTGAGTGGATCTATAAGAGGCTATGACAAGGGAGTTATTAAAGACTTCAAAAAAGTGCTTATAGAAACTGGTTTATTTGAGTTTGTTAAAGGTCATCCAAATGCGGCAGGATTTGCAATTAAACGGGATAACTTGATCCTTGTAAATGAAATGCTTAATCATAAATTTAAAGACATGGATACTTGGGAAGATGTCCAGACTGTGGATTTTGAGATACCTGCCAAACAACTAAGAAAAGAATTTGTCATTCAGCTTAATAGCTACAAAGATTATTGGGGTTACAAAGTTGAAGAACCATTAATAGCTATAACGGATCTTGAAATTGATGCTGATCAAATTGAACACTTAGGAAAAAAGAATAAGACAACGGTTAAATTTAAGCACAGTGATATTGAATACATAAGATTTAAAAGTGATGAAAATTACTTTAATCAACTTACAGAAACAAATGGAACGTTAGTCATTAATGCAATAGGCAAAGCAAAGGCAAATGAATACAAAGGCAAGAAAACACCTCAAATAGAGATTTATGAATTGGAGGTGGTTCGCACAAAACAAAAAGAGCTTGTGTTTTAAGGGGGAAGAAAGTTGATAGGATGTCACTGCCACACAGATAGGAGTAACATAAGGCTTCTAGACTCAACGAACTCAGTTAAAGAGCTACTGAAAACTGCAGTGAAGATGAATTATAAAGGTCTAGCCATAACTGACCATGAAGTCCTCTCGGCACATTTAGATGCTATTCGTACAGTTAGAGAGATGAAAAAGGATGGCGATATGCCTGAAGACTTCAAATTAATATTAGGTAATGAAGCTTACTTAGTCGATTCTTTAGAGGAAGTTCGAGATAGCTATAAATCAGGAGAGACAAAGTTTCCTCATTTTTTGATGTTGGCAATTGATCCAAAGGGACATGAGCAGCTAAGAATTCTATCATCTCAAGCCTGGGGAAACTCGTTTTATACAGGAACAATGGAAAGAGTACCAACAGTTAAAAAGGATGTAGAGGAGTTATTAAGCAAAGATCCTGGACACATCATTGCTACCACAGCTTGTCTAGGGTCTGAAGTAAACATTCACCTGTTAAAAATTAAGGCTTTTGAAGAAATTAGTGACTCTCAGTCAATTAAGCAGCATAAATTAAAGATTCATGAGTTTATAACATGGTGTATTAAGGTTTTTGGGAAGGATAAGTTTTTTATCGAGCTCCAACCCGCTTTGAGTGAAGAACAGATTTACTGTAACAGGAAGCTGATAGATATAGCCCACGGGTATGACTTGAGAATGATCGTTACAACGGATGCTCATTATCTTAGACCAGAAGATAGAGCAATTCATCAAGCCTTTTTAAACGCTAAGGATGGAGAAAGAGAAGTTGATTCCTTTTATGAAGCCTGTTTCGTTCAAAACGTTGATGAAATTCATGAGAGAATGGATTACATTGATAAAGAAGTCATTGATCAGGCCATAAAAAATACAATACTGATTGGCGAGATGATTGAAGACTATACTATAGAGCACGAACCAATTATCCCTAAGGTGGAGCTTCCAAACTTTAAATTAAGACATTTATTTAAACCAGCATATGATCAATATGAATATATAAAAAAGATGTCTGAATCAGCAGATGAACAAGATAGATATCTCCTTAAGTTAATTGAAGACGGATTTGAAGATAAATTAAAGACAAATGAACTGACGAGAGAGACTTTTCATGAAATATTGAATAGGATTAATGTTGAGCTAGGTGAACTTTGGGAAATCAGCCAAAAGCTGAACCAGTCTATGCCTTCTTATTACATAACAGTCAGAGAAATCATTAATATTATTTGGGATGATGAGTGTGGAGGAGATAGTTTAGTTGGGGCAGCCAGGGGAAGTGCTGCAGGTTACTTAGTTAATTATCTACTCGACAACACTCAATTTAATCCAATGCAATATGATTTACCACATTGGAGACATATACATAAATCAAGACCTGACCTTCCAGATATCGATATTGATACTGAAGGATCAAAAAGACAAAAAATACTTAAGGCACTTAGAGAAAGGTTTGGAGACAAACGTGTTCTTCAAATTGCTACTTTTGGAACTGAAGGTTCAAAATCAGCGCTTCAGACAGCATGTAGAGGCTTAGGAATAGATAATGATATATCTCAATATTTAAGTGGGATGATTCCTTATGAAAGAGGGTCTAACTGGCCTTTAACGCATTGTTTTTATGGTGACAAAGAAACAGACAGAAAGCCGATTAAAGAGTTTATTAGGGAGGTTGAACAATACCCTAATCTTAAAGAAACTGCTCTGAAAATTGAAGGATTAACTAATAAACGGTCTTCTCATGCAGCTGGAGTTATTATCTTTAACGACGAATATACAAAGTCGAATGCAATGATGAAAACTCCTAAAGGAGCTTATATTACACAGTTTAATATGGGTGACAGTGAAGCCATGGGCTCGGTAAAGTTTGATCTTCTAACGATTGAGGCTCTAGATAAAATTCGAGTAACCTTAGACCAATTAATCGAGAACAAAGAAATTGAATGGCAAGGAAGCTTAAAGGAAACATATAAAAAATACATTCATCCAGACGTAATTGAGTATGAAGATCAAAGGCTGTGGGAAATGGCTGGTAATGGAGAGGTAATGGACTTGTTCCAGTTTTCGACCGAGATCGGTCACCAAGCCGTGATTAAAGTTAAACCCAAGAATTTACTTGAGGCTGCAGTCACAAATTCTCTAATGAGGTTGATGTCTGATGGCGAAGAGCAGCCTGTCGACACATATGTGAAATATAAAAACAATATGTCACTTTGGTATGAAGAAATGCGTAATTATGGTCTAAGTAATGATGGGATAAAGGTCATTGAGAGATATTTAAAAGACATTTATGGAGTTGCTGACACTCAAGAAGTAGTCATGCAAATGGTAATGGATAAAAATATAGCTGGATTCGATATTAAAGAATCAAATTATTTAAGAAAATCCATAGCAAAGAAAAAAGAAGATGTATTAAAAGAGGTTCAGAATTTATTCTTCAAAAAAGGGAAGGAAGTTGGTGCGTCAGACAATCTTTTGAATTATATATGGAATGTTCAATTTAAAAGACAGTTTGGCTACAGTTTTAGTTTACTTCATACTTTAGCGTATTCAATTATTGCGTTACAGGAATTGAACTTAAACTATCGATATAACCCTTTATACTGGAATACTGCCTGTTTAACGGTAAACAGTGGGGGAGTTGAAAATGAAGAAGAAATAGGCCATCAAGATGGAAACAAGAAGACTCAGAAAACAGATTATGGGAAAGTTGCCTCGGCTATAGGAAGCATACGCCATCGAGGTATTAAGGTTGATTTACCGGATGTTAATAAAGCTAGTTTTGGCTTTAAGGCAGATATTCAAAACAATTCGATTATTTTTGGAATGAAAGGTATGAATGGAATTGGAGATGAAATAGTTCACCGGATAATTTCACATAGACCCTACGAGTCCTTTGAAGAATTTCTTGATAAATTATTCTATTCAGGAAAAATCCAAAAAGGTCAAGTAATACAATTGATTAAAGGTGGGTGCTTTGATACCTTTGATGATCGAAAAAGCATCATGAAAAAGTACATCACGATAATTACCGAACCTAAAAAGAAGTTAACAATGGCAAATATAAGTATGATGTTAGAAAACAATTTAATTCCTGAACAATTTGCCTTAGAAATTAGGTACTTTAAATTTAAAGAATACATTTCAAAGAAAGTCTTTAAAACAATCGAATCACCTAATGATAAACTTTATTTATTAGATGATGTAGCGTCTGAATTCTTTAATCAAAACTTTGACGAAAATTGTGTTGTAGATTTTCACAATGAACATCTCTTAATCTCAGGGGATGCATTTAAAAAAGAATATGACAAAAAGATGATCGCATTAAAAAAATGGTTGGGGACTGATGAGGCTCTAAATCTTTTAAATCGAAGCCTACTCAATAATGAGTGGATTAAATATGCTAGCGGTACATACGGTAAGTGGGAAATGGATTCATTGAGCTTTTATTATAACGATCATGAGCTTTCTGGTGTTAACTTTGCTAAGTATAACATTGCTGATTTTCATGAGTTACCAGAAGACCCGATACAAGGCAAACCATATCAATGGCGAGGAAAAACTTTGTATGAGTATGAAACAACCAGGATTATAGGCACCGTTTTAGATAGAGATAAAAACAAGCACACAATCACTCTTCTCACACCAACAGGAGTGGTTACTGTAAAACAGTGGTCAGGCAGCTTCAGTCATTATAATAAACAAATCTCCCGTTCTGTTGGAGGTGGCAAGAAAGAAGTTGTAGAGAAGTCTTGGTATACAAGAGGAACACTTTTAATGTTTACCGGCTTTAGAAGAGGAAACAACTTTATTCCAAAGGTCTATAAGAACAGCATTTATAATCATACTGTGTGCCGTATTGACGGAGTTGATGATGAAGGAAACATTAGTTTAACCACAAATAGAGTAGAAATTTAAAACAATCATGGAGTGATGAAAATTTTCAAAAAACTCATAGACAAATATAAAAAATATGTATATTATAATATTAACAATATAACAATTATAGCCAGCATTATTGTTTTAACGGGTGGTGTTGTATTCAACATTAAAAATATCGCAAAAGATGATGATGAAGAAGACATTCAAGTTTCGATAAAAGAGTCATTTTATAAGAACAAAAAAGAGACTATTGAAAGGATTACACATAAAAAAGAAAGGAATTTCACGCTTCCGAAATTAAAAAGTAAATTGGATAAGCAGAAAGAAAGCCAAAAGAAATTCATCTATGAGAAAATTTCTTACCCAAAGAAAGAAAAATTTACGAAAACACAAACCAATCCAGCTTCAAAAGTAAAAAATAATCATTTAAACAGAACAAGAGTAACGAAACGTGAAGAAGAACACAGTAACACTCATTCTATTAATGTTGTGGCAACTGCATACACTGCTTTTTGTTCAACAGGCTGCATCGGCAAAACTAAGACAGGCTACGATGTTTCAAATACATCGTATTACAGAGGAAAACGAATTATTGCTGTAGATCCAAGCCTTATTCCTTTATATTCTTTGGTTGAAGTCAGTTATAAAGGAGGGACCTTTCAAGCATACGCAATTGACACTGGAGGGGATATCAAAAGTAACCGAATAGATATTCTAATGAACACAAAAAGTGAAGCAAAAACATTTGGAAGACAGCAAGCAAGTGTGAAAGTGCTGGAAAACGATTGGTAAAAATGTGGTAAATGTGTCCAATTGAAAGAAGTATATAAACATTTCGTTAACACGTACGATGCAATACATACATAGAAAAATATGACAATATAAATAATACATAGAGAGAGTGGTATAGATGTTTAAATTAGAACAAGAAGTCTACGTAAAATCGACTGGTGAGCCAGGTATTATTGCAGCTATATACCCTGAAACAAATAGTCTTGAACTTTGCTATTACGATGGCACGTATGATGAGCGGAAAATCGATGATATTTTAGGAGGTGATCAACTTTAAGTTTCTTCTTGTTTTTTTAAAATAAAAAATAAGGTGACAAACTATGAAAAATAATCTTCAAATTGAATTGTCATTTACTGAAGAATGAGGAATTAACATCGAAAGGAGGTGATAACTTGCCAAAATTCTGGTCATATCCATTGGGCTTAATAGTGAAAATAAATGAAAACGCAAGACGAACATGCCCTCATCATGTAGGAAGAAAAGGGAAAATTATTGAGCTTCTTCATTCAGCTACATACGACTACGCAGTCAGTGACGAGACAGGAGATATTACATTCTTTAAGGAACATGAATTAAATCCAATCCAAGGAGATGAATTATATGCTTAAAGTGAATGATAAAGTTATTGTTGATTTCGCTGAAGAGCAAGGTGTCATATCAAAAGTAGATTACAAATACAGTCAGGTCGAAGTTGAGTATTCTGATGGTACATATCAAGTAGTAGGGTTTCACAAGGTTAGAAAGGTGGGGAATGAATGACATTAATTATCTTAGAGGGGCCTGATTGCTGCTTTAAATCAACAGTTGCTATAAAGATGAGCAAACAATTGAAGTATCCAATCATCAAAGGATCAAGCTTTGAATTAGCCACAAGCGGAAACGAAAAGCTTTTTGAACACTTTAGCAAGTTAGCTGATGAAGACAACGTGATTATTGATCGGTTTATTTATTCCAATTTGGTTTACGCGAGGAAGTTCAAGGATTATTCTATCCTAACAGAACAGCAACTTAGAATCATTGAGGATAAAATTAAAATGAAAGCGAAAGTTGTGTACTTACATGCTGATCCAAAAATTATTATGGAACGCTTAAGTATACGAGGTGATGAGTACATAGAAGGAAAAGATATTGATTCAATTTTACGCTTATACAGAGAAGTTATGAGCAATGCAGGCTTATATACATATTCATGGGATACAGGACAATGTGATAGCGATGAGATTGTTGAGGATTTGACTTACTTATTTGGATAAAGACTAGGTAAAATAATCGTTTTAAAGAAAGGAGTGAAAAATCACCCCTTTATATGATTAACGAGCATTAACAGTGATTTTATAAATCACATAATTGTCGTTGATGTCATAGGCGTATACCAATGCAGTACCTAAAGCTGAATGAGAAGATACAATACCACTTGAGCTTATACTGATTAGATTGCTGCCAGATACTATTTCCCAACGTGTATAGCCTTTTAACAAATGGACATTGGAATTCCTTAACATATGAAAATCAACAGTTGCTATAGGATCACCGAGCTGTTTAACTTGTTCAGTATTGACCGGTTCATGAGCAGAAGCATGTGTTGTTAGAGATGGGAGAGTCAATGCAGAAATTGATAAAGCTGAAACAATCAATCCTTTGTAAAACTTGTTCATAAGAATTACCTCCTAGGTTTTGATTGTGATTACAAGTCTAGTCTAGCATGTTAAATATTTGAAATGTGTGAAGTGTTTGTGAAACTGATTAAAATATCTCTTTTAAAGAAAAGGAGGAATTAATTGAACAGTTTTTTAAAAAGGTTATCTGTAGCATGTAAGTCTACAATTCATCACAAAGCTTATCAAAGAATGAATGAAGCAAATAAAGAAATTAATAAGGTGCTAAATAAATTTAAATAAAAGATCAATTTTATTTAGAATGAAAATAAAATATATGGAGGTTGTTTATTGAGTAAACTACGAGTAATGAGTCTTTTTAGTGGAATCGGTGCATTTGAAGTTGCACTAAGAAACATTGGGGTTGAATATGAACTGGTTGGCTTTAGTGAAATTGATAAATATGCAATTAAATCATATTGTGCAATTCATAATGTAAGTGAAACATTGAATTTTGGGGACATAAGTAAAGTTAAGAAAAATGAAATTCCTTACTTTGAATTTTTAACAAGTGGGTTTCCTTGCCCCACCTTTTCAGTAGCAGGCGATCGTGATGGTATGGAATATAAGTGTAGCAAATGTTCGCATGAGCATTTAATTACTTATGAAGATTATAAAAAGGGAGTTAAATGCCCGGAGTGTAATGCTATTTCTAAGCCTAAGGATGAACGAGGAACGCTCTTTTTTGAAACAGCTTTGTTAGCAGAAGAGAAGAAACCGAAATTTGTGATATTAGAAAATGTAAAAGGGTTAATTAATAGTTGCAATGGACAAGTGTTAAGAATAATTATTGAGACTATGAACAGTATTGGCTATAGAATTGATCTGGAGCTACTTAATTCAAAGTTTTTCAATGTTCCACAGAATCGGGAACGTATATACATAATTTGCATTAGGGAAGATTTAGTTGAAAATGAACAATGGTTTTTAGATAAAAGCGAAACGATGTGCTGAGTAAAGCTAAAAAGAGATTGCAAGAATTGAATATAAAGAGTTTTAATTTTAAATGGCCTATACAAGACACTGTTACAAAGAGGTTGAGAGAAATTCTTGAGGATTTTGTTGATGAAAAGTATTACTTAAATGAAGAAAAGACGAAAAAACTTGTTGAGCAGCTGGGAGCCACACCGCAGCAAAAGCAAGAAACAAGGGAACCGGTAATGGTGGGACAGTGGATTTAAAAGGTCACGATGCCATCAAAAGAGTTTACTCGCCAGAAGGAGTTTCTCCAACATTGACAACTATGGGAGGAGGTCATAGAGAGCCTAAGATAGCAGTTAAATGTGTCGGGAACTTAAATCCATCCGGTAACGGAATGAACGGGAAAGTATACGATTCAAACGGATTAAGTCCTACTGTTACCACCAATAAAGGAGAAGGTCATAAAATTATTGAGGAACAACCTAAATATAAAATTAGAAAACTGACACCTTTAGAATGCTTCCGGTTGCAGGCATTTGATGATGAAGATTTTGAAAAAGTTTTTGCTGAAGGCATCAGTAACACACAATTGTATAAGCAAGCCGGCAACTCAATTACAGTGACAGTACTTGAGTCAATATTTAAAGAATTAATACATACATACGTTAATGAAGAATCTGAATAAAATTTGTCTTTTATATAAATATAAAATAAGAGGTGATTTATAATGAATAGCTACCCTGAGTCTTTAAAAAAAGAGACAGAGGAGATTAAAGACAGAGTTAGGAATGGGCATTTTAGAGAAGATAAGATTAAGGAAATTGCAGAAACGACAGTTGAGTTTTTAAAATCTGAGGAGAAAAGACATAAACATTATTCTGAAGTTGCTGCAGCAATGGTCGATAATTTAAGTGAGTTTTTCAAGCCGTACTTAAAAGGGGAGTGAGTATGTTAACTGATCAAGAAAAAATTGATTTAGTAAACGCTCTTGATTTTATAGCAATTGAACCACATACACAATGCATTTATGTACATAACGATGAAAAGACTAATGAAGTATTAAATAAAGTTTTGCACACTATTCCAGTAGATGAGTATATTGAGAGCTTTAAAAAAGGGAATCTGATCGATATCTTTCCTGCTGCAATGCAAGAAGCCGGTGCAGAAGGTTTTAAAGATGGGCAGTTTGTGATTATGCCAAAGAAGTTTTATGTTGATCAGTGTTATGCGATGAGCAAGGAAATTGAACGGTTAACTAATCTGATTGATAAATTCAGTATTAAACCAAATACGTATAGAGGTTTGATTCATTAAGTTGTTTCAATGAAAAATGAAAGGATAAAGGGATGTTTATTGAAAAAGTATTATGTAAGATGTAAAGACAACAAAGGAGAAAATGCGTCTCTTATTATTGAGGCGCTAACACCTGAGAAAGCAAAAAGACAAGCATATGACGTACATAAGGCAAGGGTTATTTATAATGTTAGTTTGGGGGAAGGAACGTCAAGGAATTACCTAGAGCGAAAATATTCCCCGTACATAAAAAATGACAACGGAAAAGCCATAACCATATATTCATAAAGGAGAGGGTATCATTAAGGATATTGTCAGAGATCTTGTAGTTGATGATATTGATGCTGTTGAAGAGATATTAGATAAGCTTTATGTTTATTTAGAAAACACTATTAGACCTGAAGATAAGCATATTTGGAGCAGGATAGATAAGGATTTGATAAAGATTTCTGTGATTACAAAAAATATTAAAGAAATGATTTAAAAACCAATAGACAAGTATAAAAAATAAGTATATAATAAAACACAAGTTAGGAGAACAACTCATCAACAAGATAAAATTTAAAATGAATGCAGCTAATACGCTGAGTCAAAAGCAACTGTATTTAAAAATGAAATAAGAGGATAAAATATTCCTTTTATCTAGAATGGAGAGATGTTATATGAGTAAGTACGCAGTAGAGGTTTGGGCTGGAAAAGAATATGTGGGAAAAATGCTAGACAGTAATGGAACAGTTGCTAAATTTCAATATCGAGATGCAGCTGGTGTAGCTGCTTTAAATTTAAAAAAAGACAGTTCACTCAGAACTTGGTGTGAAGTGGTGGAATTGAAATAGTGAAAGGAAATATAAATGATTTCCTGGGAAAGCGCAGTATACGACAAATTGGAACAAATGATGTCTTTAGGTGAATAAACAAAAAAGGAGAATTGAGTCATGGAAACATTAGATGCGCCAATTTACGAGATTAAGCAAGAAAGCGATTGGTATAAGACTGAGAAGAAACGAAGAGAGGATATTAACAAATTTTTTGATAAATTCGAAGAAACGTATGGAATTAATAAAGGTTTTTCGTTTTATCATTCCGAGTATTTCGGGGTTCGTGCAGGAACAGAAGCATATGACTTCTTTAAAGATGAAGTGGTGAAAAACCCCACAAAAGCTGGCTTCTACGCATTTAAAAAACGTTCTAAGTATTTCACAGACATAAGGTCTATGCTAGAGCAAATAGAAGAGGTAAATCCTTTCAAAGGCCATGATGTATTTGGAAGAAATAATATAACTGCAAGCCAGTGGGTAGGTGATAGATGGTTTTTTGGCGTAAGAGATGAGAAACGTGTAGAAGGTGAAGAAGCTACACCTATCGACTTCAAAGATTATCTAAAAATTATTTTGGAGAGATTAGGTTAAAATTCAATTTTTATGGAGAAGGAAGGTCATACTGTGAGAGATTTTACATCCGAATTCACTTTAAGAGGAGTAAATAGAAAAACTCTAAAACTCATGGCAAGTAAGAGTATTGATTATCCAGATACATGGGTAAAGGTGCAAATTGGAGATCAAATGGCAGAAGTTGAAGCTAATCAACTTTTGGTGGCAATAAAAGCATTTAATGAAATGTAATGTTAAAAACATCTTTTGCAAGGAGGTGAATGAGTGGGACGGCATAAAGCAAAGTTTGAAGGATTGGTTATGAAAGAAAATTATTACGCACACCGTGCACCAGGTACAGAGAGGTGGATTACCCAGCCAGTGTGCAAGGTTGCTCGTACTGAATCAATCTTTGAGGGACATATAGATATTGACCCTATAGAAATTGGAGGTAAAGTTTATATCCCTGGACTTAATGAATATGTCATAGTGACTGACAGACAACGAAACATACATAACGAGTGGACATACCAAACTGACAGAGTGATTAAGACAATTGTAGATGAAAAAAGCTTGAAGGAATGCGAAGACCTCAATGAGAAGCAAGTAAAAAGCAATGCTGGTCTGAAACAAAAGCTTATCAAAACTTCCTGGTGGAAGAAGCTCATTAAAAGGAGTGAGTTGTTGTGAACTTGTCAAAGAAGATTACAACGCCTAGAGGTACATATGAAATTAAATTATTCGTTGAAGAAGGAAAGGACTCAGGATGGAGGATTCTAGAATGGGAGGTTAAGGATGTTATTACGAAAAGTACGCTGGCTGCAGGTAATGGGATGCCTTTATTACATGTTCCTTCTCCCTTAAAGCGATTGACGCTAGTTGATAAGGTTAAATACATTATTGGAAAAGTAGAAGCAGATGAAATGGTAAAAAAGAAAAAAGATGAAGACATTAAAGAATTTAATGACTGGAGCGGAGTTCTGAACGCATAACCAGTTAAAGATTAAGGAGGGGTATAGTGAGAGAAATAAAATTTCGGATGTATTCAAAAAAGAAAAAAGTTATGCACTATTGGGATCATATAAAACAGTTCCAGATGGCAGCACTTGATGATAATGATGAAAATGAAAAATACAGTTCATGGATGCAATACACCGGATTAAAGGACACGAAAAACGGCCGGGAGATTTATGAGGGGGATGTGATAGAGGTATTCAAGGCATACAAATCTTTTAAAGCTATTGTGAAATTCGGAAATTACAATCAGGATGGAAGCGGCGCAGAATATAGCCCGACAGAATGTATAGGATTTTATGCTGAGGCAATTCAACCCAATCAAAAAGACGAATTCGGCTGCCATCTGATTTCCGATTACGAAGAAGAAATGTCACTTCTTGAATACGATTCAATTGAAATCATAGGTAACATTTACGAAGATCCTGAGCTTTTGGAGGAGGTAGAATGAAAGAAATTAAATTCCGTTCGTGGATTAAGGATAAAAAAGAGATGCTTTATGAATTTACCTTAAAACAACCAACGGCTAGTCATTGTAAGAAAAACATCCTCATGCAATACACAGGAATGAAGGATATGAACGGTCGTGAGATTTATGAGGGGGATATCATCCAAACATCTTATATGAAAATTAGAGGCTGCGCATACCGATGTGTTTTCTCAGCAGAGTTCGGCGGATACCTATTTGATCCTTTTGTAATTGGAGATAAAGATGCTCCTCTATTGGGCATCGAGGAGTTTGCTCAGCAGTGGGAAGAAGTCAAACATGGTGAAGTTATCGGGAATATTTACGAAAATCCTAAGCTTTTGAGTAATTGAATAAAAGTTAATTTATTTTATAGAGAGTTAATGAGGAGAGATGGAATTAGAGAAATTAAGTTTCGAGCTTGGGATGAAAACTCTCAAGAGATGATATATGAAGTAGGGATTACACCAGAGGGAATACCATATTCAATTCCAGAAAATACAGAGGAGTGTGATCAATTTAATTATTTTCCTTGTTGTCACAAAATGCAATATACCGGTTTAAAGGACAAGAACGGTACAGAGCTTTATGAGGGAGATGGTTTTACAGCAAAACATAGATCAGGGAAGGTTTATAAGGGTCAAGTCAAATTTGACTTATCGTTTGTCTTTGATATTAAGGATTTTGAAGAATTGTTCATTAACAGAGTGGGTGGTGTGAAAAGCAACCGTACGTTTGATATACATTCGTTTATCAAATGGTTTGATGAAGTCGAAGTCATTGGGGACATTTATCGCAATACAGAGCTAATTGAATAAAAGGATGATTTTACTGAGAAAGGGGAATGAGAAATGATATGCAGAGAATGTGGGAACTCATCTGTTTCTATGTTTTGCAGTAAGAAGTGCCGAGAGTCTTATTTAGACTATCTCAACAGTAATTCGTCGTTGACCCCAGAAGATGAAAAAGAATAAAGGATGATGAAGTAATGGCTTATGATGAGAGCAAAGGTAAATTAGTTAATCCTATGGTTAGCGATGTTATCAAGGTTTTACAAGATCAGGTTGATGTATATGGAGACACTCCTTTTAAGTGTCGCGTAGATGGAGAAGATACAGAGAATGAAATTCAGGTAGACTTTTATAAAAATGTTTTATTGTTTCATTTAGAGGAAGCTTAAATAAGGAGCAATCAAAATGGATACATACGAAGTAATTGGTTGTCGGTTTAAACATTATAAAGGTGGTCTATATAAGGTTATTGGAGAGGTCATTCATACTGAGACAGAAGAGAAACTCGTAACTTATGAAGATACGGATGGAACTCTTTGGGCAAGACCTAAGGATATGTTTTTTGGAAAAGTTGTTGTTGATAAAAATGAGATAAATAGGTTCACAAAAATTGATTAGGAGCTGATGTAATAAGATGAAATTCTTTGAGGTATGCGACCCATATTACGCATTAATTAAGGCAAATACAAAGGGAAACGCAATGAAGCTATATACAGAAACAGTTGCAGATGATGGGACGGAAACTTAAGCGATGAAATCAAAGAAGTCGGTATGTTGTATGCTGCTGTTAAACATAGTCGAACATTAACAGAAGACCAAGAGCTTCCCCCAATTTCAAATGTACTGGAAGAACTTCAAAGCAATGCAGAAACAATTTTGATTACGGACGGCAGTTTAATTTAAAGGATAAAAATAAAATAAAAGGATGATGAAGCCTGGAATACATTAAGCATGGAAAATCTGTAAAAGGGTACATCGATTACAACTTGCTCTTTGATTCAATTGATGGAGAAAACAGTTATGTTGAACAAAAAATATTCAAGAATTCTAAAGAACTGTTTGACCATATGCAGCTTAGTTTTCTAGAAGAACTTAAAGAGGAGCATGGCGCAGATGATATTGAGGTCTTTGGTGTTTCGTTTATAGCCGAAGAAAAGGGGATTGAATCAGTAATTACTATGTATGATACAAGCTCACAATTTAGAGTTTCAACAGAATTAGATGTAAGTGATTTAGACAGCCAGTATAAGCAAACATTGCAAAGTATTAAAGGTATTGTTGATAACAAACTCTAACTGCTTCAACAGATTAGCTCTAGATGAAAATTTATACAGCAACAATTGGAGGACGAATAGATGGTGGAAAGTAATTATAGACCGTCAGTTCCTAGATGGGTCGGGGATATTCTTTTAAAACAGAAAAACCAAGACGTGTTCGCTACGTGCGGGAAAACAAAAGAGTGGGATGAGTGGAAGCGTAGATATTCAAGAAAATTAAAGTACGCAAGATTAAACGGATGGACGATCGAAGAAGAGTAACGATTTTTTAGGGAGGACGAATAGATACGGCTCTATTCTAGATAAAATCACAGTTTTATTCAAATAAAAAGACAAATAATAAGGAGATGTAAAATGGGGGCAGCTAGACAGTTATACGTAAAGCGTAGTGATCTGGTGACTTTGGACGAAGCAAAAGAGAATACGAAAATACATATGCAAAATGGAGAATCATTTACAGCTTTAAGAGGAGAACTTATTGCCACTAATCAAGACGGATATCAAATGGTTATCCCACAAAGCCAAAAGGATAAATACGTACCTGTTCAAGAAATGTCTGATTTAGAAGCTCAGATGGCCCAAGGCTATGCTGAGATGGCTACAATTAATCTGGAGATATCAGAAGCATTTCACCACGTAGAAAATGAAGCTGAAACAGCAACTACAGATTTAATTACAGGGGCTTATAACGATTAGTGATCATTACATACGATAGCAAAACAGGCAATGTAAGAAGGTTTGTTAAAGCATTACAACAAGAGTTGAGCATTGAGGCAATTGAAATTACTGATGATATGATCATCAATCAAGAGTTCATACATATTACATATACGATAGGCTTTGGGGAAGTACCTGAAAGGACATTGAATTTCATTTATAAGAATAAAAGTAAAATTAGAGGAGTTGCTGTTAGTGGCAACAAGGTTTGGGGTGATAACTATGGTTTAGCTGGAGACAAGCTTTCAGCTAAGTTCCACACACCATTGTTATTAAAGTTTGAACTAAGTGGAACGAAACAAGACATACAGAAGATTACTCAGGAGGTACAACTTATTGACAAAAACAATACCAAAGTGGATCAAGCTTAATAATGAGATCATGATTCAGAAAGACGGGAAGTATCAATTCGAAAAGGATAAGGAGGCCGTACATAGTTACTTTGTTGATTACATTAATCAAAACACAGTCTTTTTCCATGATCTTAGAGAGAAACTTGATTACTTGATTGAAAATGATTATTACGAAGAAGAATTCTTATACCGATATACATTTGAACAGATTAAGTCAATTTATAAGATTGCTTACAGTTACAAATTTAGATTCCCATCTTTTATGAGTGCTTTTAAGTTCTACAATGACTATGCATTGAAGACAAACGACAAAACAAAAATCCTGGAGAGATATGAGGATCGTGTCTCAATTGTAGCTTTGTATTGTGCAGATGGTGATTATGAAAAGGCTATTGAGGAAGTACACACCATGATGAAACAAGAGTATCAGCCGGCAACACCTACTTTCCTTAATGCTGGACGTAAGAGAAGAGGTGAAATGGTCAGTTGTTTCCTACTCGAAGTAGGAGACAGTTTGAATGATATTTCACGCGCAATTGATATTTCAATGCAGTTGTCTAAATTAGGCGGTGGCGTAGCATTAAACCTAAATAAATTAAGAGCTAAAGGCGAAGCGATTAAAGATGTTGAGAACGCGACAAAAGGTGTTGTCGGCGTCATGAAGCTCCTTGATAACGCGTTCCGTTATGCTGACCAAATGGGTTGATTTGGCCCCTTTCGTCAGTAATGGCGATCGAAAACCTCTTTAATTCATGGGAACTCCTCAAATGTTTTGGGTCAATCACAAGCCAAAATAAAGGGGGACAATCATGAGCGAAGCAAGACGACCGCATAACAAGTTAGATATTGATGAAGATTTTATTCGCGAAAATTATAGTACAATGACTGCTAAAGAAATAGGAGAAAAATTGGGTGTATCAAGAGAAGCAATTAATCACCGTGTAATAAAGATGGGGCTAAGGAAAACACAAATTCCCTTTGTTTTAATGAAGGGAGAGATAGTTACTCCAATTCCTGATTTCCCTGGGTACGGGATTACAAACCTTAGCAGAGTGGTCAATTTGAAAAAGAAGACTGTTTTAAAGACTAAGATTGATGGTGAAGGATATGCAAAAGTGACTTTATATAAGGAAGGCAAGCAGGTCGGTAAACGTGTGCATAGGTTAGTTGCACTCAACTTTATACCTAATCCTGAAAATTTACCTTATGTAAATCATATCGACGGTAACAAAGCGAATCCAAAGCTTTCAAATTTGGAGTGGGTTACCCCAAAAGGAAATGCTCAGCATGCTTTAAAACATGGACTGCTTTTGATTGGAGAAAAAAGCCCAAAGGCTAAAATTACTGAACATCAAGCACTGTCAATTCTAAATGGTTTTAAAAGTGGTAAGTCCATTAAAGAACTAGCTGAATTACATACATATGCGAGTAAAACAATCATTACAAAAATCTGTTTGCGGCAAAAGTGGAAACACTTAGATCAAACGTCTTGAACGTGCAACGACTAGCCGAAAGGCGTAGGCTGCAAGCTATTGGCAGTCGAAACAGGAGGCACCCTTAGCGGGTGAAGATATAGTCTAACCTTCATGGTAACATGAAGCAGTCATATGGCGGGGCGTGCTTAGCGAACACGTCTGAATGGTCTGCAAAGACAAGGATCAGGAGCAGCTTATCTAAGTGTCTTTCATCCAGATATTTCAGACTATCTTGATGTCAAAAAAATCTCGGCTGATGAAGATGTGCGTGTAAAAACACTCTCTATCGGCGTTGTCATCCCGGATAAGTTCGTTGAGCTTGCGAGAGAAGATAAGGATTACTACATGTTCTATCCTCATTCAGTATACAAGGAGTATGGACAGTATCTTGATGAACTGGACATCAATGAAATGTATGATGAGCTTGTTGAAAATCCTAGAGTTAGAAAAGCAAAAGCAAATCCTCGTAAGCTTTTAGAGAAGTTGGCAATTCTACGATATGAATCAGGATATCCATATATTATGTTCGCTGACAATGTAAACAAGGTTCATGCTAATGAACACATTTCTAAGGTGAAGTTTTCAAATTTGTGTTCTGAAGTCCTCCAATCATCCGAAGTATCAGTCTATACAGATTACGATCAAGAAGATGAAATTGGATTAGATATTTCCTGTAATCTTGGTTCTATGAACATTGCAAACGTAATGACTAATCAATCAATTGCAGCTACTGTTAGAACTGCGATAGACTCACTGACAACTGTTACAAGAAAAACAAACATCGTAAATGCTCCTGCTGTTGCAAGAGCAAATACGTTAATGAAATCAATTGGCTTAGGGCAAATGAATCTGCACGGTTTCCTAGCCCAAAATAAAATTGCTTATGAAAGTGAAGAGGCTAGGGATTTTGTTAATACATACTTTATGATGGTCAATTATTATTCTCTGCAGCGTTCAATGGAAATAGCAAAAGAGACAGGGGAGACCTATTACAAATTTGAAGGCTCAACATACAAATCAGGAGAGTACTTCAAAAATTATGAAAAGAATAGCTTTAAGCCTAAGTTTGAAAAAGTTCAGAAGCTGTTTGGAGATCAACATATTCCAGATCAATCTGATTGGAGAAAGTTGAAAGAACAGATTATGGAGTATGGGCTTTACCATTCATATAGACAGGCAATTGCACCAACGGGAAGTATTTCCTATGTACAATCTTCTACAGCGGGTGTAATGCCAATTATGGAGCGGATTGAGGAACGTACATACGGTAACAGCAAAACATATTATCCAATGCCAGGCTTATCACCTCAGAATTGGTTCTTCTATAAGGAAGCGTACGATATGGACATGTTTAAAGTAGTTGATCTTATCGCAACGATTCAGCAGCATGTCGATCAAGGCATTTCGTTCACGCTGTTTCTAAAGGATACGATGACAACGAGAGACCTAAACAGAATAGATCTCTACGCGCACCACAAAGGAATCAAGACACTGTACTATGCAAGAACGAAGGACACAGGACAGGAAGGTTGCTTGTCCTGCGTTGTTTAAAAAGTGAAGGAGTCGGCAAACTATAACACCACCTGACTCCTGCATTCTTAATTAAAGTGCCCTTACTTTAACAAAAGCTTTAATATCTTGTCCATCATCATTAGTTACACGGACTTTATAAGTACCTTTTAAATCTTGAACATAATAAGTTGTGGTATTCGACTTACCTGGCTTGACTGTAATACCCTCAGCTATTTTATTGCCGTCAGGGTCTGTAATTCTGTAATCAAAAGGAAATTTACCATCGTTTGCAATGTGAACTCTGATTTTGTTGTCTTCACTACCATAATAATCGAAAAAGAAGGTTCCTTTAGCTGTGTATTTACCAGTTTCACAGATTAAAGTACCGCCGTCGCATCTAGAGTCATTTGCTAAAGGCTTTACGAAGTTTACAGTACCTTTAAGCGGCGTTGCTGTTACAGAGGTACTGCCAATAGTAGGTATTAGCCCTAAAGCTAAAGCACCGATTATTAATTTCTTTTTCATGTACTCTCCCCCTAATGGATTACTTGAACAACAAAAATATATCACAATTAACCATAATTAACATTATTTAGTTTTAATAATAAAACATTTCTTTTTCGGGAGGACAAACATTTGTCACAAATTAACAATTCGTATACTGCTGCTAACTGGTCGCAACATGAAGATGATTTTACCCAGATGTTTTACAACCAAAACGTTAAACAATTCTGGTTACCAGAGGAGATCGCCTTAAATGGCGATCTTCTAACCTGGAAGTACCTTGGTGATAATGAACAGGATACTTATATGAAAGTATTAGCGGGTTTAACATTATTGGACACAGAACAAGGTAATACAGGAATGCCCATTATAGCGGAGCATGTAGAAGGGCACCAAAGGAAAGCCGTACTTAACTTCATGGCCATGATGGAGAACGCTGTCCATGCGAAGTCTTACAGCAACATCTTCCTTACATTAGCTCCAACAGAACAGATAAACGAAGTATTTGAATGGGTGAAAAACAACAAGTATCTTCAAAAGAAGGCAAGAACAATTGTTTCAGTCTATAAATCAATTAAAAGAAATGATGACGTTTCATTATTTAAAGGATTGGTTGCTTCTGTATTTCTTGAAAGTTTCCTTTTCTACTCAGGTTTTTATTACCCACTTTATTTTTATGGACAAGGAAAGTTAATGCAGAGCGGTGAGATAATTAACCTTATAATTCGTGACGAAGCAATTCATGGAACATACATTGGGTTACTGGCTCAGGAAATTTATAAGAATCAAACGCCAGAGAAGCAAAAAGAACTGTATGAATGGGCTTTAGGCTTGCTACAAGAGCTTTATGAAAACGAATTGGAGTATACAGAAGATGTTTACGATCAGGTTGGTTTAGCTCCAGATGTTAAGAAATTCATCAGATATAATGCAAATAAAGCTTTAAACAATCTTGGTTTTGATCATTGGTTTGAAGGTGAGGAAGTTAATCCAATTGTTATCAATGGATTGAGCACTAAGACGAAGTCATTTGATTTCTTTTCATTAAAAGGTAATGGATATAAGAAAGCGACTGTTGAGCCTTTAAAGGATTCTGATTTCATTTTTAACGAGAAAGAGTGTGTTCAATGAGACTGATTAAATTAGAACAGCCTAATTGTAATCCATGTAAAATGGTCTCCAATTACTTAGAACAAGCAAATATTCAATTTGAAACAGTAGACGTAACACAGGAACCAGAAGTAGCAGCAAGATTTGGTGTTATGGGAGTACCGGTAACCATTTTGATAAATGGAGAAGGAGAGGAAGTAAAGCGAAGTATTGGTTTTAAGCCTGATGAACTTGATGAGCTATTAAAGGAATTGCAATAAAAGGGTAATTTTAAACAAATATAAAATAAAGGGAGATAATGAATGTATTTTATTGAGGATCAAGAAGGCTTAATTGGTAAGGAAGTAGCTTATGTTTGGGCAAATCAATTTTGTGAGCAAACAACAATTATTACGAAAGATGGAGGCGTATTTATGGCTAGTCAACAAGCTGACTGGGACGATGGTTATGAGACAAGTATATTATACGCGCACGAAGCCAAAAAAATCTTACATCCTCTGAAAAGAGACTTGCATGAAAAAGGTGTGATTGATGAATCAGAGTGGGAAGAGTACGAGAATGAGCAAAAAAAGAAGCAAGCTGTTGAAAGAGAGAAGTATCTCAAAGAGCAAGAAGAAAGAGAACGTAAACGCTATGAGGAGTTGAAAGCAAAGTTTGAACAAAAATGAGTTGTTTTTAGAACTTAAAAGGCAGTATAAAGACAATGAAGATGAACGCTCAAGGTTACATAAGGCTAATGTTGAAATCAGAAAAAGAATTGAAGAAATATGCCCACATACTGACCTATATAAAATTGACGATCAAGCGATGGGTATATATGAAGGTGACGCTGGCTTTGTTAAATACAAATGCAGAGACTGTTTTAAATATATTAAGAAGTTAAAAGGAGAATGTTAAATGGGGAAAATGGATGAAGTAATTGTTGTAGCATCTAGAGATAAAGTATTTGATAATGAAAAACTGGTCTTTCAAGGAATTGAATCTGATCTCGGTAAGGTTGATCAAATAATCGAAAATCTCGCTGAAAGCATGACCACTATGAGGAGAGGAAACGCTGAGGAGAACCAGAACTATAAACAACCAATTCCTTATGCCGTTTTACAAAAAGGAGGCCAAGTATTTGCGTACAAGCGCTTAAAAAAAGGCGGAGAAAAGAGACTTCACGATCAATTGTCAATTGGTGTTGGAGGACACATGAACGCAATTGAAGGCACAAATTTTTGGGAAGCAGTCGCTGAAAATTTAAGAAGAGAGCTTAGAGAAGAATTATTTATCTCTACATCTAATTTGAATTTGGAAATTGTGGGATTGATTAATGATGACTTAAATGAAGTAGGAAAAGTTCACTTAGGCGTATTGCTTGTAGTCAAATTGCCTGAGATTGCAGAGGTATCAGTAAGAGAAACAGATCAATTAGAGGGCTTTTGGCTACATATGAAAGATTTTGATAATCCTGAAGTATTTAATCGACTGGAATCTTGGTCTAAGTATGTTGCTGATATTATTTCTTAGTTAAAAACCTTGGCTGTCTTAATGATGCACAGCAAGCTGATGTGGAGTGCAGCCAAGGCCACTTCAATAATATGTTCAATCAAGTCTTATATAATTCAAAGGAGATCTTTAATGAAAAAAAGGTTGAGAAAAAAGATGTGGAAGAAAGGCAATACAAAATACGGAAAGCCTATGTTTAACTTAGTTGAAAAACTGTCCACTGAAATGTATGTAACTTTTCCAATGGGTAATTATCACCTTGATCGAAAAGGGATTTATATAGGTTCAAAGTTTAAATAAAAGAAGACTTTTATCGTGATTTGTGAGGAGGGAATATGCCATAAAACCCGATGGACACAACAACTTACAAACAAAGTTTAATGACTTGTTGTACAGGAATGGACTTTGCTTAGGCTTTATAAATAAACAGGGGCTTGAAGATAAATTTATTGAACATATGAAGGAAGTTGCAAAATATGAAGAAGATCACCGGTACAGAGTTGCAGCTACAAACTTCTTGGATTTATTGAAATAAAAATAAAATAAAAGGAGATGAGTGGTTGGATAAACATAAAAATATAATTGAAAAGTGTCTTATGAAAATAAGTGACCTTGAAAAAGCGCTAACCTTATTTAATGAAGATGAAGAGGAATATATAAGTGTATTGGCAAAGATGCAATCTCAGTATGATCAGATTGCAGATACAGCAATGGAAGGTTTCAAGGAATTGACTTTGCATATCAGGAATACAGGAAATAAGCGAGTACAACGGGGAATTGATCAACTACCACAAACCATTAAAGAAACCGTAAGTGATCAAATAAGTGAATTTAAAGAAGAACTAAAAGGGGGATTGTTTGATTAAAAGAGGATACGCATGATTTTTCAATAGATACAGATTTGATGAAGAAGCCTATTTTTACTTGGACAAATGACATTTGATTTTGAGGGAAATACAATGCAATAAACAGGGAGAGCGACTGGGGGATAAAAATTGCACCTCAATATCAAATGTATATGTCATATGATGCTGAGAGATCTTATCAGCGATGTATGTACCAAACGGGTAGGAATTATCAGTCATGTGACAGGATTTGTTATGAAGATATACAGGTGTAAATGAGTTGAACACAGAGAGGAGGACTAGTTCCTTCTCTTCAAGAAAATATTAAGGAGGTGCATTCATATTATTTATGTAACGTTATTCTTAGTAGCATATTTAATTGTATTAAACATAAATGAAATCAGGCTAATCGCAAGAGGCGAGGCAAATGTTTATAAGAAAGTTAAACAAATCATAGACAACTCAACAATGCATGATTTAAATAAAAATAAGAACTTAGTTTACTTGTTTACGTTACTTAAAGGAATCTCTTTTATTATCCCTTTAGCTTTGATTGGTCTCATTTTGCACGAAAATGTTATTATTCTATTATGGACAGCATTCACAATAATCTACACTGTACTTACAATGTTTAAAGTACTCGATGTTATAGAAGGTGAGACATGTGTTAAGCAAAATAATTACGTATATTGGCTAGTTGTATGCGGTAACATGGTAGTTGCCTTAAATTTTATTATTACCTGGTGACACATTTATTAGGGATATGAAAGGAAATAAGAAAATGACTCAATTTGATATACAATATAATTCAATAATAACTGACATAATAAAAAATGGAATATCTGACGAGGAATTTAATGTAAGGACTAAATGGGATACTGATGGTACACCTGCCCATACTTTGAGTGTAATTAGTAAGCAAATGAGATTCGATAATTCTGAGTTGCCTATATTGACAACAAAGAAGGTTGCCTGGAAAACAGCTATTAAAGAACTGCTATGGATTTGGCAGCTTAAATCAAACGATGTTAATGAATTAAATAAAATGGGTGTACATATTTGGGATCAATGGAAACAAGACAATGGAACAATCGGTAATGCATATGGTTATCAACTTGGTAAGAAGAACAGAGTTTTAAATGGTGAAACAGTTGACCAAGTCGATTATCTTCTCCATCAGTTAAAGAACAATCCATCATCACGTAGGCACATTACAATGCTATGGAATCCAGATGAATTAGACTCAATGGCATTAACGCCATGTGTGTATGAAACTCAATGGTATGTTAAGCAAGGAAAACTCCACCTGGAGGTAAGAGCACGCAGTAATGACATGGCATTGGGAAATCCGTTCAATGTATTCCAGTACAATATATTGCAACGCATGATTGCTCAAGTAACGGGTTATGAGCTCGGTGAGTATATCTTTAACATTGGTGATTGCCATGTTTACACACGTCATATTGACAATTTGAGAATCCAAATGGAAAGGGAACAGTTTGAAGCACCTGAATTATGGATCAATCCTGAAGTCAAAGATTTTTATGATTTCACCATCGATGACTTCAAATTAATTGACTATAAACACGGGGATAAGCTTTCATTTGAGGTAGCAGTATAATGCTGCCTCTAATTGTTTGCTCTAATAAATCATTGGCCATTGGCCATCAGATTATATAACATACGAAAAATTTAAATCTCTTATAGACAAATATAAAAAATAAGTATAATATATGAGTAGGGTATTAACCTAATCTTTTTAATTTTAAATGAGAAACAAATCGACAAAAATAAAAAATAAGAATAACTAAAAGTTTGGTTAAAACTAATATTTTATTTAGATTTTAAGGAGGTGAGTGATTGAAACAAACGGAAGAAGAGCTACTAATAAAGAAGGAACAATTAGAACTTGAAGCTTTGGAAAAGGAAGCGGAATTACTCAAGCTAGAAATTGAAAATGAATACCAAAACTTAAATAACATCGTTGAGTTAGGAATAATGAAAGACTTTCTTCTATACATAAAGAAACATCGTGCAATGTTTTCAGTGAACCAAGCCAAAGAGTTTAGATTAATGGATGATCGAATGAAAAGTATTGTTTCAATTAAAAACAAAAGAGTTAAAGTTGATGAAGAAAAATTAGATGAGTTTATTGAAGAGATTGATGAGAGGGTTAAAGAAAATGAGGGAAAAGGGAGATTTAATGAAAACGAAAAAGTATGTGCGGATTGTAAGGAACATTAGTAAGTACGGTGATAAGACGGGTCGTATTTTCCCTTCGTTAGGGACGTCGTATAAAATCGATAGTCCTGATGGGGGGTTATACGTTCGAAAAAGTGACGCTGAAATCATCTTAACAGAAAAGCGGCTGGCGGCAGTTGGCGACCGTGTGTTGATTACAGATACAGGAGATCCACAGGCGTATGAGAACGGGAAGGAGTACGAAGTCAGGCAGATATATTCGGACGGAGTATCGGTTATTGGACGCTCTTTAGCGCTATTTCATAATGAATACGAAGTCATCGTAAATTATGAAGTTAAAAACGAGGAAGCTGATGGAATGGAAAACGTAAGACAAACGGTGATCGATTATGCATATACGGTATTCGAAAAGAACAACGGACAATATCTCGGATATAAATCGAGGTTCGGAGATATTGTGTTGGGTGGAGTTTATTCGGAAGAGTTCGTTATGAATTACGCAAATGTTAACGAAAATGTCCTGATAGTTCAGGATAGTACGCTATTAAAGCCGAGAGTTAAGAATCTGCCGGAAAAGTTCGCCCAAGCCCGGCGTGATGAAATCGTTGAGCAGGCGAAGGCGGACGTTGCGGAATTGGTCAGGGATAACCAATTAGATTGCGTTGTTGATCTCATTGTTAATCGTAATAAACGTACCGTTGTTGGGTTAATTAAAGGTGAGTATACCGGTGAGGTCTACGCAAGGGGAATCGCCAAAGCCGCACCGTCCGACTGCTTCAACGTTCATATTGGTCGTGCGATCGCGCTAAGACGTACGCTAGGCTTGGCAGTGCCGGACGAATACTTGAACACGCCGCAGCCGACAGAGGTTCGTGTGGGCGACGTAGTGCAAACACTTAGGGAAGGAGTATTAAGATTTAAACACAAGGTAAAAGACTGCGATGTGGTTAGTGTACAAAAAGATATTAATAAACAAGGAACTCGTTGGCATGTCAAAATCATCGACGACTCACGTGAAGAGGTGGGCAAATGACAGAAGAAGTTAAGGAATTACGTTGTACTGTAGCTGATTTAATTGGCGAGAATGAGCGGTTAAAGGGGGAGTTAGCGAAGGCAAACGAACTATTATCGAAATCACAAGACGTTTTCTGCGAATGGAATATGGATTATTTCCCGATATACGATGAGATCGGTTTATACCTAAATGAAGAGGAGGACGAATAAATGAAACAAGAAAAATTACGGATTATTAAGGGGCATGGATGGTATAAAAGTTTTGTAGGCCATGTTTATGAAATAGCAGAAGAGGATTTTATACAAGAAGCATATTTGGTTAAAACTTGGTACACAACTGAAGACGACATAAGAATGAAATTTTGTGTAGTTTTTAAGGAAGACTGTGAAATTGAAATAAGTGAAAAAAATGTTCAGTAAAGTGATTATTAAATAAAATCTGTATTTTAAAGATAAAGGTGATTAAGTGAAAGAGTCGTTAAAGAATGACCTTCATGACTTCATACATATTGCAAAAGGTTTTCTTGCAGTATCTGGGGGAATCTTTTGGATTTTCGTAATATTAATCTGTTTTTATGGAGGGAATTAGAATGAGCTTATTATTTAAGTTTGGTCTGATGAAATTGTCTCTGGAAAATCTAGAGAGAGTGAAAAACGATACAGAAAATAGAATTAATGACGGATTACATAGTAACAATCAGACTTATATTGAAGACCAAACGAGAAAGCATCAAGACATTTTAGACGAGTTAGCTAGGCGTAAGCAAACAACTGTCATGTGCACTAAATAAAAGGGATAGAGAGGGAAACCCCCTCAACCCTACATTAATGAAATTGACCGCCCATGTTCTGTTGCGCTAAGCGAACTAAACGTTTTGTGATTTCTCCACCAACTGAACCATTAGCTCTAGAAGTAGTCTCGGCCCCTAATTGAACACCAAACTCTTGAGCTATTTCGAATTTCATTTGTTCAATTGCTGACGCAGCTTGCGGTACAACTAACTCATTATTATTGTTTGATCTTGATCTGTTTTGTTGAGGCATGTGATCATCTCCTAAATTAATATGTAAACAAGCTTGTTCGATCATATTATGGAGAGTTTTTCTGAGATTATGCATTTGATTTCAAATGACTATTGGTCGAGGATGAGTAATTGATTTCTTTAATACTAATGTTTAATGGAAGGAGGACAATATGAAAATTGATTACGTTTCTGACCTCCATATTAACCATTGGATACCTTGGAACAACAACCAAATCAAATGGGAGAAGCGGACAAGGGAGATTATTAGAAGGCTAATATCTAATGGAAATGGAGAAATATTAATCATTGCCGGCGACTTCACTGAATGGAATCAGCAAACACTGTGGGTTCTTGATGAAGTAGCCAAGCATTATGACAAGGTTTACTTTACATATGGAAATCATGATCTTTATTTACTCAGCAAAAATCAGCAGCGAAAATTTTCCGATTCATTGGGAAGGGTGAACGATTTAATTAAGAAGGCTGCCAACATCAAGAATGTAACTCCACTGATTAAATCAACTGACACATACAAAGGGAAAGTCTTCGCAGGAGATGTTATGTGGTACCTGCCAAAAGGAATTGAAGGATGGGACTTCTTTAAAGGAGTCTCTAATGATTCAAATTACATTTGTATTAATGGCTACAACAAAGAAGATGGAGTAAGAGCAATGTGGAAAGAATCAATGGATTGGTATGAAACGCTTGAAAAGACACAAGTTGATGTATTTGTTTCACATGTTCCACCGGTTCACAATCCATATTCACCATTCGAGCCTAATACATGCTATATGGTTGAAGTGCCGTTCATTAACACAAAACATTGGATTTGTGGCCATGATCATTTGCAAGCTGAGTTTGTTAAGGAGGATACCAGCTTTCACATGAATTGTATTGGGTACCCATACGACTATGATAAATACCCAACTGTCAATGTAATACCAGATAGAGAAGTAGATTCATATAAAACTTTTGAATTAAAGACATTTGAAATTTGAGGTGAGACCGTGAAGAAAAAATCAACTGATGTATGGACAGTCGTGTATAAAGATCATGATGAAGTACCAATGGCTTATTCATATTATTCCAAAATAGAGGCAGAGACTGCAAAATTGACGATTGAAAATTCAAATGGTACTCAGTTAGTTAATGGTAAGGAAGAAGTTGTTGGGCGTATCAATTTAGACTGGGTCTATTTAATACCAGGAAGGTTATTTAAAAACTGACTCAAAAGCAAATGAAATTCTAATTTTATTCAGAGGTGAAAGATATGAAACAATGGCAATGTAATGATTGTGGCTACGCTTGGACTGGTGATGAAACAGATTTTGATTGTCCAAAATGCGAAGGAAACGATATTGAAGAAATAGATAGCAGCATTTAAAAGAGCAGTATAAAGGCTTTCAAATTTTTATTTTGTAAAGGAGGGAATAATAATATAACCGCTATTAAAATCATTGAAGGTCACTTTGCAGATTTTCATGTAATTGAAGGTTATCGTTATGAAAGAGCTATTGTTAGAGTACCATTTGAGAATGGTAGGAATGAAGTAGTGTTGTTAAAGAGTAAAGATTATGAAGTGATAGAAACTTAATAAAATGTTGATTTCATTTAGAAAGGTGGAAACAGATTGATTGTTACAGCATGGATTTTGTTAGTTGCATTTGGGCTTGTGTTGTTAGCAAATATTGATTCCCAAGGGGATATTAAATTTGCAGTGTATATTGGTGCATTGAAATTTGTTTCAGTATTTATTGTTGCTATTGCAGCGGGGGTGATCTGGGGAGGGTTGTTTCAATGATTGAAATTTTTAAAGATACAGAAGCTATCCATGATTTAGTTTACCATTCTAAGATTAACACGTTTGTTTGGGACGTAGAATTTGACATTGTTTTATCCGAAAGTAAGGAATTGAATAGATGTTATTTTGTGAAATACTTTAATCCGTATGGAAAAAATGGAAAGTGTGATTATACGGTTAGCTCAATAGATTTATTTTCAGAAGGTAAACGACTCTTAAACAAAAATGAATTCAATTTTAAAATTAATAAGGCAGTTCACGTTGCAACATCAAAAGACGTAACTAAAATAGTTTCACATTTAAGTGAAAGCATCAATAATCCATTTCCAATTGTAAAAGAAGTTGTTTATCTAGATTAATGCAAATAGGAACTGAATAAAATCGGTCTTTTATGAGAAAGGAGCAGATATATGATCAAAATCGTAAAAGGCAATATTCTAGATGCAACTGAAGATATAATTGTTCAACAAGTAAACTGTAAAGGTGTTATGGGCGCAGGATTAGCTAAGGCTATTCTGAAAAGATATCCAAATGTAAAAAGTGAATATCAGTCTTTTAGAAACTTTAACTTAAACAAAGGATTAACAGATAAAGATTTATTAGGATTGGTCAATTATGTTCGAGTCACTGATGGTAAGGTCATTGCTAATGTGTTCGGTCAGATTGAAATTAAGAAAAATCGCTTTGATAAAACTGTATACACAAAGACAGAAGCTTTAACAAGAGGATTAAAAGAAGTGAAAGAGTTGTCCAAACAGCTAAATAAATCAGTTGCAATTCCATATGGCATTGGGTGTGGCTTAGCGGGCGGCGATTGGAACATCGTATCTGAGCTTATTGATAGTATCTTTAGTGATTACAAGGTGACGATTTATAAATTGGATTAGTAATCAAAAATCAATTTATAAGCAAGGTTAAAAAGAATAAAAATAAAATTAGAGGATTAGTCAAGTGCTTTATGAATTGAAAATTCCAACTAATAAGCCAAAGAGACTTAACACTATTGAAATGCAAAGAAAAGCCTAAATCAAAGCGGTTAAGGGATTGTTAAGTCCTATCCTTTCTTTCAATCTTATTTTAGTGGATTCAGCAGTTTTATTCTTTGCTAATTGAATATATAAAACAACATTCAGGCAAAGTGAAATAACAAGCGCTGGAACTAAATAAAGGTTCATATTCATCAACCTTCCCAGATTATTAACATTCATAACACTAATGCAAATCCAATAATAACATATCCATATTTTACCTTCAATATATATTAGGAGAGTGATTGATTGGCAACAACAAATCAAGGGAAAGTTTTTGAAGCGAACATTGAAAAATCTGCTGGTGATCAAAAGTTGTTCTTCTACAGGATTAAAGATGTTAATCCGATGTTTTTGAAAGGGGGAGCTGCAGTATCAAAAAATAAATATGATTGCTTCCTGCACTTTAAGGGGTACTTGTTCCCTTTTGAGCTTAAATCAACGAAGAACAAATCCATTTCCTTCAGTGAAAAGATTATAAAAGCACAACAGATTAAATACTTAAAAGAAGCAACTCAATACCCAAACATAATCCCTGGCTTTCTGTTTCAATTTAGAGAGCCTGAGAATAAGGTTTATTTCGTACATATTAATGATTTCTTAGAATACAAAAACATAGTTGAAAAACAGTTGGAACATACATATAAGCACAAAGTTAACAAGTCTAGTATCCCAGTTGCAATATGTGAAGAGATTGGAACTGAAGTACGCTGGATGAAAAAGAAAGTGAATTATACATATTATTTGAATAATCTTTGCGATGATTTGATAAAGAAATCCAAGTTATTGGACAACCCACTTAATTCATACATTGATGACAAGTCATCTATGGGAGTGGTACATCAATGAGCAAACGAAGAGAATGCGCAGAGAACTATAAAGTAACCACAGACATAAATAAGGATGTGGAAAACTGGGTTAATGAGGTGATATCATCTAAGGAATTTTATGATTTTGCAGCTACTTTAATGTACAAGTACAAAAAAGCCTGAAACCACAAGTATACCGTCTTAACGATGGTATACTTGTTAACATATAGAAACATAAAAGATAAAACATTCTGGAGGTTGATCATTTATTGCTTATATTAAATGGTGATCAAAAGTTAAGTACTGAGAAAATAATGAGCCTTATAGGAAAAATAAATGCACTTATTTATGCAAGGGTGTCTACAACTGATCAAGCTAATAAAGGATTTTCAATTGATTCACAAATTGAAAGATGTAAAGAACGAGCCATTAAGAAATTTGGTTACAAGGAAAGTGAAATAATTGTTTTAGTTGAACCAGGTGGAATGGGCGATGATCCAAATAGGCCGGCACTAAATCACGCTCTTTATTTATTAGAAAGAGGATTAGGAAAAAAGTTTATTGTGCTACATCCTGATCGGTTAACAAGGGACAATACTTTGCAAGGTGTTGTATCACGTAGAATTTGGGGCATGGGTGTTGATATAGAATTTATTGAATTTGAAGTCAACCCTCATGATCCTGAATCAATGTTGATGTACAACATTCAAGGGTCGATTGCACAGTACAATAAGGCGAAAATCCATGCGAACTCCAAGCGAGGAAGATTGGCTAAAGCGAAAAAAGGCGAGTTCCCTTCATTTAAAAGGTTGTACGGGTACAAATTTAACACAGTTACTGATCTTCCTGAGTACAACGAAGAGGAAAAAGAAATTTTGTTTGAAATGAAGGATATGCTTTTAAATAAGAAAATGTCTTCAAATGAAATAGCAAAAGAGCTCTCAAGAAGAGGAGTAGCTCCTCCAAACGGAAATACATGGTATCAGGCTACCGTGAGTAGAATGCTGAAGAATGAAGATTATACCGGTGACTTTTATTACGGTAAATCAAAAGTTGTTCAAATTAATGGTGAGAAAAAACAGGTGCCGACAGACCAAGAAGAATGGATTTTAATAAAAATACCCCCATTGTGGGATCATGCTACACGAGAGCAAATTATTGAACAGTTAAAAAGGAACTTTAAAGGGAGAAGTCGTGCAACAAAAGACTATTTGCTGAAAAGTAAAGCCAAGTGCGGTCGTTGTGGAGGAGCATGTGGTTCAGGAATAACCTCTAAAACTAAATCTGGTGTTTATAAGTATTATTCTTGTAGAGCAAAGACTGCAAAAGGGTATCAGAATGGTAAGAAAGTTGTTTCGTGTGAAGGTAAGAACTGGAGAGTTGATATTGTAGATGAAGTTTTTTGGAATTGGTTTATAAAACTTATGAAGAACCCAGAAAAATTTTTAGAATCATTTTTAGAGGAAGCGTCCGATCAAAAGAAAATTGATGAGATCAAAGCAAAAGTAAGTCGATTAGAAAAACAACTGAGTGAGATAGATGATGAAATTGCAAAATATGTGATTCTTTTTGGGAAAGGGAAAATTAAAGAAAGTATGTTCGATGAGCTTTCTCAGCCATTGGAAAAAAATAAAGAACATATTGAAAATGAGATAAAAATAATCAACTCCCAATTAGCTGCAAATAAACAAACTGAAGATAAAAAACAAAAAATGATCGAGTATATTGGTTCGTTTTCTAAAATGATTAGAAATGAAATTACAATAGAAGAAAAACGTCAATTTCTTGATTTTTTCATTGAAAAAGTAACTCTGTTTGATGATGATCATATGGAAGTTGTGTGGAAAAGCTCTTCGCTTAACAATGAAAATAGTCACGTGGATTTTCTTAATGGCGAGCAGGGAGGGGAGTTTAGAAACTCGCATAAAAGATTAAACCATATTCAAGCATATGGAAGACAAACAGCATGAATTTATTTTAATTCTTGCCGGATATTCAAGAGAAATGGACCATTTTTTATCATTAAATCCCGGGCTTCAATCACGATTTCCCATTAGTATTGATTTTCCGGATTACTCCGTATCCCAGCTGATGGATATTGCGAAACGAATGATCGCAGATAGGGAATATCAATTCAGTCAGGAAGCGGAATGGAAATTAAAAGATTACTTAATGACGGTCAAAAGCACAACAAGCCCCGTCAAATTCAGCAACGGGCGATTTGTGAGAAATGTCATTGAAAAATCAATACGCACCCAAGCTATGAGGCTCTTAATGGGAGATCAATACTTAAAAAGCGACTTGATGACAATAAAAAGCCAGGATCTCACAATAAAAGAAGAGGTACCGGGCACAGGATAGACCTCTCGTCACAGGGAGGTCTGTTTGTTTGCTCTTTTTTAGCTGCCTATGTGTCATATAAAGCCGAAATATCAAGGGATTTGTGGTATACGCCTGATCGGTTTGGTATGATAATACTACTGCCCATTACGTAAAGAAAGGAACATCCATTTGAATGAACAAGAACTGATACAAGAAAAGGCAATATTGGTTGGATGCCAGCTGCCTCATATCTCAGACGAGCATTTTAACAATTCTCTTGCGGAGCTTGCCTCCCTTACGAAAACAGCAGACGGGACGGTATTGACCACTGTGACGCAAAAAAGAAACAGGGCTGACGCAGCCACTTATATAGGAAAGGGGAAAGTAGAAGAACTCAAAGCGTTGTGCGAAGAGCTCTCAGCAGATCTTTTGATTTTTAATGACGAGCTATCGCCAAGCCAGTTAAAATCGCTGGCTACCGCCATTGAAGTGAAAATCATTGACCGCACCCAATTAATATTGGATATTTTCGCAAAAAGGGCCAAAACAAGAGAAGGAAAACTTCAAATAGAATTAGCCCAGCTGCAATACGCGCTTCCAAGACTGAGCGGACAAGGTATTAATCTCTCCAGACAAGGTGGAGGCATCGGGGCAAGAGGGCCGGGTGAAACAAAGCTAGAAACAGACCGCCGTCATATTAGAAATCGCATTCACGAAATAAACACCCAATTGACTGCGGTTACCCGACACAGAAGCCGATACCGGGATAGAAGAAAGAAAAACGGAGTCCTTCAGCTTGCTTTAGTCGGATATACCAACGCCGGAAAATCCACTTGGTTCAATCGTCTGACCAGCGCTGACAGCTATGAAGAGGATCTTTTGTTTGCGACGCTTGATCCGATGACGAGAAAAATGGTGCTGCCGAGCGGCTACAGTGTGCTGCTGTCGGATACGGTAGGGTTTATACAAGACCTGCCGACGACATTAATTGCGGCATTCAGATCGACGCTTGAGGAAGTGAAGGAAGCAGATGTCATTCTGCATGTCATTGATTCCTCAAACGAGGATTACACAGGCCATGAAAAAACCGTTATTCGGCTATTGGAGGAGCTCAAAGCAGACGATATTCCGATTCTGACAGCTTACAACAAACGAGACCAAAAACTGCCCGACTTCATCCCGTCAACCGGAAAACATCATATTATGCTCAGTGCCAGAATCGAAGATGATACTGCGAGATTTAAAGAAAATATAGAAAAATATTTGCGGGAAGAGCTTTTAACGCCGTATATGGCTAGAGTTCCGGCGGATGAAGGAAAGCTGATTGCCAGAATTAAATCAGAAACAATGGTTGAACGCATTCATTTTAATGAAGAAAATGAATGGTATGACATCTCAGGATATGTACAAGCCCAACAAAATATATCAGGCGAACTGAAGAAGTACATGTAA